TGAGAACTCAGCCAATTACGTTGATCTACGGGGCAAGAAGGGCCAGTGCATGGGTTATTCCCAGAGCAGCTTCGGCCATGTCTGGGCGGTGATGATGATCGACGGCAAGCTGCACAACGTCCGTACATGCTACTTGGTACCGGCCAACAACGACCCTGACAAGCTTGAAGAGGTCTGTGAACCTTCGATGTCAGTGGTTGACAGGGCCAAGTACTCGCTCACCGAGGCCGGTAATCACGGGACGATTGCCTACTACGAGAAGCGTGATGATGTATGAACAAGCGCAATCTCAATGAAGCGCTTGCAGGCCACTTCCACAAGCACTGCGAGTTCTCACCGCTCGATGGCGGCGGCAATGCCAATCAATATACATGGGCTGCCGTCAACAATGAGCAGACACACCAGGGCCTGACCGATCACGGTCGTCTGGGCGGCTCGCTGGAGCACTTCCACGCCTGTCGGCACCCTGAGAAGTACGATCACCCGCTTGAGCCCGATCGCAGGCGTACGAAGGACGAGCGGATCACGCCGGTGCTGGGCATCGAGGCGTTCTTCCGCCGCAATCGGATGATGGAGTGCAATTCAACCTGGGCGCACCATCTCTGCCTGCATGCCGGCTCGCTCCAGGGCTGGCGTACGCTAATGCGATTGTCGTCGAAGTCGTGGGTCCGGCGTGAGCATGGCGGTGGCTTCTACGGCAAGCCGGTGATGGACTACGAGATGCTGGAAGATGACCACGAGGGCGTCATCGTTTCCACTGCCTGCCTGGCATCGCCGTTGTCATATTTCATCATGAACGGGGATGATGTCGGAGCCAAGCGTTTCCTGCGCAAGATGCGCAAGATCTCCAAGAATGGGATTGTTTGGCTTGAGATCATGCCGCACAATCTCGATGAACAACGTGAAGTCAATCTGGCTATTGTCAATCTTGCTCAGGAGACTGGCGACCCGTTGCTGGCCACCGGCGACGTGCACATACCGTTTGCTGACTGGGAGAAGACGCATGAGGTCATCCGGCTGGCGAGCTACAAGCAGAACTTCTCCCACCGCGAGATGAAGAAGGAAGCCGGTGAGGATGTCTACACCGAGGCGATCGATACCGTCTTCTGTAGCTCGGGCTCAGAGATGTTCGCGCAGTTCCAGAAGTATCATCCAGATTTGCCAGAAGACATCGTGCTGGAGGCGATGCGCAACACGCATGAGTTCGCTCGTCAGGTCAACTGGTACGTGATCGGGCAGTCAACCAAGGCGCCGAAGGTCGATGTCGATGCCAAGCAGATCGTCACCGACTGGATCGACGAGGGCTGGGAGCGCGTCCTGAAGCAGTACCCGGAGAGTCACTGGAAGCAGTGGAAGCGCCGGACATACATCGAGCGCAAGGAGATGGAGTTCAATGTTCTTGACGAGAAAGGGGTCCTGCCCTACTTCTACATCGTCGGTGACTTCGTTCGCTGGGCCAAGAGTGACAAGGGCTTGCCGAAGGTTGACAAAGATGGAGAACTGGTCCGTGACAACCGAGGCCGAATTCAGTACGACGGAACCAAACGCCCCATTCGCGTGGGTCTCGGGCGCGGATCGGCCGCTGGATCGCTCGTCTCATATCTGATTGGCATTACTGCCATCGATCCGATCACGCACAGGCTGCTGTTCGAGCGCTTTCTCAATCCCGATCGCGAGGGCTATCCCGACATCGACATGGATTTCGAGACCGAGCTGCCCGTCATCACCTTTGAGGATGGCACGCATCTCGATGGCCGTGGCTGTGTCAAGGAGTACCTGCGCCGTGTCTATGGCCACGATCACGTGGTTGACATCATCGCCTATCAGACGTTTGCGCCACGCATCGCCATCAAGGAGGTTGGCGCTGTATATGAGTTGTCATGGCCATGGATGAACGAGATTACTGAGTCGATCGGTGACACAGAGCGCGGGCTTGAACGTATTGCCAATGGCGTTGCAGACAAGGACATCGAGCCCAACAAGTTCGTTGCAGGACTGCGTGACAAGCAACCAGAGGTCTGGAGTGTGCTCCTCAATCTGGAGGACAGCATTCTCCGTGACACGCGCCATGCCGGCGGGGTTGTCATCACACCCAAGCCAACCAACTTCTACATCCCCACGCAGCTCGGCGCGGATGAGGTCACGACGGTAACAGCATGGGCCGACCGTGCGGACTTCCCGATCATGGCCGATTACGGATTCCTCAAGTACGACATCTTGGGTGTCAGGTCGCTGGCCAAGCAGGAGGTCGCCTGCCAGTTCATCCGCGAGTACTACGATGAGGAGTTCGAGCCCAATGAGCTACCAGCCCTGCGCAACCCATTTGACGTTGACATGGAGGTCATCGACCTGTTCGTCAAGGGGATCATGTGGGAGGTCTTTCAGTTCGGCGGGCGCGGAATCACGCAGCTACTGCGGCACATACGCCCAGACAATGCCACCGACATCAGCGTGGCCAATGCGCTTTATCGACCGGGACCGATCAAGATCGCCTTTGAGTACGGTGATCGCAAGCAGGGAAAGGTGCCAACCACCTACTGGCACGAGTCGCTAGAGCCGATACTGGGTGAGACATTGGGATTGATGTGCTTCCAGGAGCAGGCGATGGAGGTCGTCAAGCAACTTGCAGGATTCTCTGGCGCCGATGCTGACAAGTTCCGCAAGATCATGTCCAAGCTCTACCGGCTGCCCGGAGACAAGGCCCAGCAGGTGATGAGCGAGGACCGCGAGCGCTTCATCCACGGCTGCATGACGGTCAGCGGCCTGCGTGAGAAGGATGCCGCCTCGATCTTCGATGATCGCATGCTGCCGCTTGGCAACTACCTTTTCAACCGCTCGCACAGCTCATCGTATGGGCTTCAGGCATACCAGGACGGCTATCTGAAGAAGCACTATCCGCTGGCCTTCTATGCAGCCGCATTGACAGTTGGCGGCGGGCGCTCCAAGAAGAAGGATGAGAAGCGCGAATGGATGAAGGCAGGGCTGCGCGAGGCGCGGATCTTCGACATCGAGGCCGCACCTCCCGATGTCAACACAAGTGACAGGGGCTGGACGATCGACAAGAACAAGCTACGTTACGGGCTCGTGTCAATCACCGACATCGGTGGCGGGCTGGCTCAGTCTGTGATGGATCATCGCCCGTACGAGAGCTATCAGGACTTCCTTGACAGAATCCCCACGGGCTTCGGTGCCGACAAGCTGGTAGCACTGGCCAAGGCCGGCGCGTTCGATGAGATCGAGGATCGAGAGTACCTGCTCAGCCACACACGCCAGTGGGCAGAGGGAGTGGCCAAGCTCAAGATCAAGATGGATTGCGGCCATCTGAAGGCTAAGACAATCAAGGTGAAGGAAGGCGATCTCGAAGAGGCTGTCAACCACTTCATCGACTTTGAATGTGAATGCAAGCACCATCCAGAGGCCGCTCCGATTGACTTCAAGCGACTTGACGACACCTACGAGGTCGCGCGTTTCCTGAAGGATCATCCTGGTCAGAAGCCGGTTGTCGATTACGTTCCAACAGCCGAGGAGATCAATGACATGGAGCTTGCATCGCTCAATGTCCCGTTGTCACTCGGTCAGATTTACATGCGCTACAAGCCGTTCATCGAGGCCCGGATCTTCACCGAGGAAGAGGTTGACAAGCTGCCGGTGCAACCAAAGCGCAAGGGCAAGAAACACGGCCTGTATTGTGGTTGCAAGGAGTGCGAAGAGGCGTTCTGCATCGTCGGTGGCGAGGTTGTCAACACGAAGATCACCAAGACGAAGGCCAAGCGCGAGACAATGGCATTCGTTGACATCGCCTTCGGCCTGAACCACTACAACTGCGTCTTCTTCCCTTTCATGTACGTCAAGTACGAGGAGCTGCTCAAGCGCCCGACCGTCTTCCTCGTCAGCGGGCACAAGGGCCGCGAGGGCAATGTGCTTGTAAGTGAGCTTGTCGATGTCATCGATGTCGCGGAGGCCAATGACTGGCGACCTGATACAGTCGTCAACATCGGTAGTCGGCGGGTGGCCAAGAAGCTCAAGCGTAGGAAGGTGGCGGCATAGTGCCTGTAGACCCTCAAGCCAGGGAGAAGTTTCTTGCCTGGATCACAGATCAGGGCAAGAATGGCGGTCATGCCTCGGCGGCCTATACCGGCGAGGACTCGTGGCTGTCTGAGGGACCGCTGCGCATCCCCTTTCTGTCACCCATCTTGACATGGGCCACGACCGGTGGTGTTCCTGTCGGACATATCGGGCGCTGGTACGGACCGGAGGGCTCGGGCAAGAGCATGACCAACTGGGGATTGTTCTACTGCGCTCAGAACTTCCCCCGCATCATGACCGATCTGGCCGAGTATGAAATCAGGTTCTACGAGGCGACGGGGAAGAAGCTCAAGGCGGGCAAGGTGAAGAAGCGCCTCAACGAGGCAGTCAAGCGCTTTCCTGATGGCATGACTATCTGCTTGTACGACACCGAGCAGCGCGCTCAGCTTGATCTCGCTGCCCAGCTTGGCGTCGATCTCAGCAAAGACAAGTTCGTGATGATCGAGGAGAACATCATCGAGGAGATCGCGCATCAGATGGAGCAGGCGGTCGAGGCGTATCACATCATTTGCATTGACAGTGCCTCCAATGCCGAGAGCTACAAGGAGGCCAACACTGAGCCCGGAGCCTACGAGCAGGGTGGCGCCGCTGCCGCCTGGAAGCGCCTGCGCGGTGTGCGCCGTAAGCTCGACCGCAAGGAGAACACGATCATCATCGTTGACCAGATGCGGATGGGCTTGGGTAACAGCGCCAAGTACCAGAAGCCTCGCCCACAGCCTCCGCAGATTCGCTTCCTCAAGCACAACGCGAGCATTGCAATCGAATTTGATGAGGGCCGCAAGCTCTATCTCAACGATGATCTCGTGTTGACAGACGATCGTGACAAGGCAAGTACTGAGTTTCGCACCATGGGCGTCGATTGGGCCGAGGTCGCCGGCATAGAGATGCGCTGCGAGGTGGCCAAGAACTCCACGGGCAAGCCCTTCAGGCACGGGATCATGCGCTTTCGCTTTCCCATGGCCGACACGCGCACCGGCGAGCTGATCCAGGAGGTTGGCTTTGACGAGCCGTTCGAGCTGCTCAAGGCGGCCGAGTACTTCCACATTGTCGAATCCGGTGGCGGTGGCATGTTCTATCTGCTTGATGAGAACTTCCAGAGGATCACTCGCAACAAGACGGGCAAGGGCACGGTCTCGTGGAAGGGTGAATGGCGGGCGGCAACCGCTCTATATGAGGAAGCTGAGCTGCGTGACCGCATCCAAGCAAGGTTGAGGATCGCGACATGACGATTTGGTACGTTATTGCCATTGACTGGAAGGCTCCTAATGTCGTTGACGAGTTTGATGGCGATGATGCAAAGGAGCGAGCCAGGCGAGCTGCCTATGCTTACGATGGCTTGGCGCTGAGAGCAATCGCGGTGCCAGAAGATGATCCGAGGGTCAAGAAAACGTGAATGACAAGGACAAAGCAAAATATGAAGAGTCAACCGAAATCAGGCTCGATCCTAAGGGCACGCGCCTTGAAACAGAAGTTAGAGGAAGAGTCAACCTTGTCCACGATGGAACGGATGAAACGCAAGCGAGCATTGAGCGTCTCCGCGAGGCCGGTTGGATCGTCACTGTCTGGGATCAGCCAAGGGGACTTCGTAAGGCTCTCATGGCCGGTCGATCCCGCTTACGGAGGGGGCGTGAGGCACTTCAAAGGCGTCGTCACCAAAATTGACGATTGGATCACAGTTGTTGACAAGCATGGCGGCATATTGCACACGATTCTCCACGGCTTGGATGTAAAGAAGGCATGAAACTCACCTTCAATGTTGTTGCAGCAGTGGTCCTCGGCGGTGTGGCCGGATATCTCTTCGCTCTCTGGTGGATGTAATGGGACTGTCAAGACGTGAGTTTGCAGCACGTGTCGGGTTGCTCAAGGAGGTTGACCCGCTTACCGATCGTGCGTATGAGTTCGGGCAATGGCTGCAATCGCAGACACCGGACATAGGAGCGGCGGCCGAGCATCCGTGGCACGTCTCCTTCCACGGCTCTGAGTTCCCTGGTGACAATCCTTATGCGTGCCCACGGCGCTCGATCTATCGCTTGATGGACATCCCTCGTCCATTGCCTCCGCGCTGGCTGGAACAGATCGCAGACGCCGGCAAAGACGTAGAGAATCGGCTTGTCCAGAAGTGGTACGACGCCGGATATCTGCTTTCAGCACCGCCCACAGACCCCTATCAGACGATCTTCGAGGACCCTGAAGTTTGGTTGACATCGACTGTCGATGCCATTGTCGTGCATCCTCGTGCCAATCGCCCTGCCGTGGTGGAAGTCAAGTCGAAATCGGCGCAAGACATCGAGAGCATGCTCCTGCTCTGCCGTGGTCCTGATCCTCAGCATGAGCGCCAGGTCAAGACACAAATCGGCTTGGCGCATGAGCGTGGCCAGTGGCACGTCAAGCGCTGTTACAACACCGGCAGGTTGCCTGTCAAGCTGGGTTTGAAAGACGTCTACATTCCCAATGGAAAGACGGGGATGGGAGAAATTACCACAAAGGTTGTCGAAGTCTGCCCCGAGCACGGCTCTGCCAAGTGTCTGCGCGATGAGCTGCTTGAGCCCGTTCAATATGGTTTCATCTACTACTGCTCGCGCGATGATCCCAGCCAGACGTGGGAGTTCTACTACGAGTACGACCCGGCGTTCATGGCGGCCGGTCGCAAGCAGCTTGACATGTGGCGGCAGTGGTTCCTGGAAGGCAAGCTGCCTCAGACGAACTTCGAGGACAAGCGCTTCGCACACCCCTTCAACTGGCAGTGGACGAAGGACGAATATCCTTGCAAGTGGTGCGACTACGGCGATATTTGCAGGGAAGATACGAAGGCGGCAATCAAGTTGGGCGGTCCAATCGAATTGGTGGACAGTGCGGCCGTCGAAGTTGCAAGGGAAGTAAGGGAGGGGTATGATTTCGATCTGGTCAAGGCCGCGATCGAGGCTCGGTGGGGCGCAACAGCCGAAGGCTGAAGATCTGTGCTAGGGTTGAGCCACGGGCCGTTGGCGACGGCCAGAGGAATTCACCGCCCCTCCTACCTATACGTCAGCCGTATGGCTCATGGTCTAGGTGGCTAGAAAGGTGGCTCAGGGTTAGCCGCTGAGCAGCATACGAGCCCAGCCAGCTCGGCAGACCGGGATCGGCTCCGGTCTGCAAATTGAATTTTATCTGTCAACACATACAGGAGGAAGTAAGTAATGGCGGCAACAGCGGTAGACCTGGATCTCACCGATGCCGAGGCCAAGAAGGTTGTCAAGCTGGCAATCGAGCACGGGGCCTATTCGGATGAGATGCCTGACAACAAGAAGGGACGCCTGGAGGCAGCCGCAGAGGCGGTTGAGTTCTGCGTTGATTCATGGGTCAACGATGGCGTTCGCCCCGACGATGACGATGAGGATGTCGCCGCCGCCGGTGAGGCAATTCAGTTGATCTTCGAGGCCGCCGGCATCGATATTGACGAGGACGGCACCCTGATTTACGAGAGTTCCGCCGAGGCCGAAGAGGATGACGACGAGGCGCCGTTCGATCCCGATGACTACTTCGATGACGGTTACACCGAGTTGACAGCCGCGTCGAAGGTCAAGGCGCTCGGTGAGCTGGATCTCGAAGACGCCGACACGCTGGCCATCGTTGCCCGCATCAAGGAGTGGGAGGAAGAGCAGGACAAGCCCAGCTCCCGCGTTCTCAGTTGGATCGAAGAGAACGTTGAGATGGAGGACGATGAGGCCGAGGACGACGAAGATCCCGATGAGCTTGACGAGCCTTGGGATGGCTATGACAAGGCCACTGCGGTTGACATCAAGACCACGCTCGATGAGGTGGCAGCGGACGAGGACGAGCCGCTGACTGTCGAGCAGCTTGAGTACGTCAAGAGCTATGAGGAGGCCCGCAAGACGCCCCGCAAGCGCATTCTCGACAAGGTTGACGAGATGATCGAAGCGCTCTCGGAAGCTGAGGAGGAGGAGACCAAGCCCGCCCTCAAGGCCACGGTCGGCAAGAAGGCGTCAACGAAGGCTACGGGAAAGTCGGCTGCCAAGGTCGTCGAGGACAACGGCCTTGTCATTGAGCTGACTCGGGAGCAGATCCTTCAGGCGCTCGATTCCGGCTCGGTCACCATCGAGGTCGGGTGATGGCGGCGAAGGCGCCAGCTCTGCGTAAGAAGGACACGCTTGATGACAACGATCTCAAGCGACTTGTCCCCAGCGGGCTGGCGTCTTCGTTCGTCAGGAGCAAGCTGCATGACAAAGCGTTGGCGGTAGCAGGGCTCGGTGAACCAAGTGATTGGGACGGCGCCATGCCTGATCTTCCCAATGACATTGCTGCCGAGGATCACGACACGCTGACCGATCTGCTTGCTCAGTTCACCAACGCCTATAGCACCTGCATCTGGTTTGCCAGCAAGAGCTACGTCGAGGCCGATGCCTATGAGGAGATCGCCGACTACCTAGCTGATATCGCTCTACTTGACAGCAACGAGAGCAACGAGAGCAAGCGCAAGGCCGATGCCAATACCAATGAGAATGTGGTTGCGGCGCGGTCAATGTACAAGGATCGTTACCGAGATTACGTGCGCTTCCGCGATCTTGCCAGTACGCTTGACAAGCGTGCCAAGGCCGTTAGCAGGATTGGCGGTTTCATCGGTGACGAGGCCGAGGTCGAGGAGCACAGGGCAGTCAAGTCATCGACACGAGGCAAGGCCCTGGGGCGCTCCAAGGGCTCATCCAGGGGCTCAGCCAAACGCATAGCGAGACGTTGATGGGCTCGATTGACAAGGGAACGGAGAAGAAGCACAGGATGATTCCGCTTCACGATTTCCTTGGCAATTTCGTTACGTACCTCATCGTTCTGACCGTGCCCATAGGAATCGGATTGTGCTTATGGGCACTTGAGTTTGGTGCGATCGTTCGCTTGTTCAGCGAAGCCTTCAAGTTGGGTTACAACCTCTTTGGGTTCTAACCATGCTAGACTTCGCGCATGTGCCTATGGAGCAGTCCATGTTGGGTCATCATCGTGATGCTGCTTCTGTTTGCTTCTGAATCCTCTGGATCGGGCGATAGCTCTGGTGGGTATCCATCGCTCGGGCCAACGCTCGCTTACGGGGCGTCCATCAATGGTTGCCGACTCTTCACATGGGTTGTCAAGCCCTCATTGCAGAACGATGCCGTGTATCAGCCGTTTGAAGTATGTAATTTGTTTGTGAGAAAGTCAATTTGAAAACAGCAGGTATTGATATTGCCAGTGCCGGCAAGGCTGCCCTCGCCCTTGCTACCGATGAAAGGCCACGACGCGCCTTCATCTGGCAGCCAGAGCATCATCGCGACTCAGAGGCAGTCAGGTTGAAGGAATTTCATGACTGGCTAGAGGCTAAGCTGATCATCTACCGTCCTCAGGTGGTGGCAGTCGAGCAGCTAGCCGTGTTCTTGAACAAGAAGGTGATCAGAGCCCTGTCGCATTTCGAGGGTGTCGCCTTGCTTACCGGCAAGCAATGCGGCGCAATCGTTGTCAATCCGACAATCGGCTCGTCACGAAATATCGCACTCGGACTCCCGGCCAATACCAACAAGGAGACAGCCTGGAAGGCAATGCGGGAGCTGTATCCCGCGTTTCCTTTCGGTAGGCTCGATCAGGGTGGTATGGACAAAGCCGATGCGATGGTTCATGCGCTTTCAGCGACGACACATCTTGAGCGTGGGAAGGGCATGAGAAAGCAATAGAATTGCATTGGGACAACAAGGCAGGCAGAAGCCGATTGCTAACCGTGAGGCCGCGACAATGCGGTACTCACCGAAGAATGTAGGAAGAGCACTTCAAGCTCGTAGAGTGTCGCTTGGATTGACAAAGGCTGAACTCGCTGTCAGCCTCGGGCTCAGTCCAGAGACGATCGCCAATTGGGAGCGCGGCAAGGCTCCGCTGGCAGCTTGCCGGATCTTTAGCTGGTTGTTCGATGACAGCAGGGGAGATAAGGTCAATTCCCAAGAACTTTGGAGAGAACGAACTTTCTTGGCAGAGGCCGCGCTGAGGGACATAGACACGGCCCTAACAGGTTACCGAGGCCATAGCACTACTAATGGTGCTTACGAAGAAGCGCATAGGCCGGCAGCGTGATCGCTATGATCGCGGGCGATGGCTTCTCAGGAACTCGCTCCCCTGGAAGGTGACAACGAGCTAGGGCTCACCTCTCAGCAGGTAATCGCGTTGGAAAAGCTCGCTGAGCTTGGCGCGGAGCCTGCTCGTATCGGAGCCAACGGCAAGCCAATCTACAGCCAGGACTCGAAGATCCGGGCCTATCAGCTCCTGTTTGAAGGCAAGTGGGGTGGCGCCAACCGGGGCCAGGGCCGACCGCGCAAGCAACGTGCAGCCGAGGTGCTTGCGGATCACATCCGCTCCAACCTCACGAATAAGCTGAAGAACGCGCTCACTCGTGCGCTCAATGCAGACGAGGGTAGCAAGACCAACTTGGAAGCAGTCAAGTTGTCAATGGAAATCGAGCGTGGCGAGCGAAAGCTTCAGCTTGAGGAAGAGGAGCACGATGGCAATATCGGTGACACGAGGGAACAGCTCCTCACAACGCTCTTTGAAATCGTCGGGGAACCAGCCACAGCAGCGGCCATCGAAGGGTACGCAGAAGACATCACAGACGCAGAAGTCATCGGCGCGGGCAGGTTCGATATCGAAAGCCCGGTTGAAGCGGAAGAAGCAGCAAAGCGAGCCGCCGCAGCAGGAACTCCCAGGAGTGAATCAGATTCCACCCGTTCTGACACGAATGGGGATCACGAAGGACGATCTGGCCAAAATGGACGAGGCCGAGCTTCGGGAGATCGTCAAGCGCGTTCAAACGCTAAGCCAAAGGCTTCGATACGCAGGGCCGCAGAACGACGACGAGCTGCACGAATGGGTGAAGCAGAACCTCGGGGCTGATATCCCCCGTGTCAGTGTCTGTCCAGACCACCAAGCTCCGTTTGAATTCCTCGCTGATCTCTACTTTGAGCGCACGTCGGCGGCGTTGGCGCTGGCGAATCGTGGTGGGTCTAAGACCTTCATTGTCGCCTGTCTTCACTTCGCCAACTCAACCTACAAGCCTGGTTGTCAGAGTCTGAGCTTCGGTGCCACGGAAGGACAGGGCCGGCGCTGCTACGGGCACATCGAAGACTGGTGCTATGAGAAGGACCCTGACACCGGTCGCCGTACTGATGTTGTCAAGCCGTTCATTCGTGACAAGCCACTGAAGGCTCACACGCACTGGAAGGTTGGCAGTGTCGTAGAGGTTGTCGCAGGTTCTGAGAATGCTGTCTCTGGCCCACACCCGGCCAAGGCACATGCCGATGAGATTGACCTGATGGAGAAGGGTGTCTGGAACCAGTCGCGTGGCTTGGCGGTCACGAACAACGCGACAGGTCCGTTGCCGGTGTTCATGAATCGTTTCGGCGGCACGATCCCACCACAGGACATTGCCACCTCGACGCGCAACACGACCAAGGGGCTCATGCAAGAGCTGCTTGACGAGATTGACGAAGATCTCAAGAACGGCGACATTCCTCAGTTTGATCTCTATTCATGGTGCATCTGGGAAACCATCAAGGAGATTCCCACATGCCGAAACGCCCCCGCTGATATGCGTGAAGCCAGGCTCAAGGAGCTTGGCATACCTACCGATTCGATCTGTCAATGTCATCGCGTGTCCAAGGGCCGCCACAGTGATGGCACCAAGCGGACGCTACAGGATGCCTGTGGCACGATCGGCAAGTGCATGCCTGGTCATGAGTACAAGGGCTTCAGAGGCCGTGGATGGAAGCCGTACATCGACGCCGTACGGACGTTCAAGCGCAACACTCCTGGTACGTGGCTGTTGCAGCACGAGTGCCGCCATGGTCGTGACGAGAAGGTTTACATCGAGGACTGGTCGCTGTCGTTGTACGGCATCCGCGACTATCAACCCCATCCTCTCTACGGGCCGATCTACCAGGGCGTGGACTGGGGTGCCACCAACCCGGCGTGCGTGCTCTGGTTCCAGTACCTGACGTGCGAGGTGCCGGCAATCGACTTCAACTATCAGCCGATCTGGTTGGCAGCCGGGACCTACGTTCTCTTCAAGGAAATTTACACAGCCAACATCGACGCCGGTACGCTTGGTCGTCGCGTCGTGTCCATCGAGAACGGCTATCGCGCTCAGTTCGGTCCAGGATGGACGGTCAAGGGACGCTTCACCGATCCACAGGGCAAGGGTGACCGCATCACCTGGGCCAACATGGGCTTGCGATCGAGCTGGCCGGTGAAGACGCGCCGCAAGGATCTGATGATCTCAAACGTGCAGAACATCGTCTCTGACGATCGCTTCGGCGTTGACGTTGATCAAGCTCCGGTCTTCTGTGAGGAAGTCGAGATCTGGCAGCGCAGGGATGATGGCAAGGAACTTGACAAGTATAACCACGCGATGTCGGCCTGGCGCTACGGGATCTCCAACGCCGAGATCGTTGAAGGCCATACCCGTGCCCAGCAGGGCCAGGGTGGCAATGGCAGAGAACGCGCTGCACCACCGGCCAAGCAGGCAATCTCGGTAAAGACGCTGCATGCCATTGATACTCATCAAGTTCATTACGGCTCAATCGCAGCATCAGGCGGCTCTGCAATAAAGTTGGACCCGAACTTTGTGCTATCTGATTCACTACGAAATTAGAGTGACATATGTCCGATCAAGCCAATGCCAAGATTCCTGTCCAGACGGATGTAGATCCCAAGGAACTTGACAGGCTCACCAAGTCTGTTCTCGGCGTCGAGCAGGCACCGACAACCGGGGCGCAGACACAGGGCGATACGCTCTGGCAGCAGCAACGCGACACACTTGGCCCTCCGTTTGACTCTGAGCGCGTCACGTTGCGGCAGATGCGTCAACTGCGCAAGGACTCGATGATCGCCTTTGCCCTGCACTACCGCAAGGTTCCGATCGCACGAGCCGAGTGGTATATCGAGGCGCGTGACAAGAAGGGTCTCAATGCAGAAGTTGCCGCCTTCGTTGACGCCTGCATCCGCAAGATCTACGCCCGCTACGTCTTCCAGCGGATGCTATGCCTCGACTTCGGCTTCCAGGCCATTGCCAAGCGCTGGCAGCTTGCCAATCCCGGCGGCGTGTTCGAGGATCAGTCAAAGCTTGACAAGAATGGCAATCCCACTGTCAAGCCTGTGTGGGATCAGGGAACGATCCTGCCCAAGATCTGGCGCGCTCCGGTAGCGCTGCGCCCCGAGCTTGTCCAGCCGATGTTCGATGAGAAGACCGAGGAGTTCAAGGGGATTCTCTACACGAACCCGACAACCTCAGCGGCAGCGACGATGAAGCGCAAGGGCACGAAGAAGAAGCAGGCCGCTCAGCTTGAGATTGACATCTACCACGCGCTGTGGGCGACCAACGGGAAGGATCAGGAGCATGGCTCAATCTATGGTTACCCTCTCACTGGTCTGGCCCGTGGCTACTGGTGGACGTACGAGTTCCTGTTCGGACTTTCAAATCGTGGTTACGAGCGTCTCGCCATCCCGCCGGTACTTGCCTACCACCCAGAAGGCAGCACCCTGGTTGACTCGATAACGGGCATAACACGCCCCAATTGGGAGATCGCGCTTGAGATGGCCGAGCGCTTGCGTTCCAATGCTGTCGCCGCCGTGCCCTCCACGATGGCAGAGGCCGGCATCGGTGACACGTCGAACACGCAGCGCGCCTGGGACTTCAAGTTCCTTGAGACTCCGTTTGAGGCATTGACCGTCTTCGATGCGCGTTTCAACTACCTGAATGTCATGAAGCTGCGTTCATGCTGGGTGCCCGAGCTTGCCTTCACCGGCGGCGAGGTCGGCCGTACTGGTGGCAATGTGGCTGCACAGATGGCCGAGATCTTCACACAGAGCCAGCAGCTCTTCATGGACGAGATCATGGAGGAAGTCAACCTGTACATGATCCCGCAGCTCCTGATGCTCAATCAGCCTGAGTTCCTGACTGCTGGCGGCAGCGCGGTGATGAAGAGCAGGGGCTTCCGTCAGGAGGACATGGATCTCAACAAGCAGATCATCCAGCTCTTCGGTCAGAACGATCCCACCACTCTGGATCAGATTGACATCACCGAGCTCTTGCGCCGCATTGGCACGCCACTGCGCGATCCCAATGCCCTGGCAGCCGAACGCAAGAGGATTGCCGATCAGCAAGCGGCGCTGGGAAACACCGGCGTGCCCAATGTTCCCGGTGTCACAGGCCGAGTCACGAATCCGACTGTCAATCCTGGGTTCACCGCTGGCGGCAGCGTTCCCAACGCCAATAACACTCCGGTGGCCGCTGGCTTTGAGGATCTTGAGGACAGCTTCATTTACATCCAGCCGCGTGAGGAGATCGTGATCGATGTTGAGCTGTCTGATGTCGATGACTTCCTCGCCGGCCTGCCTGCGACCAAGCACTATGAGGACAAGACGATCCGGGCGCTCTCGGTACAGCTAAGGCGTGTCTGGTCGGCACACTTCCGGCGTCTGTATCCGGAGATGGCTAACTACATTGACAAGATTGACACGTTTGAGTTTGAGGACAGCGATGTCAAGTTCATGTATGGCGCCGAGGGGCTGATGTTTGCTGACAAGCGCAAGCTCGTGCCGGTGACCAAGCGCCAGGCCGAGAAGGCAGCGCGTGTCATTGCCACCGGGTTCAGCCTCAGTTCGTCGGTGCTCAAGGATCTGACCAACAAGTCGCAGGCCATCATGCGCAAGATCCTCAAGCGCGCCTCCATCCTTGAGAACCAGGCGCTGGGCACTGACGTGAAGCCTGATGAAGATGCGGTGACAAATTACATTGATGAGCAGGTTGGGCGCTTGATCAAGCTTACCGATCAGAGCTTCAAGGATGAGCTGAGGAACCATCTTGTCAACGAGATCCGCGATGGCAAGACTCCCGGTGAGATCGCAGATGGATTGACAGCTCGCTTTGAGAGCATGCCCCGCACGCGCGCCGATCGCATCGCTCGCTCCGAGACACGCGATGTCGTCAACGCGGCGACACTGCTCTCGGGTGCGGCTTCGGGGATCAAGTATGTCAAGGCCCATGACGCACAGCTCGGGCCGACAGATGCCGTGTGCGAGGAGCGCGATGGCAAGCTGCTGACGATTCGCGAGGCGTGGAGAGAGCTGCGCAAGACACATCCCAATGACACGCTGGGCTACGAGCTTGTGCCGCGTGCCAACTTCTCCATCGAGCACGTCATGCAGATGCCAGAGGAGTATGCCGATCACTTTGCCTACTTCGATGACGACTCAAGCACAGTGTACATCCTCAACGGAATTGACGATACCGTGGTTGACGAATATCTCTCGGCTGTGGTTGACAAGCTAACTACCAAGTCTCGCAACGGGTACGCACAGGTGGGTTAGGAATGAAGGATCTGCGAAATCTAACCATCTTTGTCCTCACTGGTCTCCTTGCGTGGTCGATGGTCCATCACGAACGCGCCGTGACACGATGGAGGTCTGCTAATGGCTGACGATGAACAAGTTGTCGAGCTGACCGAAGACGAGAACGGCTGGCCGATCCTGCTCGCTACACGGGCTCCGGGCCAGGTGGCGGCGCAGAGAACCTCAGGCGCTGTCGTACTGCGAGGAGCGGCTTCAGGCAATCCCAACGTCGATCCGGCCAGCGGGCGTTTCGCCGGCAAGGCATCGGGGCGCTCTGTTCAGCAACAGGGTGGTGATGTGGTTGTCGTACAGCAGACAAGGACATTGCCTCAGGGCGTGACACAGGCGCAATGGGAGAAGCGCCAGGATATCGTTCGCGCCGCAGCACGAACCTTGCGTGACATCGATCCGGCCAAGGCAAAGGCGTATCTCGACGCACATCCAGATGTCAACTCATCTCAGGTCAACATCGACATGTTCGTTTCCGATGTCAAGGCAGCGAAGCTCGATGATCTCGTTGACTTGCTTGATCAGAACGTCAATGCAACTGCTGTCAAGGTGGCTGGTTCCAAGACCTACGTCAAGAGCGCATTGCGAGGGCTAGATGAGGCCAGCATTGTCAATGTAGTGACGAGGCTTCAGGGCCGTGGCTGGGATGCTGCTGATGTCTCCAAGTTCGTTGTCAGCAAGATCAACAACGCTGCGGTCAAGACACGGCTTGAGCAGAGCTTCGGTGAGGCAAAGCCCAAGAGCGGCAAGACGAACCTTGAGGACCCGCTTGTCGTGGCCGAGACAGGCGTTTGGGAAGAGGACCCGGATGAGGGCGTGGCGCTGGCTGATGCGCTTGGGCGTGTGGCCTCCCAGATGCCGCAGCCAGTCATCAATGTACATGTCGATAACACGAAGCCTACCCGCAAGGTTGTCACTCGTGATCCCGAGTCAAAGCTGATCACGAGCGTGGATGAGGTGCCTGTCGATGGCTAACGTTAGTCTTGACTATCAAGTTGATTTCGGTGAGATCGAGGTTGGTGAAGGGCCGTCTGATCCGATCATGATCACCGGTCAGAACATCAGTGGCGGCGAGATCCGTGTCGTGCGAGTGGCGCTCGCTGGCGATGCGGCGACCATGGTTCAACTTGCAGAGGATGTCAATGGGCTGCCGGATACATGGCAGAACCCAGGAACATCAATCCTTGTGGCCGACAGTCTTATGGCTGACGAGCAGTTCACATTCTGGGCACGAGTTCAAACGCCCGCAACCGACGAGGAGCTAGGCCCTATGCAATTTGAATACGTCGTCAGCAGCAAGCGGTTTGTCTGATGGCTAACAACTTCAATCTTACCCTAGACACCACTGCACCTGCTGGTGTAACCCTCGATATCAACTCGGGTGCTACATACGCAACTACGCAGGCAGTGACAGCACAGCCGTTCACGTCTGATGGTGTGACAACCAGCTATCAGATGAAGATCTACGGCGATGTCGATCCTGCTGACAACGCCAATATCCAGACGACTGAAGGCGCTTCGTCCTGGATTGCCTACAGCACTTCTCAAGCAGTCAAGCTGTCAACAGGCGATGCGCTGAAGACGCTGCATGTCAAGATCCGTGATGATGTAGGAAACGTCTCCACTGAGGCGACGGATACGATCACGCTCGATACGACCATCCCGGTCGCGACAATCAGCGTGGCAGCCTCCCCGACGAAGATCTCGAAGGTCGCGTCCTTCGATACGACAACTTTCCAGTTCCAGGCAGACGTTGCCATTCAGGCATGGAAGGTCAAGGTCGTTCCCGCCACGGGCTCGGTGGAGAGCGCCGGCACGACCATCCCCGTCACAGCAGGATCAGCGAATACGACTGGCACCTCGCTTGCCGCGACGACAAACCAGTCAGTGACAATCAAGGGTACGGATCTGGAGACTGCATCTGCTGGTGACGGAACCAAGATCGTGAAGGTCTTCGTGCAGGATCTCTCGGGACTGTGGAGCGCGTAAGCAATGACTGTCCTTCTGGGACAGAGCGATACTGGCGCCAATAGCGCCAACTCGAATGTTGCAAACACTGCGTTCGCTCAGCGTTTGCAAGCGCTGGCCACGGGCACGGTTGAGAAGATCTGGATCAGAACAGGCGCGGTCGGCTCTGGCCTGACTGCGGTCCATTGCGCTGTGTATGCCGACAATGCTGGTGCGATCTCTGGTGCAACCAGACTGTCGGAGGACAATACCTCTGGTGTCTATACGGCCAACGCTTGGAATGGGTACACGTTAGCTACTCCTGTTGCGGTTACCTCGGGGACCTTCTACTGGATTGAGTTCCTGAGTATTGGCGGTACCTTCAATTACACTGATAATGCTACGACCGGAGGAACCGAGCGCGATACAAGCCCGAATACGACGTGTCCAAACCCGCACGCTACACAGAGCTTCAGCAATTCAAATGTCGCTAATGTGTACGGTGAGAGCTTGGCTGTTCCTCAGAAGTTTCAGCCAGATGCAGACAATGACGCTGCATCATGGGCGTCAACTCCATTGTGGTCGAAGGTCAATGATGCATCAGATGCGACCTTCATCACACATACGCTAGCGTAATGGCTGTCGCTCACGATACTGCTACGCGCTTCCCGGCCAACGCCGACGCAACCGTTGTTGATACGACATCGGGAAACAGGACATTCTCACATGCAGGAGCAGCGGGTGCTGACGGTGCTGTAGTCATTGTGCTTGGCGATCTCGCTACGCCGGTGGTATCAGGCGTGCTCTATGGCGGCACCGCGATGACGAAGGTTGCCGAAGCCACGGACACGAGCGAGGGCGGCAATGTTCAGATCTACTTCCTCAATCTCGGTGGCACTGCGCTCGGAGGTACGCAGACAGTCACATTGCAGGGGTGTACCACTGACAACAAGGTAGCTTACGCACACACCTGCACATCAACGACGGGTCACACCGCGCTCGACGGGATCGTCCAGAAGAACACGACGACGGCGGCTGATCCTACTGCAAACCTAACTGTCGTAGCCAACGCGATGGTCTATGGCGGGCTCATGGGCGGTGCTGCTGCTCCATCGAGCTATGTGCCTGGCACGGGCGAGGAAGTGTTCTCGGGCGGCACAGGTGCAGGGATTGGCATTGATGCCGGCGCGAACTCAGGGCATGTAGCACGCAGCACAGCCGCCACCAGCGCTGGCACATACACCATCAATTGGAGTTTCGCAACATCAGATGACTACTGCATTGCTGCGGCTAGCATCAAGGAAGCTCCTGCTCCGACGACAACAACGACAGCTAAGTTGTCGCTGGCTTCTGGTGGCGAGCCGACCACACGCACGCTCCACACAATCAAGATTCGGGCCAAGAAGGCATCAGGTAGCGGTACGGTAACGATCACGGCGGCCTTGTATGAGGGTGCCAACAATCGCTCAGGTGATCTCACCACTGGTGGTCTGACAACCTCGGCGGCAGATTACACGCTGACCATTCCTGATGCCAGTGCGGCGAACATCACCAGCTACTCGAATCTTGAGCTTCAGATCCATGCTGATTCACCGACTGGTGACACTATCGTTGTCACCATCTATGAGGCGTATCTGGAGGCTCCTGCTGCCAGTGGTGCTGCGCTGACACAGACGATCGGTGATTCGATTGCCATCACTGACAGCCCGGTTTCTGAGCATGGCTGGGGTCAGACGATTGCTGATTCGCCTGCGATCACTGATGCCGAGACCTTTGTCGCCACGTACGAGAGGACGATTGCCGATCCAATAGCGTTGACGGATGCGCGGGCGTTCGAGCCGGGGCTTTCTCTTGCCGATTCACCTGCCATCACCGATGCAAGATCGCTCCAGCCAGAGCTATCGCTTGCCGATTCAATTGCCATCACGGATGCGAGGTCGCTTGAACCTCAGCTATCCCTTGCTGATGCTCTTGGGATCACGGATGCAAGGGCATTTGAGCCTGGCAAGTCGATTGCAGATGCACTTGGAATCACTGACGCGAACACACCGGCGGCTGAGTTCTTCCCCTCAACCATCGCAGATGCAATTGCACTGACGGATGCCCAATCATTCATCGAAGAGTTTGCCAACACAATTGCTGACAATCCAGCGATCACGGATGCACTCTCAGAGAAGGGCATAGGACTTGCCGTTGCGGACGCTCTAGGGCTCACAGACGCCAATGTGAGCGCAGCAGAGTACTTCTCTGCACTGGCCGACGCACTCGGAATCACCGATGCCAACGCCACGCTGGCTGAGTTCGCTAACGCTGTTGCTGATGCACTGGGAATCACTGACAATGTAACTACAGAATCCGCTTCGGGCGACACTACGCCGCCGGTAACCGTCTATGTGTCTGAGACGGCAACCAGAGTCAGTTTGGTTGCAGGGCATACCACAACGGATGTCACCTGGAATGTAGATGAAGCTTGTCAAGCATGGGAGATCCGTGATCTTACCGGTGCCGGGGGAGCTACGCATACGGATGGGACGCTCGTGGCCAGTGGAGGCGCAGTCCCGGCCAGTGATGATCAGGTGACAACCATCGATGCAACAAGCTTGCCGGCTGGTGATGGCGAGCATTCGCTGAAGATCTTCGCTCAGGATCTTGCTGGGAACTGGACGACATGAGCCCTGGTGTTCTAGCCCTCTTCAGCTACCGTGGCGTCGATCGCGTTTGGTTCGATGGCAGACGCAAGTGCTTCAACCCGCACCGCTGCCGGCCCAAGTGTGGGCGTGAGATGGGTTGGAGCTGCGGCTGGGTGTACTTCATGGAGCGTCCGCTATGAGCGACTTTCCATGGTTTGAGATTGACTTCGACGCTGATTGGTCTGGTGTCGGCGAGACATCCTGGTTCACACTGGATTTCGAGGCCGATTGGGAGGGTGATGAGCAGCTTGATCGCTTCCCTGGCAGCTTCACGCTCACCTTCTCACCGCAGATCGATCGCTTCCCCGGTTCATTCACGCTTACGCATGCGGTGGCGCCCGCGCCGGAACCTACTCCTGCGCCGACGATTGCTGGTCCGTTCGAGCCCGCGATTGTTGCTCAACAGGATCGATTCCCCGGTCGCTTCACACTGGTTGCCGTCAGCCGCGATCACTTCCGTGGAACGTTCGGACTTGTCAAGTCAGGTGTCTTCTTTGCACAGGCCGGGTTTGCACTCGTGGCCAGCTATGAGGAACGTAACGTTAGTACGCTACTTCTCTCAGGCGCTATGATGCATGCCAGACGCGAAGATGAAGAGCTGATGCTCCTACTGTAAGGCACGCCTATGCTACGCCTCACGCCCAAGATCATAATCATCGACACCGCTGGGTTCCAGCTACAGCTCTGGCGGTTGAGGCTCAATACCTACACAGTCGAACTGGCGCGTCAGATCACGCTCGGTCAACTTGGGCACGAGACTCCAACTGGGCTCTACTTCATTGAGAGCAAGACGCGCAAACCAGATTGGAAGGCACCAAATGCTGATTGGGTGCCCGAAGAGATGCGCGGACAGATCCTGAAGTTCGATGATCCCAAGAACCCTTTCGCCGGTGGGTTCATGTCGATCGCCAACACCGACGGGGTGGGTATTCACGGCACCAAGTTCGACCCGCAGCTCGGCACGCTCTCATCGCATGGCTGCATTCGCATGAATGTCAACGACTTTGTTGATCTCTACAAGAAGGCAGGGCTGGGAATCCCTGTCTTCATCTACTAAGGCGACATCGTGACTAAGACAGAGATCAAGCATTTGCAGCATGCAATGAACTTGTTCGTCAAGCGCTACCTGTACGGGCTCGGTGCGATCCTTGAGGACGGCAGGCTCGGGCCGCATACGAATGGGCGGATTCGTACGTGCAAGTACTACCTAGGCTATCTCAAGCCGATCAACGCGACAATCAACATGGACTTCAGGCAGCGGATCTGGCATCCGAAGTCCGTACGCTACTCAAGTCCCCATCGCCTGTATCGCGCAGGCCGGCGCCGTGTCAAGCAGCGCAAGCTGGCTCATGCCAACGACAATCATGCCAACCACACGACAGGTGTGGGCCGCTATGACGGGCTGCCGGTGGCCAATGCCGCCATCCGTTACCTTGAGTATGCTCGTAAGAATGGCTGGAAGGGGCGGCTCGTCTCGGGCTGGCGCAGCGCTGCTTACAGCGAGTCCCTGTGCTACCGGATGTGCGGTCGCCCTAGTTGTCAGGGCATGTGTGCCGGGAGGAACACCAATCACACCGGCACATCTGTCAACAGGTTTGCGCTCGATGTGAGCGACTACTACCGCTTCGGGCAGATCATGCGGGGCTGCCCATACTCCCCGAAGATCTGGAACCGGTTGCCACGCGACCGCGTTCATTACAGCCCGAGCGGGAACTGAGAATCATGAACAATCTTGTTGAGCCCGAGCGTGTGGACTACGGGCCACCCGTCGGTGTCGTATGGGAGGCCAAGTTCAAGGTCGGCGACATCGAGCACAATATCTCGTCGCCAGACAAGGAGGTTGCTGAACACCTTATCCAACGCTTGCTTGCCGGGGATTCTCCCGGCGGTGTCTAACGAGGAGCAAATGAAATATGCCTGACAAGCCCGTGCCAACTCTGTTCGGAGTGGCACTCAACCGCCTTGTCGCATTCCTGGGGCCGTACATCGCAACGCTGTCCGGAATCGTAGCCACCTGGTTGACGGTCCACGTCCACCTGCTGGCCACCTTCCACGTCGGCACCGATGACACGGCCAAGGCGATCGCACAGATCGTCGTCTTCGCCATCACTACCGCCGTTGTCTATGCCGGCCAGTTGGCATGGCTCGATGGCTTCCAGAAGTGGGCGTACGGCATCGAGCAGAAGATCGAGCACACCGAGCTGCCGGCATCCTATGGCAAGTCCAAGACCCTCACGGGCTCGCGCGCAGAAGCCGCGCAGGGCTTCGCTGCCGGTGAGCCCCCTGCCTCTGGATAACAACTAGAATGTTCACAAGCTACCCGAGTTATCAGCGCTATCGAACCCTGTTGTTGACGACGCCAATGATGTCTGGAGAAGACGTGTATGCGCTCCAGACGGCGTTGAAGGCCATTGGGGTTGATCCCATGGGGTTCGATGGCGTCCTCGGTCCAAACACAGCCAAGGCCATCAAGCTTGCCCAGGGTGCGATGTGGATTCTGTCCGATGGCTTGGCTGGGCCAACAACTCAAATCAGATTGTGTGACAAGATTGCGGTGAGAGAGACGAACATGCAGCGGCTCCCACAAGGGCTGCTGATGGGTCATCTCTCTCATGAATCTAGCTGTCGTCTCGGCAACTACTCACCGCTACGTGATGACAATACGTATGATGCCGGCGTCGCACAGCGCAACACTGCACACACCGAGCCCAAGGATGGATTCAACGTCCCGGTCAGCATCAGTGCGCTGGCCTCAAACGAACGCAAGTACTTTGACAAATTCGTTGGCCTAGAGAACATGCGTCGGCGCTGGGAACTGGCAGCAGGTGCCTGGAACGCGCCGGCTTACGCATCCTACATCGCGAGAGAGGAGGGCGCTACACAAGTCAAGGTATCTGAAACAGCCAAGCCAGGGCCAACAGCTCGTGCGGCGCTGGAACTGTACATGGACTCTGTTACATCATTTATGTCATGAGCTACCTACGGGGATTTGAAGATCTAAAGCCGAAGGCTGTGGCTTCCATAGACCCGACCAGAGGAGTTGTAAACTGCATTGGCGTTGACGGTGGAACGTCAGAGATGCAGATGTTCATCACACCGCAAGGGAGCATCGCCGTTCGGCCCGTCGAGTACGCGCCGATCGATCAACTAGGGGCTGCCAAGCCAACAGAGAATCGTCATGTTGGAGTGGATCAGCTTCAGAGATGAGGCAGCAATGGGCACGACAATCTCTCGACCGGAGCATCATGGACTAGCGGTTGCCAACGTAGAGAACATGTACAAGCGAGTTTTTGTCGAGGTTGACATAGCTCTGACTCGCGGAGACTACACACGCGCCGTCTCGATGATCAGGCGCGCAGCAGATGGCCATCCGAAGGTCATTCACAGCGAAGAGGAGCTGACTACGCAAGCATGACTCAGCTACGTCCGCAGTTAGATCGCTTGCCTCCAAGCGATTGGAAACATGTTGACAAGTATCCGCTCGGCGCTCATATGCTGGCGGTGATGCCACCTACCCCAGTTGTCATCGGGATCAACTGGTATTCAGATTTCGATGAGCCTGTCTACAGGAACAATGCCTACTGGATAGGGCTTGACCCCAACAATCTAGGTGAACTGGAGGGTGGGCATTGCGTTGCACTCAAGCATCGTTATGCAACTGATCTGACGAGCTGGTGGGACTACTACGACCAGGGCAACGAGGGTCGCTGTGTGCAATTCGGTTGCTCAAGGATCATGTCGCTGATGAACCGCAAGCAGTACGAGATCCGCGCGGATGACCCTGAAGGGCGCTGGCTGTACTACGAAGCACAGCGTATAGATGAATGGCCGGGAGGAGAGTATCCTGGGGCTCAGCCGCAGTATGAGGGCACGAGCGTGCGAGCCGGCTTGAGTGTGCTCAAGAACAAGGGCATCATCCCCAAGTACGCAAGCAAGCCCGTGCTGGCGGAAGGGATCTCAGCCTATCGCTGGATCGGCTCGATGAGCGATCTGTCTGCTGTTCTGGGTTACACCGGGATTCCATACGTCGATCTGATCAACTCATGGGGACGCGGCTATCCGCATTTGGTACGGATGCCACTTGAAACGATGAATCGCCTGTGGAAAGAAGACGGCGAGATCGGCGTTCCAACAGATAGATAGGAGAAACTAAATTGGCAGAACTCAGGATCATCAAGAATAGTAGACAAGTTCAATGCAAAGGCTGCGGTGGTGTACATGAATACATCTCGCGCCCTAGCGACCATGCGACCTGTGACACGCCGCTTGCAATGCCAGCTCCGCAAGCAAGGGAGCTTGCTAGCGAGGTTGCGGGAGGCAGGGATGACGTGGTGCGCATCCCTACGGACACGACGATCGTCATTGAGGATGACAACCGCATCCTGCCCAAGCTCCCGCCGCCAGATCTGGCTCATTACATGTCAAGAGAGCGACTTGCGTGAAGCGCGACAGTGGCTTCATTTTCCTGGTCTGCATGGTCTGCATTGCTACCGCATTGTTGCTGATCATGATCGTGTCGATGGTTCCGCATGACTGAAGATGAATGCAGATTGGCAGCACAGATAGCACGCGAGGCGATGATGCACGAGTTGACACACCCCGGCAAACGCAACTACGAACAGATGTCCAAGCTCGTTGAACAGACGGTGTTTGACAAGCTGATGACAGCAAAGGAAGGACGTTGACATGGGCGTCGTGGTGTTCTGCGCTGCCTGTGCAGCACAGAAGGATTGGTCAAGGCCATCAATCAGAGTTACGAGCGATCCGTGCGATTTCTGTGGCGGATGGGATGCATATCGCACGCGCAAGACCAATCATGTTACAGGCAAGTCCGAGATCAAGGTGACAAAGCTCAAGAATTTTGAGCACGACGAGCGTTTCCTACCTGGTACGGCGGCAGAAACCAGGTTGCAAGAGCCACTAACTTAGGGAAGAAGAATGAAAAACAACGAAGTTACACTGAACGTGACGGGCGAGGCGGCAGCAATCAATAGCGTTGCAGAAGTGATCGGTGAGTGGGCGGATCGCAAGGGCTTCCGTGAGGATTGGGATGACGCTGATTGGCTCGATCGCTTGGCTGACACCCTGATGCAGATGGCTGTCAAGCAGGAAGGCGATGTCTCAACGCGACTGCATGAGATTGCTGAGAAGCATCGCCGGCTGGCCAACGTGCAGAAGCTCATGCTGATGGTCTCTGAGGCATCTGAAGCGCTCGGTGATCTACGCAATGGTTTCAGCGCTCACAGCAGGACATACGGGGAAGAGCTGGCTGACCTGATCATCCGTGTCATGGAGAATGCACAGAAGAACCGCATTCCGATTGGTGATGCCATCATCGCCAAGATGGATATCAACGAGGGCCGCGCTCACAAACACGGAAAGAACTTCTAATGAGATGGTCAACATCAGTGAACTAAGAAAAACAGATGTGTTCAAATGTCGTAACTGCGGAACTGTCTACCGCGCTCGTAAAGCTGGTTGCCCGCGAGGAGACAAGACTTGCACGGGTGCTAAGCAGGTGCGCACAGCGAGGCATCCAGGTGAGTAGCGAACACGACCTTGAGCGCATCAAGAAGGGTGCTGAGGCATTTTATGCGATGCTCGATGATCACGATCGGCGTGATGACAACGTGGAAGACCTCACGCTCGATCAGTTCATGATCATTGGCATCGTGTCGTCACGAGTGAACAACGATGATGAGATCGAAGCACCGTTCCTATGGTGCTCATCGCAGCGCATCTATGTGCAGATCGGCATCCTTGAGACGATGCTGATCCGCATGAAAGCCAAGATTGGTGACGGAGATTATGAAATTGAAGAGGACTAGTAACGAGATTGGTAGCGATGCTGAGCGGCGCGTGGCCGAGATCACTGGCGGCAGGCTAGTCCCTGGCTCAGGTTCAATGAAGTTCATCAAGCTCGATGCTGGTGACAAGGGCCATTTCGTCTACTCGGTCAAGGCCAGCGAGTCGATTGCGTCAACCTCAATGCGAGCAATTTCATTGTTGTGGAGAGAGACGATTCGCGGTACCCGTGGCTACTCAGGCCATGGCGATGGAGCCAAGCCAGCGATGGTCTTTGAGGTTGACGGAGAGCTTCTCATACTGGCTCGCCTGGCAGACCATGCACAACTAGCGACAGGGGAGGTGGAGCCCTACATCCAGACTGACAAGGCGCAAGCTCGCCGTGCTCACAGCAGAAGATCACTATTGTAAAGGTAATTGCTTATGAAACGCCTCGCACTAGCTGTAATCCTAGTTCTAGGATTCCCAGCCACGGCAGGCGCAGAAAGCAAGTTTGGGTCGATGTTTCCGAGCTTGCCTGGTTTTACGGCCCCGACCAATCAGCAGCTCGCAGATCTTGCGCAGACGCAGCGTGATCCGGGCCTTGACAGCGAGAATAACGGAAGCTTCCCAAATGAGACCGGTTCAGGTTTCACGTACTTCGGGCAGTTCATAGATCACGACTTGACGCTGGACACGAGTCCTCAGCCGTCAGCGCCAGTCGATCCAAGCACACTCACAAACGGAAGGACATTCAGGTTTGATCTCGATAGCGTCTATGGCGGCGGACCGGCAGCCAGTCCTCAGCTCTACGAGGCTGATGGAGTGCATTTCAAGCTACCTGCTGCGACATCACTGCCGGAACTGACAGACAGCTTTCAAGATCTACCACGCAATCCAGATGGCTCAGCAATTCTGATTGAGGGTCGTAACGACGAGAATCAGATTATCGGGCAGATTCATGCTGCGTTCCTGAGAGCGCACAACCGCCTGATTGACGAGGGCCATTCGTTTACTGAAGCTCAACGCATCCTGCAATGGCATTATCAGTGGGCGGTGGTACATGACTTCCTGCCGCACATCGTTGGTCAGAACGTCGTTGACTCGATCCTGAGTTCTAACGGAACAGTAAGGACTCGCTTCTACAACCCGAGTTCGGCGTCTGATCCCATGACGCCGGTCGAGTTCTCGGTCGCTGCCTATCGTTTCGGGCACTCTCAGGTGCGAGCTGCGTACTTCCTCAACGATTTCCTCGGTGTCAAGGTGCCTGTCTTCAGCCTTGATCCAAGCGTTGACCAGTTGTCAGGAGGTCATCCGTTAGGCAACCATGGAATCGAGTGGAAGTACTTCTTCCCCGAGCTGCAAGATCCGGCCGATGAGGAAGACGTTGCCAATGCGAACATCAGTCGCAAGATTGACACGCTGATCTCTGCGCCATTGTTCGAGCTGCCGATCCCCGGGGCTGAGGCAAGTGGCAGCAATGTGCTTGCATTCAGGAACCTGATGCGAGCCAAGTTCTACGGGCTGCCCAGTGGACAGGTTGTCGCCGCGCGGATGGGCATCAGGCCGATTCCAGCACCGTCGTTCAATCTCGGTCCTGGATTCCAGACAGGGACGCCGCTGTGGTACTACATCCTCGCTGAGTCGCAGCGTGTCAATGGAGGGCGCGTGCTCGGCCCAGTGGGCGCGAGAATCGTCGCAGAGGTGTTCCTCAAGCTGCTGGCGCTCGATCCGAACAGCTATCTCAACCGTTCGTTCACACCCAGCGAATCGATGGCTGGAGATGATGGCGAAATGAGCTTGTCTGATCTGCTCGTGTTTGCCGGCGTGACAAGTAGACCGGAGGAGTAATGGCAAGGCGTAGGCGCAAGGGTGGCATCAAGATCAAAAAGGCCAATCGTGGCAAGCTGCGTAAGGCAGCCAAGGTCAAGAAGGGCAAGAAGATTCCGGTAAGCAAATTGCGAGCACTGAAGAAGTCGAAGAATCCGAAGACTCGCAAGCGTGCCACCTTTGCGCTCAACGCCAGGAAGTGGAAGAAGAAGTGAAATGACGATATTGCTATGGCCACGCAGTGACGCTGATGGTAAATCAGGATGGCTGGCAGTTTGGTGGGATTCCAATCGTTCAGCACCCTACGATTGCAAGTGGGGTCGCACTCAACAGGAGGCGGTGAGTAAATTGTCATGAGCGAGACCGGCGACATCCTGGCTGCCGAAACTCAGGCCCATCAAGTACTTCTGGAGGGGCATCGTGCCTATCCAGATAACGAATCTATCTATAAAGATTGGCAGAAGGCAAAGGCTGCCATGGAGATTGCATGGATGGAACACAACAAGACGACAGAAATGTAAATGTCTCTCCCGTCGATGCATGGAAGCAGGAGATTCTTGATATCCGCTGTGGATGGGAGTGGGCCTTTGCAAATGGTGCTCGTCGCGATGATAGGAGCAGCGATCCTGCTCTCCAGGCTGTACTCGAACGTGAAGCGGAGTTACACGAACTGATCAGAACCTACGACATCAATGATCAACGAAACTGACAGAGAGATAATCAGATTACGAGCTATTGAGGTTGCCTTGAACTCGCGGATTCGAGAGCTGGAAGAGATGGTTGTGCGAGCAAAGATCGTCAGTGAGCGCGTAGCCGGGTCTCGACCAATCACGTTGCGAGATATCTATCAACCTTACAACGACGCTCCAGGAATTAGAGACAATTGAGTTACGCCCGCCTTTTGGTTCAATGGAGAGCCCCGCCGGTTTGCATCGTGCGGACAGGGTTCGAGTCCCTGGGCGGGCACTATGGCTAAGAGAAGAAGTAGAAAAAGCAAGATGCCGAAGGGTTTCGTCAGCAAGGCGCAATGGCGTTTCTTCTTTTTCAAGGGAAAGAGGAATCCGAAGTTCAGGGCGCTTGCTCACAAGGAGGCCCACAAGACGCCAGGAGGCAAGAAGGTCCGCTATCGCAGGTTGCCGGCGAGGAAAGGCGCGAGAAGAAGGCGCTAGCCATGGTGACGCTGATTGACATCGAGCTTGCAATACCGTGCTGCGATCAGCGTATCATCGAGAAGGACGGTCAACACGGCATTCACTATGACTGCGGCAAGCCGATGCGCTACAACGCCATCCAAGAAATATGGTTGTGCCTTGCCTGTGGCTGTAGTCGTTCTGCCAGTCAAATAGCTTTCCGCTCATCAACCAGGAGAAACCAAATTGGCTAACCGTGTGAAGGGAAAGCGCAAAGCTGCTGCGGCCAAGAAGGGTCATCGCAATGCCGGCAAACGCAAGTCTCACGCCGGTGTCGTGCTCGCAGCTCGCAAGCGCTGGAAGAAAGGCCCGATCAAGCGTAAGAAGTGATCGTGTATGGTATGCGCATACAAAGTTTGATCACTAAGGAGGTAGCGTGACAGTTAGGAAGAAGCAGGAACTTCATCCGGCGCTCAAGGCCAACGTCGAGCGCATGAAGAACCACGGCAAGAGCAAGACTCAGGTTCCCGCCAAGAAGAAGCTACGAAAGAGGAGCAAGTAGAATGCCATCAGCAAACGCAGTATGGAAGAGCGCTCTGGCGCGAGGCCGTGGCCCTGCCAGCCGTCGCCCCAAGACGCGCAAGATCACCAACAACAATCAGGCTTCACAGCGTCTCGGTGGCGATACCAATGGGGTTTCGTCGGCCGTGATCGCCAACAGCACCTCGTCCGGGCGCGCAGTGCGTGGGGGCGACGTTCTGTGAGCAAGAAGCAGACTGACAAGAAGGCTGCCAAAGAGGCGATGAAGAAGCAGCAGGAGAAGCAGCGCGAGACCGCTCGTTCCGGCCCTACGCCTTCTGGCCCCGGTTCTGGTGGCGCTTCGTCGGAAGAGCGCGCCGATGCCTCCGGTGGCCTGGGAGGGGGCTCAACGGGCCAGGGAGGGGGCGCTAGCCAGGGTGGTGGTACTGGCAACCCATAGCTGATAGTCTGTGTATCGCCTGAGAGCGGCTGGCGAGTTACATAACGCAAGCAGAAGTATTAGCTGTGAGCATGACCCACTCACAGCTTCAAAGCTCAAAAGCCGTCCTCGGGCGACAGAAATGAGGTAGACAGATGGCACTAGGCACTGGCACCAAGGTCATTGACGGAACCACCGTCAAGGTTGGCCAGGCCCGTCGATCAGTTCTCGGCGCCCCCGGCCTAGTTGCACAAGGGCTTACAGTCGTACTGCGTAGCCCTGGTGGGTATCGAAGCAACACGAAGACTGTCCCTGCTCACCCGAGCCGTGTTCGTACGGACACCATCGTCCGGCGTCCCGTGCTCAAGGTCCAACGTCAGAACCCTGTCAAGCGAGCTGGCAGCAGTGCAAGTTCATTGCGCCTCAAGCCGCGAGGGATCATTCCTGCCGCTGGATCGTTGCGCCCCCAGTCAGTTACACCCCCGGCGCAGCAGCATCGCGGTATCCACGACAATCTGGGAGTCGCAGACTCGACCACCAGAGAGTCGGCGTAGGTGACAATCAGTATCAATAAGGAGAGTTTTCGTGAATAAGGGCGAAGCAGAAGCTGCGTATGCCGCAGGGCGCGCACTTGTCAATGTGGAATGGCCTGAAGATGTTTCGGGCGACCACAAGAAGCTCGGCATGCACCACTGCCCGTTCGCAAAGGGCACTCCCGAGTACAGCGAATACGCTCGCGGCCTTCAGGACGCGATCGAAGAGAACACCCCGGCCGATCTCCCTGGACTCAAGAAGGAGATCGCAGATGCCGTCACGATGGGAGAAAGCAATGCCTGAGCTTCAAGAGAGCGTCCGTAGTGAGCTGCGTGAGCGCAAGCTCGGAGGGCCGCAGGAGAACTGCACCCTGACAGGCGAGATGACAGCAGTGCTGCGTGGGCCTGATGGCAAGGTCAAGGCACGTCGTCACGTCAAGAACCTCGTTGTCACCACTGGTGTCACGGCAATCATCGAGCGCCTCGACTCCTCCCCCGCAACCGCTCAGCCGTCGCACATGGCAGTCGGTACCAGCACGGTCGCAGCTTCGGCCGGGCAGACCGACCTGACAAGCATTTTGTCACCACGTGTCGTGCTCACATCGAGCGTTGCGTCGGGTGCCGTGCTGACGATGATCGGCAACTGGGCCGCTGGCGCGAGCACGGGCACGATCACCGAGGCCGGCGTGTTCAACGCTCTGACCACGGGAACGATGTACTCCCGAGCCACGTTCACCGCCATCCCCAAGGGTGCCAGCGACACGCTTCAGATCACCTGGACGTACACGTTGACAGCCTCGTAGCACAGGGAGGAATCCCTGATGCCGTACTTCACGGCTGGCGACAACTTGATGTTGGATGCGCTCGGCGCTGCGATCACGCATGCCAGTTTGCTTACCAAGCTAGCTGACAGGCCGATCACCGGCGTTGCATCGACTGACATCCTGACATCGGCCACCCACGCTTATGCGAACGGCGATATCGTTGTCGTCGCAACCAAGGTGGGTGGCACTGGCCTGATCGTCGGCAAGCCCTACTTCGTCGTCAACCAGACAACCAATACATTCCAGTTGGCAGAAACTCCTGGGGGGACTCCTGTCAATTTCACCACCAACATCGCTTCAGGAACTGTCAACAAGTATCAAGAGATGTCGGGTGGCACCCCAGCGTACGCGCGCAAGTCGATTGCGTTCGGTGCTGCTGCCGCAAACGGAGTGATCGATGATACCTCTAACGGTGTCCAGTTCGACGTTCCTGCCCAAAATGTCGATGCTGCTGGATACCACACTGCATCATCAGGCGGGACGATCTTGGCATTGTCATTGCTAGCTCATACGGTTTTCGGCAATCAAGGTTTGTACATGCTCGATGATGCCAAACTAGACCTAGACCGGAGCTGAACACTGTGGGCTACGCATTTACCGAGGGGCAAGGCAGGACACACGCAGCAGATCTTGTTGGCAATGAGGATGTCTCGCGCTTCAAGGTCACCTTTGGCCCTGTCGATGCAGCTACTCTCGTTGACACGCCTACGCCGCTGCCTGTCGTGTTGCCGACGATCAGTGTCTCGGCGCCGTTGCCAACCAGAGATCCTGCTAACGGCGATCCGCTTGTCGTCGGCGCGCTCGCGACTGCACCAACCACTACACAGCAAATCGCGGCGCAGAACCTCAATCGCAAGGTTCTGGAGATCAGCAACGCCAATACCAGCGGTGTGTGGATACGCTTCGGTGCTGGTAGCGCTGTGGCCGGCCAGGGCACCTACCTGCCGTCCAAGGCGACGGGATACTGGCCTACTACCGCCCGGGCAGCTTGTATCGTTGAAGCTGGTGGCACGGTTGCCGGTAACCTCATTGGCTACACGGAGTGGTGATCGTGAAAAGACGGGGCTTTCTTATCGCACTGGCTGGTGCGGCCGTCGCGCCTGCAACGGCTGGTGCAAAGTTCCATCAAAGCGCCATCCCACATAGCCCTAAGCTGCCGAAGAACTACGGGCCATACGACGCCAATCCCTACTACCATCCCAGCGTTCTCAAGAAGTCCCAGGTTGATGAGCTGATCTGGCCTGCCGTCAAGCGGATAAATGAATCTGATTGGGTGTGGACGCTGGAATCCTGTCAGGGAAATCATGCCTGGTCGAAGTACCCGCTGATTCGGCTTGTCGTTCACAACGGCAACGTCTCGCAGATGCTGGGACTGTTGCATCGCAGTGCACCATACACTCGCTTTACAGAGAAGCCAGGTCCCAATCACATTGAAGTATACCGCCATGTTCAGCCACCGCTACCTGGTTGGTTTGAAGCTCGCGTGCTTGTGAAGGGAATAGATCCGATAGCGGTTTGGGATCGATTTGCTGAGGCCGTCAATACCGGTCGCGTGCAAGGGAGAAGCAAGTGAGCGAAGCAATCAAGCGGTTCTTTGTAGTGCTGATTGGCTTGCTACGTAGCGAGCGCGGCGTTGCAAGGGCTCGCATTCTCGTGGCTGGCACAATCGCTGCCAGTGCCATCGCTATCGCAGTTGGTACGACGGTTGTCACGCCACCACCTCCCGGTACCTGCGACTCCACGATCAGCTCGGGCAGCGTGTCAACCGCGCTCGCCAGCGTGCCGGCAGGAGGGGTTCTCTGCCTGAACAATGGCACGTACAGCTACAACGCAGCGGTCAGCAAGGCATCGCTGACGACTGTCAAGCCGGTTCCAGGCGCCAGTGTTACGTACTCGTCGCTGTCGATGAGCACGTCGAACAACATCCGCATCGAGGGGCCGGGGACGATTCCTGGCTTTGCCATCGGCACCAACACATCATCTGGCACGAACCTACAGATCTCGAACTTCACCTCAAACAGCAACGCCTGCATCCAAGCTCCGCAGAACGTCGCTAACAACATCCTTATTGACAAGATCGTCTTCAACAACATTGGTCAAAGCTGCACGGAGGGCCGCCTAGGCATCCACGGTCTCAACACGTCAAAGTCGGTCAACCAGAACATCCAGGTCAAGAACAGCACCTTCACGGGTTCTGGACCGTCGGATGGCATCCAGGGCACTGGTGAGCCCAGAGGAATCATCATCGGGCCGGGCAACACCTTCCAGAACATTCTGGAGGGCGGCTGCGGAGTGGTTCACTGCGATTCGATCCAGTGCTACGGGTGCAGCGACGTCAGGGTCAGAGGCAACTACTTCTACAACAACTCAACACTCGCGGTTGATTTCGACTGTAACTCAGGTTACACAGAGATGACCGACAATGTGTTTTATCAGGAGCCTGCAAGCGCTGCAAACGCCGTTGTGATTACCGGCTCGCCGAGCCCTCTCATTGCACACAACACGTTCGGTCCGAACACGAACCTCCAGATCTATGGAGGCAACCCTGGTAACTGTACAACGACCAACGCGAACATCTCCAACAACATCAGTCAAGGTGGTTTCAACATTGGCAACTGCACTGGCTGCACGCAGACGAACAACATATCTAATCCGATTTACGTTGGTGGCAGCACGCCGACGACATGGGCTGGCTGGGCGCTAGCGTCTAACAGTCCCGGTAAGGGCACAGCAACAGACGGTGGCGACGTTGGTGCAAGACAGGCTTGCGCGCCAGGGAGTTGTTAGATGGCATTCGCATTCAAAGCCACATCGACAGTCACCGGCACAGCGCTGAACGCGACTGGTACCGAGCCCACTGGAACCGCGCAGAATGACATCATGGTTGCCTTCATCATCTGCGGGCAACTTGGTGTCCTCGGCGCTCCGGTGGGCTGGACAGTCCTCAGATCCGGGCAGACCGGCACATCGGAGAATGACGATCATCAGTACATGATCGCCTACATCGTTCGTGGTGCTTCTGCTCCGTCATTGGTATTCACAACGGGCACATCGCAGCCGCGCGAGCTTTACATCTGCACGTTCAGCGGAGAGAACACCTCAACGCCGATCGATGCAGAGGGCACCCCTGCGGTCACGCCGGCCACGCCTACGCCTGCTACGAACCCTGATCCGCCCTCTGTCACGCCGGTTGACGCGGCAGCTCTGGCCATCTGCGTAGGGTCAAGCTGGTTTGGCTCGGCAGCGGGCGGCTGGGGCACACCTACCGGCTACACGATCCGGTCCAGGAATGTTGCCGGCGACTCTGGCGTCATGGCCAGCAAGCAGTTGTCCGGCACGGCTCCTGACAACCCCTCCGCATTTACCAACGGAGCGGGAGCGTCAAGCAACTTTGCACATACCTTCACGCTGAAGAGCAGCGCTGGCACTCAGCAGACGCTGCGTCCGGATGCCGATCTCGCGACAACCGGATGGACAACAACCCCATTGTTCTCGAAGGTCAACGACTCCTCCGACGCCACAGTGGTGACGAGCACGCTCGCATGAGAACGATCGTTGCCATTCCATACGATGGTGTAGTTGCGTTGAACGTTTGCCCTGCGCATCTTGCCCTTCGTATGGAAGGCATCGATCACGAGCAGTACCTCTGTATCGGAGACCTAGATTACGGCGATATCATCGCTGCAATCTGGCGAAGTGGCCATGGCTTCATTCTCATTGAACACGATGTAGTTCCATGGCCTGGTGCCCTCGCAACACTAGAAGCATGTCAGTATGATTGGTGCTGTCACTTGTATCCGTATCATTCTGATCAACCTGCTGGCACGCGCGATCGGCTCGGTGGCTCGATCGGGTGCGTAAAGTTCTCAACAAGATTGGTGAAAGCTCATCCCGATCTGTGTGATGCATGGGAAGGCGTTCCATGGCGCGCAGTCGATGGCCACATGATCCAGGCGATTGGCCCTGCGCTGGGGCAGGACCGGGGCGAGGAGTGCGCTTTCTGGCATGAACATCTCCCGCCTGTCGCTCATGCAAGGCGATATGAGACTGAGGTCGCAGCCTAATGTCAATCACCCCCGTTGCTCGTGTATCACTCGGTTTCGGTGGGCCGCCAGTTACCCGTACCGCCCACTCCATCGTCGTTCGCGCTCGCAAGGTCTCAGGCACCGGCACCGTTACCCTGCGTTCAGCGCTCTATGAGGGCGTCACCAATCGTTCGGGTGATCTTGAATCAACAGCATTGACAACTTCGCTGGCGACGTACACGCTGGCCATCCCGGATGGCAACGCAGCAACCATCTCAAGCTACTCCGATCTTGAGCTGCGTTTCTGGGGCTTCTCATCGACCAATGATCTTGTCAATGTAGAAGTAGCTGACATCAATCTTGTTACGCCTGTCCCGGCCTGGGTGCAGACTATTCCTGATGCCCTGGGGATCACGGATTCTAACTCCTCCATCCATGGCATAGCACGCACGCAGACGATAGCTGACAGCCTGGCAGTCACAGACGCACGGACAACGCTCAGGGATGGGCGAGCGACGATCCCAGACAATCTGGGTATCGTAGATGTCAATGTGCCTGTCTTGACAGCCGGCATTCCGGTTCCTGACAACCCGAGTTTTGACGTTGATCTAACGTCATGGACATTGCAGCCTACATCTGGCACGATGTCCCGTGTCACGACTAACGTTGATACGGCGCCTGGTGCGCTGCGCTGGACCCCCGGCACCGATTCGACAGCCATCGACACGAACTACCTTGAGGAAACCTTCTCGGGTATCTTCCGCGCTGGTATTGAGTACACGCTATCAGTCAGAGTGACAGGTACCGGTCTACAAGCCTTTGCAAGGTTCAGATTCGGTGACAATGTACTTGCGGATATAACTGATACCGGGCAGATTGTCGTCGGTTCCACGTTGTCGTACAGCACGGTAACGATGTCATGGACACCGACTGCCGATAGCTCGCAAGTTACATTGCGAATCGGCGGTCTGTCAGGCAGCGGATCATTTCAATTTGACTCACTGATCTTGACGGCTGGCAGCTCGCCGAACATCGAGCGCACGCTGCCGCTTGAAGCGCTGGGCGTGACCGATGTCGTAGCACGCACGGCAGCCTGGGTCAGGACGCTCAACGAATCTCTAGCGCTCACCGATAGCGAAGTAGGCTCGACGCTGCCAGGCGGCACTACAGCCACGCCGGTAGCGCGCCTCTCGCTTGAGTCCGGTGGTGCGCCCACGGCTAGGGCAAACCACGAGATTCACATCAGAGCGCGCAAGACGAGCGGCACAGGCACAGTCGCGATCCGGGCAGCGCTGTACGAAGGACCTCTCAATCGCTCGGGGGATCTTGAAACAAGTGCATTGACGACATCTCTGGCTGACTATGTGCTGGCGATTGCCGATGCCGATGCCGCGCTCATCACCAATTACCTTGATCTTGAGCTGCGAGTGTGGGGAGTCTCAACCACTGGCGATACGGTCAGTGTTGAGGTTGCCGACGTTTCGCTTGTCACGCCGGCTGCTGGGCCTACGAGCTACACCAAGGCGCTGTCTGACTCGCTTGCCGTAGCGGATGTGGTGGCCAGCACGGGCGGCCTGCTGAAGTCTCTGTCCGACTCGCTGTCAATCACAGAGACCGTGAACGGCGTCCCGACCGGTGCGGTGATCCACAGCTTCCGCACAGAGATGGGTGGCTTTGCCCCTGTCTTCATGCTCAAGCCTGGTGCTCGCGTCAGCGGTAAGGGCACAGTCACCGCCTCGGGCCATGAAGTCATTACCGGCGGCACAGCGTTCAATCAGGGTATCAGCGACAATCTTGGTGTCACAGACGCACGAGCATTCCAGCCCGGACATTTCCAGGTTGTCCCTGACACGCTGGCAATGACCGATGCGGCGATCACCACCGGTACGCAGTTGCTGGTCATTCCCGAATCGCTTGCCCTCACTGATACGCAGAGTCCGGCATCGGCTGCTGCCATTCTGATTCCGGAAAGCTTGTTCGCCGCCGATGGGCTCAATGTTCTCTTTGCCCCCGGCGGTGTAGTTCTCAACCAGAGCGTGGCAGAAGCGCTGGCAATCACGGATACGCTGTTCATTCCGGTCTCGCAGCACTTCCTGCCAATCAGCGAATTCATAGCGTTGCAGGACGCTCGCATCTTCGCGCGGGCGTTCCACATCCCAGACATTTTCATTGTTGGAGATCATTGGATATTCCAAGGCACTGCCTTCGTCTCCATCGTTGATTTCGTCTACCCGCTAAGCGTAATTGTCGAGGCTGTCCCGTCTCTCCTGACAACAGTTCAAGCCGCCACTTCCTTGCTGGCCATGCAGGATGTTCAGTACAAGTTCGTTGACACGGACGATCAGTTCAATGAGATGTCCGTGAATGACGTTGATAAGAAGCTCGTCACGATCGAAGACTACGCACGAGGATAGGAGAAGTAATGCCTACTGTTCAACAGAGCCCTTCACGAACCAGCAAGCGAGGTGATACTTGGGAGCCCGTGACCGGCGTCCTGTTCGATCAGAACGGCCCTGCTGATCTCTCGGGCTGGACAATGCGGTTCCTGGCCAAGGCCACCGTCAATGGCGTTGTGTGGGTGATCGACAGCGATACGCCAAACCACGGTACCTGCGTAAATGTGTTTGACAACGATGGCGCGGGGGCAAACGTCCAGGTCGAATGGCCGATCGGCTCGGGCACGTACATCACGGTGCCGGCGAACAAGGGCCGTTACCGCTTTGAGCCTGCCACACAGGGCGTGGCGCAGACTGGCTTGTTCGAGATCGAGATCGAATGCAAGCGGACTGTCTTCGGCGTTCCGAAGACGATGACGTTCCCGAGCAGCAAGGAAAACAACCCTGTCTGGCAGATTGACGACGATATCCGATGACCGAGCGGCTGGTAGGAACGGGTGAACCAGAAGAGCTGAAGCGCCGACTGGTTGGCACTGACCCGGCTCCTCGTCGCTTGCGTGTTGGTCCTGCGCCAGCGCGCCCGGTTGCTCTGCCATCGCCCGAAGAGGTGCGCACAAGAGTGGGGGAAGCGGCACCTCCACTCACGTTGCCGGCAGAAGCAAGTACATTGGTAAGTGGCGGTTTGAAGATCTCAACGGCGCGTCAAGGCAGCGTGCTGGATCGCCCAAATCCAGTTGTCGGCATGCGTGTCCAGATGCAAGTTCATTTCTACGACATCATCACCAAGGAAGCAGCTACTCCGGGAGATGTCGTTGTCAACCTCACTGATCCGGACGGTGAAGCGATCCCCGTGACCATGACGGAGGACCCTGAAGATAGCGGTCACTTCTACGGGAGCTTCCTCCCCGACGTGCATGGCGAATGGATCTGCGAGCTTGTCTATGACGTTGCAGAAGAGGTTGTCGATCGCACCCATGTTTGGGTGGCTTGACTTACGGTGATAGATTGAATGCTGACAGTGTGCGCCTCACCCCTCGCACGCTGTCAAGGAGCCCCGCTTCCAAGGTCCCGACCCCCCTACAAGACCTTGGATTGCGGGGCTCCTCCCCTGTTCCAGGTTAGGACGAGGCCACTTCAGCCCCGGCCCAACCTGGACGATGGTATAGCACTCAGCCCGTGAAGTGGGGAGTGCGCTTGACCGGCTTCTTGTGCTTCTTCTTGTGCACGTGCTTCTTGGGCTTGTGCGGCTTGGGCTTGGGCTTCGCCTTGGGCCGAGGTGTCACCACCGGCGGCTGCTGAACGGCAACCGGAGCTGGCGGTGTGACGACCGGCGGCGGTGCAGTGACAACCGGAGGCGGGGTGACAACCGGGGGAGGCGTCACCACGGGCGGCGGCGTCACAACCGGGGGCGGTTGCTCGGGCGGCGGCGGGGGCTTGTGCTCGCACGGAGGCGGAGGCGGCGGGGGCGGACAGTTGTAATCCGCAGACGCTGGTGCCGCTACTACCATGCAAAACGCGAGCGCAAGGCCCGCGATTGACTTCCTCATACGTCACCTTCCTTGTTGTGGTGTAAATAAGTTGTCAGAACTCGTAGTCCGTTACCTGTATCTCGATTGACTCGTTGGGATCAAGAGTAATGAGATTGGACTGGCCTGCGAGACGTATGCCAACGTGCTTGCCGTCGGCACTAACCATCGTGAACACGACCTCCCGCGCGGTCCCACCTCTAACAACCATGTTGCCTTTGGCGAGATTGCGCGCGGGAATTGTCGCTGTCCTCATCGAGCGCGGATGATGCGCTTCTTGCCGGCACTCGGCTTGACGCTGGCGCTGCGGCCGATCTTGTGCGTCGCCGTCTTGGTGGCTGACCGCTTGGTGGCAGCGGCGGGCTTGCGTCCTGCCTTGCCGGTGGCCAGGCCATCGCTGGTGCGCTTGCCTTCCTCGATGTCGGAGATGATCTTGTAGACGTGCTGGCGGGAGACATCGGCTGCCTCCACGAGCATGTTGACCGGGATCTCTTCGCTGAGCCCAGTGACGATCAGCTCATTGACAGTCGCAACGTCTTCCTTCCAGGCATCGTGATTCCTGTTGCGGCTCTTGGCTGCCTTGCTCAGCGGGGTGAGAACCTTGTTGAGCTGAGCCTGAGACAGGTCGGTCTTGGGCGAGCGGTTGATGCTGGCCGTCCGCTTGGTGCTGGTTGTCTCCTTGGCCGTGCTCCTGCGAGCGGGCTTGGTGCTGGTCGAGGGCTTGGCCTTGGCTGTCCCTCTGGTCTTGATGATTGCCATCGAATCCTCCTTTGGTGGTGGTGATTGTCAGTTTAGCGGAAGTCAAGCAACTGTGTCAATCCTGCTGTCCGGGTCGGTCCTGCGGTCGCTGGCCTCCATCCTGCGCGCTGCCGAGCGGACGAGCGGCAGCCACCGGATCAGAGTGTTCAGCCCGCCCCAGCCGAGGGTCAGGACAAGCTCTCTGTCATTGCCGGTGATCCGGTAGAACTCGGCGTGCGGTCCAAGACTGCGGGAATAGCGCGGTACGACCTCACAGTAGGGGTCGCTCGTGCCCCTGTAGGAGATGACGATCTTGCAGTCTTGTGTGAGTCGGTCACCCCTGACGAATGTCAACTAGTTTTCCCCTTCCTTGTCTTGAGCGCTGCTAGCGAGCGCTTGGGCTGGAACTGGCGCTTGCGCTCAGCTTTCTCCTGCATATCGCGCTGAACGCGCTTCTGTGCAGCGGTAAGGATACCCTGTTCCTTCAGATACCTAGCAAATCGTGCGTTCAGGTTGGTGCAGACTTCGAGCTGGCCGCCGAGCCCCAGTGCGGCAGGTTCCTTGAAGTAGCCTTTGTGGTCAGGGAGCGGGTACATCCATGAGCCGGCCTGATTTGACATCCTGTATGTCTTGATCCCGGTTGTCACATCGACCGTGCCAAGCGGTGAATCGCCACGAAATTCTATTACTCGGGGATTGTGGTACAGAACTCCATTGACAGTGAAGTCGTCGGGACTGCGTTTGCGTTCCTTGATCCGGGCTAGTGCTGGACCGGCCTGCTTGCGCGCCTTCAGTGCCGCCAGTGACGGTCTTACCGGCTCGCTCGTGTTCTTCCGTATCTTGGCCTTGGCCAGTGCGCCCAACGGTTGCTTCTTCGTCTTCGTCCTCGCTCGGCGCAGATCAGCCATGTCCAGTTCATTCCTCGTCAACTTGGTTTAGAGTCATACCGGCGTTACGTCACCCATCGAGAGCCTCCTTCGCGATATCGCTTGCGCTACCGACGCCGACCCAGTAGTCGGGGCTCGCCTCGTACCCTGGGTCGGCATCGTCTGCGTCCAGCTTCGCGATCTCTTCCAGCGCCTGCCGCAGCCGCTCGGCCTCGGCCCGGTCGCGCTCCCACCCGTGCGCATACTCAAGCGCGCGCGCCTTCTCAGCCTCGTAGTTGATCCGCAGCCGCTTGACCTCGGCCTGAAGGCTCTCCACGATCTTGACCGCCTCAGGATGCACGCCCGAACAGGAGAGCATCCAGCCAAGCTCCGTGGGCTCGCCGGGTGGCAGGTTGTCAGAACTCGGCTCGATAGCCATTACGACTCCTTCGTGATCTTGTCAATCTTCTTGGGCTTGTTGATCGGACGCCAGCCGCCATAGCCGTCAGAAACGTAGCCGCGAGCCTCCATCTCATCGCTCATGTTCGCCATGCTTATCGGCTTCTTGCTCTTGTTCAGTTCTGCGATTGTCTCGCGCGTAGCTGTCAATCGCTTTTGGTACTGCTGTTCGGAATGCTCCTGTGCCTTTCTACGCTTACGCTCGCGCTGCTTGCGGTTCATCAACTCTCTCCTGACGATCTCCGCGATTCGTCCTGCATGTGAATACGTCGTTGTCACTTCTCCTTATAATCTCGTTGAGTTTGTCACGCATTCGCTTTCTCGACTCGTTCAACGTAAGCTTCTGGCAGTGTATCCCATTCTCGCTCCATGTAGGACACAGCCCCCGCTATGTCGTAGACGAATCGCCGCAGCCAGTAGGGATTGATGTGGCCGCCATCCCAGCCCCGCACCGGCTTGCCTGATCTGGAGTTGACAAGCTCCATGCGTATGGGGATTGGATCGTTTGGATCACGTTCGCGTATCCTCGCCAAGCGCTCGGGCTCGGGCGGATAGAAGCGCAGCTCGAAGTTGCTTCGCAGCAGACGAATGTGAACGATGCCCTCAACAACCCAGATCTGATCCAGGAAGCCCATTAGGAGACATCCCTGTAGGAGAACCTCTCCTGGTAGGCGAGGTTCAGTCTCGGGTTGGTCCACTTGACATCATGCGGGATCTGGTCTTCAATCTTGTTGGCGACGTAATCCACATGACGCGCCGGCCCAGGATCGATTTCCCTGAGGCGACGGATAACGTAGTCGATCTCTTCACGCGACAGATCGAGCTTGTAGACAGGCATCAGTCTATTCCCCCTTGTCAAACATCTTGTTGAGCTTGTCAAGTTCCTTCTGTGTGATGAACCCCTCGCAGTCGCACTTGATCGAGCGACACGGCCATGGTGCGTCAACCGCATGCAGGCTGGCCGGATGCCCACAGTGGCACGTGGCGAACTGATCATGCTTGGCCATCAGATTGTCTCCTCGATGAAGCCGAGTTCGCGCATCTCGTGCTCGCCGCCGACGAAGCGCGCGATCTCATCGTAGGCTCCGGTGGCACCGTGGAACTCCGGGTAGCCCTTGGGGCTGTCTTGGCCCTCGGGTGACTTGAGCAGGATGCCCAGCGCGAGGGTGAGCCCGTGCATCACGCCAGTGTAGTAGCGCTTATCGCGCTGTGTCTTGGTCGCCAGCTTGCTGCTGGCAGCGTTGAGCATCTGATGGCGGATGTACGGTGCCGCATGTGAATATGTGATTGTCATTCCTGGCATCAGGCATGCACCTCCGTGGCATGTATGTCAATGATGTCAACATTGACCGGTACTAGGTTCGGGGCAAACTGATTGTGCGGCCACGAGGCCAGGAAACGGTCCTTGACATCCTCGACATGGCCCTTCACAAGCGCAGGGCTCGGGCGCTCGATACCGAGATCGAACGTCTCCGTGTACGTATATAGGTTGACAGATTGGTCACGGTCATCCATGGCGGTAACCGTTAGCAGATACTTCAACGTGGTTCCTCCTTAGTGTTGCCAGGTTAGGTTATTGTACTATAGATCCGGGCTGATGGTCGGAACGGTCTGAGCCGCTGAAGGTCGAAACAGAAACAATCCTCGCGTTAGGAAGAGACTCGGTTTCGACTGTTTCGACCTCGGTGACCATTGATACTTACCTTGATGTCGTACATCCCAAAGAGCTTGTCAAACATCTCCAGGCTGTAACCCTTGTTGGTAGTGTTGCCGACACGCACTTGCTTGGGTGCGATGTCGTACTTGGACAGGAAGTCGGCCAGCTCCATCGCAGAGCGCTTGTCCCGGCCCATTCCGAGCCCTCTCAGCACCTCGTAGGTGAAGAGGTTGGAGCGGTCGTGCTGCTCGAACAGCTCTCCGATGACGTGGATCGTCTCAATCATTTTGTCGGTCTCATCGGTCAGCTCATGGTACTCGGTGACCATGCTGACGATGGCTTCGGAGATCTCATCCTTGATGCCAAACTCGTTGGCGATGGCCAGCAGCGGCCAGGCGATCTCAGCCTCGCGGTCTGAGAGCCCCTCAACGGGATGCTGGCGGTACTCGTCCAGCGCTTCCTCGTGTTCGAGCACCCACTCCACGATCTCATCGACCAGCTCACAGCCACGCTCCTCCTCTTCGGAGGCCATGAACGGCTCGACATCTACGCCCGTCTGCTTGCGGCGCATCGTGATGGGGATGCATCGGTCAACCAAAGTGTCAGGCAGGTACCCGTTGTGGATGCCGGCGAGAACCTTGGGGCAGAAGGTGTTGTACGCCTTGACCTTGCTGCCTAGCTCAGTCTGCTCGCTGGCCGAAGCCATGCGCCAGACCTTGCCTCCGAGCTTGTATCCGCCGTTGAGGATGCCTCGCAGGCCCTCGTTCTTCGCGCCCGACCAGATTGCGTCAACCTCATCGAACATGATCGTGAGCTGCCGCTCTTCGATCGCGTGGAAGAGAACCGGACCGGTGGCATCAATCGTATTCATGGGGTTCTGCACGATCGGAGAGAGCACGTCGAGCAGCAGCGACTTGCCTGACTGCTTCTCGGGTGAGTGAACGTACAGGTACGGCGTTGTCTTGGCGGATTCAAAGGCCCAGGTATGGATCACCCATGTTGACAGGACCTTGTACTGGTGCTCGTGAGGGAGCACAACGAACCGCTGGATGAAGTTCTCGATCTTGGTGAGAATCGAGTTGTCATGCTTCTTGAGGACAGCTTTCTTCTTGGCTACGGCAGCCATGATTCCTCCTTTCACTACGATGGTGGTGTTGTCAGTAAGATTGGCGGGAGGGGAGCCGAGCGAGTGGCTGGCTACTAGGGACCGAGCCCGAGCCAGCCAGGGCTCCCCTCCCTGTGTACAGCTTATCAGCTACGCTACGTCCTTCAGGCGCTGATGCTCTTCTCGCTTGCGCTGCTTGGCAGCGTAGTGACCGAGTGCTGCTAGGAACGTTGACAGTTCCTCGGAATCGTTCTCGATCGGGTAACCGTTGATGTGGAATGGGATTGCGTTACCCACGGTTCTGATTGGAATCTCGATTGTCAGAACCTTCGTCCCGTTCTTGTTGATACTCAAACCTCGCTCGTATGCAAGGCGCACTGCTAATGGTGTTTCCATCTTGCTCCTGCCACCCAAATTGTCCAGCTCTTGAAGAGATCAGTCATCGCAGAGTCACACTCTGTGACCACTCGTAAGTTTCCAGGGTTCCGTCGTTGTGCCTGACCACGGCGACTGCCTGAGCCTGCGCTGTGCCTGGTGTCAATCTGCCCGAAGCGGTTGACAGTCGCGCTGCCCATGTGGACTTGGACGGATCGGCCGATGCCATGCCAGAGGCAACGACATTGCCCTGGGTGATGGTGGCGATCACCCAGCCAGCGGCGTCATCGCTGTCCCAGCTAAACGGACCGGTAGCGTTGACAACCGTACCGCCGCCATTGAGGTCGAGCGGTGAATCGAAGTTGCCGGTAAGGCTTGCCCGAGCTACGGACGGGCCGACGAGCGCAACGGCTGTCGCTCCTCCTGCCAACTTGAGCACATCGCGGCGACTTGTCTTCATGACTAACTCTCCTTTGCCAGCGCTACGTCTTGGTCAGCTCTGCTAGTAAGGATCGACTGCCAGTCAATCAGCTCGCAGCCTTCCGGCCACTGCACATCGTCTGGCGTCTGGCCCTTCTCTACGCTGATCACTGCCACTACTCGGAAATGACGTTGATCTTCTGCTGCCACTTTACCACCCTTTGTGACGTTGATTTACAGGTGGAGCGGATCGGCTTCGTTATGCAGGTGTCCCACCGTGTTCCCTCTACCTAATGTACACTTAGTAGGGGGATGACTGTCCACCGATCCGCCCCGATGCAATATTCTACACCGCTGTCAAGCGCCGCCGATTAGCCGTCAACTATCTTGCTAATACATGCTGCTCCTGAGCCGCCGACGATCCCTCCTGCAATCGCCTTGGCAGTAGCGCCGCCGATCAGGCCGCCAACGACAATACCGCCAGTGGTTATGCCGGCGGCAATCAGACAGGCACGTCCTGCATGTGTCTGTCGTTCGTTGCTGATCAGGCATGCGATGTAGTATGTGGTTGTCAAGTTTGCATTCGGTGGCCTAATGTAGTTGTCATCGCAGTACCGGATCTTGGCTCCGTTGACGTACCGGATATAGGTTCCCAGGCCAGGGACATAGCACGCAGGCACATCACAGAACGCGCTTGCGGTTGCGGTCTTGAGCGGACGCGGTGTACTGCTGGATGACGGCGCCAGAGCCATCACCAAGAAATACGTAAGCGCACCGACAATGACAGCGAGCCAGAAAACTCGCCAGCCATGGTTAGGGCTACTACCGGACATATTCGGCCCTCCTGGTGGTTGATCGGACGGCGGGATACTATCGCAGCGTCAAATCACTCCGGGTCTCTGTCATACACATGCGCGGCGGGGTTCAGCGATCCCGGCTGCTTGTCGATCGTGACTTCGCTCTCGACTTCGGAAATCTCAATGATCTCCGCGCCTTGAACTTCTAGCACAATCGGGTTGGTAAGGACACCCTCGTTGAACCATGTGCGCGCCGTGTCCTCGGTGGGCGCGTCAACCATGTAAACCTCGTGAGCAGTACCTTCGACTTCAATGCGATAGGTAGGCATGAGTCCTCCTGTATCAGGGCACACAAAAGGCCCGCCGAAGCGAGCCCAGTGTGCAAAGCTAGTTGTTGGTGAAGCTACGCGCCTTCGGTGAACTCCACGCTGCCGATCACGGCGTCGCCCGGCTGTACGGTGACCGTTCCCTGCGCGACCACTGAGTTGCCGGTGTTCTCCTCGACCGATGTCACCTCGATGACAGCGGCTCCGGGGTTGCCGACTGTCACTGTGGCTGACAGACCGTCCTCGTTGGCCGCGACTGTTGCCACGTTCTCGTCGGAGCTGGTCCAGGTAGGAACGTCATCAGCCGGCGTCTCGTTGCCCTTTGCGTCAAGGAACTTGACGGTACCGGTGAGAGGTGCGGCGTCGTCGGTGACGGTGATTTCGCCCATGGCGATCTCCTTGGTTGTGTAGAACAGGACGGGTATGGCGAGGACTGGTGGTCCTGGTGCAGCGACTTCCAGAGCATTGGCGGCGCGGCGCAGCTCCTTGACTAGCGCTCGTGCGTTCGCTACTAGGAGGCGATCCCAGAATCCACCGGCTCGCCTGTGCTGTTGAGCCATCGCCGGGCACCCTATCACGTCTCAGCGGGCACTTGTCAACAGCTTGCGAATCGCGTCTGTCTCGCGCTTGACTGCGCTGGTAATGCGAAACTCAGCCTTGTCTTGTTCATCTACCAACTCGTCAATCTTGTTGAGATGTTCCTCCACCTTGTGGATGGGAAGCATGATCGGGTAGCTCATTAGCTCTCGGAAGGTTCGCCAACATGCTTGTGAAGGAACCCACAAACGTAGACGTAGCCGTAGGAGGATTGTGCCGAGCCGATGATCTTACCCTTGTCATCCTCGTAGATGACTTCCTCATTGTCGCCGTTGGTCAGCAGGCCGAGCGAGTAGGGATCACGCAGTGCTTGGCGTGCCTTGTGTAGCGCGCCCGTGCCTTCTGGCGTGCCATTGAGCCATGCGATCAGCTCTTGCTTGTGCTCATCATCAACCGCATCGAGATCCTGACGGTCGGGCACGAGATCGTTGGGCCAGATCATTCTTGCGCCCCATACCGCCTTCACCCCGTCAGGGAAGTTCTGCCGTCCGTATCTGATCTTGAGCTTGGTGCTGTCAGTCATGTTGTCTCCTTGTCAACCTTGATGAACTCGGAATGTACGATGGTGCTGCTGTTTCTCTGTTCGCCAACAAAGGTGCTGAGACGAACTTCACGTATGTAGCTGTCTTCTTCGGGCACGGGGATCTTGCCCTCGGCCATGACAACCAGCACGTCATGAGGAAAGTGAGTTGACTTGATGTGCTTGATCGGTCGGCCTAAATCTGTTTGCATGATCTTCAGCGCCTTGGCTGTGGTCATCATGCTTCCCCAAGGGCCGGACGTGGGCGCACCGACCTCAGACGCCTGGGTTCAACCTCGGTTGCCGTGCTCTCGATGGTGTCCGGGTCGATCTCCTCAAAGATCGGAGCCCAGCGGATGCCAACCATCTTCATCGGCCGATCGATATCTTGATTGATATGCAACTCAAAGGTGAGGTGAACCGAATCGCCAGGTTTTAGAAAGACCGGCGCGATCAACTTCTCGCGCTCCGTTGTGTCAACTCTATTACCCATCAGATCCCCAGGTACTTCTCACGCCGCTCACGTAGAGCCTTGGCTGCGTGCTCGGGATTGGGATCGTTCATGCGAAGCTGAGCAAGTTCCTCCGCCCATGCGCAGATCGCATCGTGCAGGCTCTCATCCTTACCGCCGGCATTGATGTCACCTACATTGCGCTTGCGAAGCTCAGAGACAACGGCACCCCATGCTTCGTGCTCACGCAACTGGAACTGTCGATGCTCGGACAGTAGGCGCATAACCTTCGCGCTCGGTCGCTCTTGCTTGGCCGGCGGATAGGAACTCAGCTCGCGGCGGTCGCACTCGGGACAGCCCTCGCGCTTGAGATCGTCGTGGAGCCCTTCCGCATGCGCATCGGACATGTCCTGTGCTTCTTCTCTGGTAATCATGATTTGACTCCCTCAAGCAATCTTGTTTGCTCGTTTACAAAAGCACGTCTGTAATGTTCCTCGTCATCGCCATACAGTGTTACAGAATCTCCTGCCTGCATGTCAACTGCGCTGTTGACAGCTCGCATGATCTCGTGGGGCGATGTATTCTCGTTGCGCAGCAGCCATGCCAGCATGCGAGCTACGCGCTCTGAGCTGATCATGCTCGTACTGCCTTGTAGAAGATGCCCTGAGCGTTGATCTTCCAATCGAATTCCCTGGATAGGACCAACAGAGTGATGCCGTCTGTTGGTGTCCTTGTCCTCTCGCCATTGGTTGTCACCAACGGAATTGACGAGCCCACCTTCTGGCCCATCATCAGCGGCTCGGTGAAGTCAAGCCAGAGGATGCCATCATCGGTGTCCTGCGGCATGACTCCGCTCTCGTCTGAGATCGCGATGAGCGGATACTTGCCGGCGAGCTTGGTCGTGGTAACCGCGTGCCATATCCGATGACCGTCTGGCAACATCGTTGGCACCGACCAGACGGGGGAGATGAAGTCGTAAAGTCCCTGCTCTTTCATGGTTGTCACTTCTTTCGGACGATGGCGTAGCGCTCAGCATTCTTGGGCGAGGGACAGGGCTCCCAGTGCTGATCGGGCTTCTCGCGGTTGAGCACGACACAGGCATTGCTAGCGCGTGCCTTCGTGTCGTATGAGCCTACGGGAACGAACGGACGGCTAGTTGTCTTGCTCATTTACAAACTCCCTTACGATTACTCTTTCGGTTACATCTTCAAGTGGAACTGTCAGTCTCCCGCAATCAGGACATATGTACAAGCGAATTGCTGCCAGTGTAGCACCGAGTGGGTATCCACATCGGCAGACCCTGATTGTCCACATTCTCAACATCAGTTGTCAGGTCCTAGTAGCTCGCGCCATGAACATTGCAAGCCTCGTTGCAAGCGGTACACTGTCTCGATGTTCGGGCTACGCCAGCCGCTTTCAAAGCGCGAGATCAGATCATGGCCAATCTTTGCGCGCTGAGCAAGCTCACGCATTGTCAATCCTTGTGACAGACGCAGACGGCGCAGGCGATCACCATCCCATTCGTTTGGTTGCGGGATGTTCGTGTGTTTGAGCATCAGTCACCCAACCTGCTCAGCGTCTCTTTGGTGATGCGATGCAGTAGCTCTTCGGCGGTGATGCCGAGCCGTTCTGCCTCGTTCTCGATGCGAATCGGGTCAAGCTCGTCGGTAAGCTCATCGACAACCTCAGTGATGTCAGCCTCGTTACTCATTCATGCTCTCCTTGATATGCTTGTCACACAGATTGTAGAAGTGGCGCATCACTGCCGCGCAGTCCTTCCAGGTCTTGACCGGCCCGTCGAAGAAGTAGTCAAGCTCATACTCCTCACGAAGCTGCTTGACAGTCGGGCTGAGCTTGTTGACGCCGGGCAGGAAAATGCCGTAGTCGCGCTTGAACTCGGCATTCTGTGTCTGCACGAGCAGACGTGGCATGAAGATTGTCTTGGTCTTGCCGGATGCAAACGTGACTTCCAGATCAGCACCAGGCATGTTGGCTACGGTTGGCATGTTATCTCCTTGGTTGGCGTTGTCAGTACGGACCGGCACCCTTTATGATGACCGAGGCTGCATGCTCCACGTTACCTAGCAGCCTTATCGCAAGCCTTGATTGACTGAGGGAGCGGGGTGCCCGGTCATCCCCCAAACTCAGCTTTTGATTCGCGCCAGAGGCTTAGCCTTTGCTGCGGCAGCCTCATTGATGGCGGCGATGACTGTCTGGCCGAGAGAGAACTCCCACTCCTTGTCAATCTTCCTGATCTCAGCCGTAAGCTCGCGCTCTCGCTGCACCTTGTCAAGGTAAGAGTCGAGCACTTCTTTTGGCATGTCGGGCTTGAAGACGCGAGTGTGCTGGTCAACCGCCTGCTTTGCTCCGTCAGCCAGCGTGGTCAGTACCTTGCGATTGCGACCGTGCAAAGCGGTGGCCATGCCGCGCTGGCCGTTCTTGGTGATGAACGGCACCTGCACCTTGACCTTGCGCTTGTTCAGCTCGATGCGAGCCTTTGCTGTTGCCTGGTCAAGCGTATCGCCGCTGCCCAGGATGTCGCTCCTGCCGTCTTCTCCCGCGACATCCTTGATGTAGAACACGCCATACTTACTAACATCGATGTCGTACTCCTGACCAAGGATCTCCTTGGTTCCTACAACCGCCATTGTCATTCTCCTTGTCGGTGTTGTCGGTGGCAGCCACCACACTATCAGCCGCCGATTCAGCTTGTCAAATCTTCTAAGTTCGTGTGCTATGATGTGTCATCCACCAAGATCATCTTAGGCTAAGGTGGTCACGAGTAAGGGAAGGTCTGTATGAGTGTTGCCATCGGCAGCATTGCTGCTGGTCAGACAGTCACCGGCGAGACGATCACCGGAGGCACGATCTCCAACAAGGGGATCACGCTGAAGGATTGTACCTTCACCGGCCAGCACATTATCAAGGCATCCGTTGACATGAACCTTGTCATTGATGGCGGCAAGAAAGTCAACGACATGTCGGTCACCGCTCAGTCCTACGAGGGGCAGTTCCAGATCCTCGGAAGCGGCGTGAACTGGGGTACGGGACGCGCCGGCATCATCTTCCGCAACTTCCTGTCCGATGGCGGCTCGGGCGATGGAATCCAGATGGGAACGGTGCGAGGCGTGCTCGTGGAGGATTGCGAGTTCCGCAACCACGCCCAGGTTGACGTCATGCACGCCGACTCGATCCAGGTCATGGACAGCCAGTTCGTGGTCATCCGTGGTAACTGGTTCCACGACAATGCAGTTGCAGTGATGATGGTTGACTGGAACAACTCCGACAACGTGTTTGAGGACAATCTGGTTACACATCAGGATGGCTGGGATTTCTGCTTGTCAGGCGTTGCTCGTGTCCGCTGTGAGCACAATACCTTCGTGGCTTCCAACTACGGCACGCGCATCCTCGATGACCATGCTGACAACCCGCCATCCAATGGCTACATCTCGCGTTACAACGCCTATGACGGGGGAACCAAGTTCAACGTGGCGCAATCAGGTATCACCGGAACCAAGGGACCTGACTTGACAAACGCCGTGTTCAAGGCACCAGGCGATCCCGGGACGCGCGCCGGCTTCCAGCTCGCCACGCCGGCCAACGCACCGGACGGTCAGGTGTGGGGCTCGCGTCGCTTGGCTGGCGGTATCACGCCTCCCCCGCCCCCGCCGCCGACTGACAAGGTGCCTGTCGCACGCTTCACCTTCAGCCCTGCGGCCCCGGTCATCGGCCAGCCCGTGGCCTTCGACGGGTCCGCATCGGATGTCGGTGACGGATCAGCCACCTTCACCTGGACCGATGAGACCTCCGGAGCCGTGTACCCGCTGGGAACCGGTTCCAAGCTGTCGTTCACCTTCCAGCAGCCAGGGACAAAGAATGTGAACCTGTCTGTCAAGGACGTTGACGGCGATACCAACAAGGTTGCGCACCCGGTCATCGTCGCATCGGCACCGCCCCCGCCGCCCCCGCCGCCCGTGAACGAGATTGCGGCGGGTGACAAGGTGAAGATCACGAACCCGCGCTCGAAGTACTACGGCAAGACGGGCACGGTCAACAGTGTCAACAAGGATACGCAGACGGCAATGGTGGCAATCAGCTTCCAGTTCCCGCTTGCCTCGTTGACAGAAATCTAAATGCAAGCTAGGTGTGCACCGCTACCGGCGAGCCTTACGTGCCTTGACGGGCATCGGTAGCGGTGTGCATCCGGCGCGGACGATCATGTCCTCAAGCGCTTCCTCGCGGTTCATGTCGTAGTGACCGACGAAGCAGGCACCGTGATCGTCGCTGTCAATGTGAACGCGATGAGTACCACACTGGTCAGGGCGTTGCCACGCAACTTCGTAGACACGCTCCCAGTACTCGTTGTTCCTGTCAGTCGATGTGTGGATCAACCCGATTACTTCAGCGCCATCCAGATTGCGATGGACGGTTTGCACGACTCTGACTGCTAGTGCAAGCATGATTCCTCCTAGTTGTTGTCAAGCACTGTGTAGTGGTGAACCGCGCCGTCTGCGTAGGGATCGTTCTGCGTACCCTGGTAGACAAAGACGTTGGGAACGCCATCATCGCTACCGTTGCTCGGGTTGAAGTACAGGAACTCGAACCTTCCCGTTGCGGTGTCGGTGCATTCGTAGCCCACGCGGCCATCGTGTGTGATGAACGGCGTGTACTGAACGCCCGAGTCCTCGTCCATGATCCTACGCTCTGTGAACTTCATTGAGTCAGCCATGAGCCTATCCTTGAGTGTGCTGCGTTTGCGTGTACGTTGCTTGAGGAGCCGGACCATGTGCTGCTTGGGCACGGTGCCCACGTAGCGCAGGTTCTTATGAGCGCCGCCTACCATGTCACGGCTATCCCACCACGCCGAATCGAAGGTGACAGGCGAGGAAGAGAGCCGAGCGTAGGGTTGCTTGGCCGATCGTTTCGTACGAGGTAACATCATCAATACGATTTCGTTCTTGCCATATGGCTTGACGAAGATGTCACCTGGTTGAATCGGAGTCATAGAAGTTCCTTCATGCCGTAGGTGAAGTGCCCGCGACTGACGCGATTGCTGTGGTGAAAGCGTACGTCCGCCAGCTTGCCATCGTCAGACATGTTGAGAATGGTAGCTTCCTTGTAGAACTGCGAGTTGTCACCAACGTCTTTGCCCGCCCACAGCTTGGCGTCAAAAACCAGCTTGACATCACCTGGAATGACCATTGTCAATCACCTTCCTAGCTGCTACCGCGCCGATAAAAATACCCAGCGCGAGCGATACGTTGCCCATCTGCGGATGGTTGTCCCAGATCGTCTCATCGAAGAACGTTTGAATCGCATTGGCCTCAAAGCCGATTGCCGCCTCGCTCTCCGTAGCCTGCACAACATCGGTAGCGTCATGCAGGTCTTCTGAGGTAATCAGATCGTGATCGTGTCTCGCGCTGCCCATTCGGCACGCTCCTTGTACTCGTCCAGGCGAATCTTGATTGCCTGCTCAAGCGAGGCGAAGAGCTGATTCTTGCACTCCTCGTGGTCGCCAATGAAGCCACCGCAGCCATCGCCGTATTCGGTCTCCTCGTCGTAGGTGAGGAAGTAGACGACATCGCCCTCAAGGTAGCTGGCGTAGATTGACACCTCGCTGCGCAGCGCCTCCTCAATCTGATCGTCAAGCACACCGGCTACATGCGCAATACCAGCCGAGTCTCCGAAGCACTTATCGATGCCCTCGGGCGTGTCGAAGATGAACCCGACGAACGAGGTATCCCAACCAGCATCGTCGCCTACGAAGCGCCCGGTCGAGCGAACGTCACCCTGCTTGGCGCGGTCAGCGATTGCAGCGCCAGCGCTCATGGTGATTCCACTGTGCTCGTAGACGAACAGCGGCAGGACGACGCGAGCGCCGCGCTCCTTGCGGTAGTAGCTGGCCGGATCTAGCGTGATATAGCCATCGCCATTGCACTTTTCGCAATCAAGTTCGTGATCGCTGTCGGGATCGGGATAGCAGCCTGCGCCTCCGCACTGATCGCACTCAACCTCAAACTCGTCGTTATTGCCGTCGCCTAGGTTGTAGTGATCGTAGTTGACGAGCATGGTACCCACGTTTTCCCAATCGCGTGGGCTGTCAGCGTCCTGCTCGTAGGCGATGTGTCCTTCCAGCCCCTCGAACACGGGCTCGCCATCGAGCGAGATCGTGAAGTCGTTCCCACTGTCGGTCTCCTCTTCATCGACATCGTACTGAATGTCGTTGACAGTGATGGTGTACTTCTTGGTATCGTACGGCATGGTGGTGCCTCCTGGTTGTCAGACTACGATGATCTCTTTGATCTCATCCCAAGGAATGAGCCATGTTGCGTTCTTGATCGGTGCTCCGGTATTGTCAGCTTCGTTGACGAGCACGCCGTTCGGATTGGCGCTGACGAGAACTACCGTTGTCGTTCCGACGTAATCCTTGGCCGCCGGCATGTCCACGGTATAGCCTTTCATCATGCTCAGCACCGTGTTGAGCGTGTCTCCGTCTGCGAAGCGAAGTGTGTTGTTGGTATTCATGGTGTCTCCCGGTTGTCAGGCAATCTTGCGACGCCGACTGAATGTCTTGACAACGATGGTCAGCTCATCGCCGTGCTTCTCGCCATCGATGACTGCTTGGCTTATGCGGGCGACAACCTGTCCGGTTGTCAAGTTGGTATCGAAGTCTTCCTCGTGGGCCAGCTTAGGCTCACCCATGTAGAGATCGTGGTACATCATGCCTCCTGGTTGTCAGAACAGGTCGTCGGGATGATACGGGTGTGACATCGGTGTCCAACCTGCTTGCTTGGTCTCTTCCTTGTCGAACTGGTCGAACTCGCTCTCAACCTCGTTGATGCGCTCGTTCAGTTCTTGAAGCTTGTCTAGTGCCTGTGCCTTGCGCGGATCTCCATCCGGACACTCGTCGTAATACTTGATTGTCCGCGCTCGGTAGGCTACGAGTCTGTCGTAAGTTGCTTGAAGCTCGTCCTCAGTCATGTCAATTCCTCACCGCGATCAGGGACTTGGTTAGCCCCGCGAATCGCTCTGTAACGATGGTGGAGTCAGGGAAATAGTATTGCATCTCGGTCTTGGACAGGAACTCTACTTCCAGGTTGCGCGCCACTGCCTCTTGCTTGGTCTGCGCTCGCCGTGTACCGATCGGCCAGTGCAAGCTGATTTGTGTACGCAATGCGATTGGCATAGACATGAAACCAGGACAGGCCATGAACGAATCGATCGGGAAGTAGCGATACGGGGTCTGAATCCAGTGGTTCTCGCCGAAGTATGCGACAATCTCGGCGAATTGATCGCGCCGGTAGTGACCGCCGAGGTGACCGATGACCGAGTTTGAGAACACGAGATCATAGCCTTGAAGGCGAGGCAGCGGCGGGTCACAAGCATCGCCGACAATCACCGCCAACCATGGTGAATCGTGCTTCCACAAGGGATCAGGAACATGATTGACGATCGTCAATTGCCTTGGTAGCACCGGTGCCGTATACCAGAATGCGAGTGTCCCGCCGAGATCGAGTACGGTCATCTTGTCAAGGTACGGGAAGTACTTGGCAAACTGATTCCAGCGCTGCCTGCGCGCTCGCTTGGCAATGGCCGGCGCTACACTGACAAGCTCACTCATGTCGAGCCCTCGCGCGTTCTCTCAGCATTGCCTCATAGGCACGCTTGTACTGGACGGTTATGGCATGGCCATCATTGTTGCGCCGCAGAATCGACAGCCTACGCTCGATCTCATAGGTTGACAACTCGCTAATCAGCTTGCCGCTCATGTCGCGCAGCGGGATGTAAGGTTCATTCATCGTTGTGCTCTCTTTCTACGTGCCACCGGGATCGTGCGGCCATTGGTCTCGGGCTCGTACTCAAGTAGTTCGTTCGCGCCCTTGTCCTCATCGCCTCGCTCGGGCAGCCAGTCATTGACCCAGCTGACATTTGAGTTGTCGAGAACCTGCTTGGCACGGGTGCAGGCCACGTAGAGCAGCATGAACTCTGAGCGATTGATCTTGCGCTCGCCGGTCTCGGGATCGACAGGCTCCTTGAAATCCCCTGCAATTCGCACACTTCTCCACTCGCGGCCCTTGGCCTTGTGTGCGGTGGAGACAATCGTGTCAGCGCTATCTTCGTTGACAGACTGGTGGGCAACTTGCATGATCGCCGGCACGCCATAGCGATCGATCATGTCAACGAGAACCTTGAGGTCAGAGCCCTCTTCCTCGACATACTCCTTGACATCCTGCCAGGTTCCGAAGCCCATCAGGTCAGGGTGTGTCACCGGCTGCTGAGCTTGCTCGGGCAGAGCGGTGTTGCTCTGGAGAATCTGAACTGCCTTGGCGAATGATTCGATATCGCCCGTGCCTCCGGTGATGGCAACGGTATTGCCTTCCTCCTGAACGCGCATCGCTTCGGCAATCACCGTCGCGTTGGTACGGCAGAGAATGGTGCGAGCGTTGGGAAGCTCGCGTACCTCGGATGCGATCGAGTCGAGCCCCTTCAGGTCGGTTGTCGCGCCAAGCAGCTTGAGCCACTTGTTGCCCTCGGCCGCGACTGCCTGCCCGAAGCGGAAGGACTGCGACAACATGAGCCGCCAATCAGACTCAAACTCTGCCATCGAATCCTTGGCGCCGCGCCAGGCGTAGAGCTGCTGATACTGGTCGCCAACCAGGATCTTCTGGCAATCCTGCTCCATGACAATCCCGGTGACGCAAGGGTTTGAGTCCTGCGCCTCGTCAACCATGAGGCAGTCGGTGCGGATGACCGGATGGGTCAACGCCCACATCTTGAGGTAGTGGTCATGCTCGAACTTGAGCATCCCATCCTGCTTCTGGATGTCGATCCACGCCTTGCCGGCATACTGTGCGAGCATGTTCGACAGCTCATCGAACGTCTCCTCAGCGCCCGGAACCCATGGCACATGCTGCGGCGCAGGCATCTCGTCAGCGCTGTAGCAGAAGTTCTTGACGGTCTGATTGACGAGCATGGCAAGCTGCCAATCGCGCAGGAAATGTCCTTGGCGCACAAGGAATCCCTGCTTGATGCCGAGAATGCGAGCAACATCCTTACCCCGCATACGAGGCGAACTCAGACGGTGCTTGTAGTTGAGTCCGACTGCCTGAAATGCGATTGAGTGCATCGTCCGGCACGTTGCGTTGCGCGGGAAGGACTTCTTCGCGTCGTCGGCAATCGCCCGGTTGTAGGCAGCGAGGTGGAACTTGCGTCGCGGAGTGTCCTCAGCGATCGTACGCAGCATGAACGTCTTGCCCGTGCCGGCATAGGCTCCGATCACGCCGTCGCCGCCTTGCTTGACAGCCTGTCGGATTGCTTCTTGTTCGTCAGTGAGCTTGTACTTGACTTCCTGCCCGTCAAGTCTGCTGTGCTTCGGCTTTGCGTTTCGAGGCTGTGCCATCGAAATTCTCCTTCGCCATTGAGGTAAGTAATAGGGGCCGGACGAGCGACTTCCAGGGCACTCATCCAGCCCGGTGCCAGTCTAGCAAACGCCGGCTCAGCGTGTGGTTAGCGCCGAGTTGATCGCCTCGACAACGACGCTGACATTCTCTGCGTCAACCACGTCGCCGAGTATGGTTGTTGCCACCGCCACGTCGAGAAAGGTCCATTCGTCGTTGGACCAATCGCCCAGCGATCCGGCCGCAGGCGTTTCCTGCATGTCTTCCAGCTCGACGGCCAGAATCATGATTGCCATGTCTACTCCTGTATGTCGAGTTCGTTTTCGATCTTGCTCGGTCCGAACAGTTCGCTCGTCTGAATCATGGCAAGTAGCTCGCGGTAACGATCAGCCTGCGCATTGTCGTTTTTGCCATCCTCGTCCTCGTCATCGCTCATGCGATACCAGATTGCATCGTCGATTGCTTGGGGAAGTAGGTTGACGAGCCTTCTCGGCAACGTCACTTGCACATTGTCTTCGGCCATGTCAGTCCTCGATGTATTCGCTGTCGTCCTCAATGTACTTGCTGCCGCTTGCGGCCTCCAGCGCTTCATCGACAGCCTGCCTGAAGGGCTCCGAGTACGTCGTGTTCTCCCGATTGTCACGGATGCGCTCTTCCCAATCGCTCATCATGTAGCCGCGACCGGGATCGATGTCCTCAACCGTGCAGTCAACTAGTTTTCCGTCGATCCAGACAGTGATATCGCACGACGAATCGGGATCGCGATAGTGCAGAACTTCAACTTTCATGACGCCGCCTTTCTGTCAGCCAGCTTGTAGGGATCGCCATCATTGGGTTCGATGATGATTGTGTAACCCTCGCTGTCGCCATTGATCTCGGCCGGGTAATGGGTATTGACAGCCGAGTTGAGGGCAACATCAAGCGCGGCTTGCATACGCGGTGACTGGATGTCGTCTGTGCCGTAGATGAGCATGAGATCGGTCAGCGCGTCGGTTAGCGCGGTGAGTGAGTCGCTCTCGTTGATGATCTTCGTGTTGATTGATTCGTATCTTGGCATGCTATTCTCCTTACTCTGTCGGAGCTTGTGGGAGGAGCCGCTTGCGCATATAGGACACAATGCTCTTCTTTACAATCCTGTTGTCGAAGTGATTGGCATGGCCTCCCATCGTTCCCTGCTCGGGCTTTATGTTCAGGAAGATGTAGATGCCTGTGTCACTGTAGCCAGCCTCACGAATCGCATTGACAGCGAGGCTCGGGACGTAGTAGTCATCCTCCATATGGTTGATGAGGTGATCGTGGTTGCCGGTAGCGTCGCCTAGTGGCTGGCCGTTCTCGGCCGTCATCGCGCAGAACCAGCAATCACCCGAACCTGGCATTGGCATACCCTCTCGGAGCGCGTCGATGTACTCCTTGGCATACTTGTCGATGCGAGCCTTCATCTGCTTGACGGCAGCCTCGTACCGGCGCAGCTTGGCCGGGCTCGGGCCATCGGCACGCAAGCGCGGCGCATAGCCTTCGCTGTCAACCTTGATACCGTCGTAGAACGGAATGTAGTTGCGAGTCCACCATTCGCGCTCGGCCTTGAGGTAGTCGCGGCGAGCGCGGTACTGGATCTTGCGCTCGGCCTTCCAGCCTTCCAGCGAGCCGTAGGTGTCAAGCAAATCCATGCACTGCTGGTAACGCCGATTGCGCTCCCACCAGTCGCCCAGCCACGGGTTCTCGGGCTTGGGACCGGGATTGGGCTCGGTGAACGGCGCCGGGATGGGACGGTTCACGTACTCGGGCTTGGGATCGTCGGGATTGGGCTCAAGCTGAACGTACCAATCGCCCCGGCCCCCCCTATCCTGATTGACGGAAACCAGCTTGGCAGGTGAGAAATCACGGATTCGCTCAAGCGTGGTGACCGTGTTCCAGCCGCCGTTGCGCAGGGTGTAGGTCCCGTCGGGATGGATGGTGACGACATCGACGGCATGGAACTTGACAGCGATGCCATCCTCGCGCTCATAGAGGCGAGTGTTGTTCTGGACCGGCTTGCCCGCATCCTTGCTGCGAGCATGGTTGAGCTTGTCAACCGCCCATTCGTAGCTATACATGATGCCTCCTGGTGGTGTTGTCAGTCTGTTCCTGCGTAAGGTTCGTTGATGACTAAGCTTCCGGCCTTGTCGTAGGGGTCCCAGCCGCCCATCAAGCGCCATTCGTCAAGCGCGATGACAAGCTCTGCCAGTCTGCTTGCAGCATCATCGCTCATGAGGGGCTCGTCAAGTATGCGCTTGGCTATCTCACGCTGCTCAATCAGGTTAGCGATAGGGTCCATCAGCCCTCATCTCCCTTGATGCCCGTAGCCGTGATCTCACGGTCGGGATAGAGTCCCTTGAAGTACGCCTCGGCCTTGCGCTGCGTCGGGGCGGCAACCTGTGTCTGTGCGGTGTTCTTGCCGCGCTCGTCGCAATGTGCGAGAAGCCAGGTAATCACTTTGTCGTCGGTCTTCTTCTTGGTCATGCCTTCACCTGCCACTCATCGTTGAGGTTGTCAGAGTCACTGTCAACGTGCTCCCACTGTGCGAGGTTGACTACGTAAAGCGCATTGTCGTACTCGGGCTGAGCCATGTAAACCTGCTCTTCTTCTAGCGCGGACTCAAGCGCTTCGACAAATGCGCCCCAAACGTCGTCATCTTCCAAGCCCTCAAGCTGCCAGATTGCTTCAGCCTCATCGATCGAGCGCAGCGGCGGCATGTAGTTGTTGGAAGTCAGCCAAACGACAGGCTCGAAAGCTGATTGTCGCGCAACCGGAGCGATCACATCGCGGGCCACGAGCCGGCCAAGCTGCGTGACGCTTGCCATGAGATCGCGCTTGACGTTCTCGCTTGTCATCCCGATGATCGTGCCAATGGCGTTGCAAGCGCTTGACTTGTCGTTGTAGGCAAGCGGCCAGCCCTTCCATGCGTTATCGATTGCAGCGTCAGCCTCGCCAACGTAGCTATCGGCAATGCTGAGCTTGTTGACGGCTTCTGCAAGTAGCTTGGTGCGCTGCACAACGTCAGCGCGAATGTCATCCATGGTCGGCATGCTTCCTCCTATAGGTGTGTTGTCAGATTGGCAGCAGCTTGGCGCCAGTGAGGCTGTGGGGTATGGGCGTTCTGGAGAAACGCGAGTCCCACTGACGCCAAGTTGCTGCCAGCCTATGTGCAATCAGACTGGCAGCGGCTAGAGCCTAAAAGATCGGCTCCAGGGTGACCTTCCAGCCCTGCGGGACCTTGCCCTTGTAGCGCTCGGCCAGCACGGACTTGCGGTTGTAGAGCATCCCGATGAGGGGAGTCTCGCCGTTCTCGGTCTGCTCGGCGAAGCGCAGGGCGCCCTTCAGCTCATCGCTGGGCTGCGTGTCAGGGCGCTTGTCATCCGGCACGAACTCAAGCACGATGGGCTCGAAGCTCGTCTTCACCGGCGACGCCTTGCGGGTCTGGCGCTTGGCCGGGGACTTCGTGGTCTTGACGGTCGGCATGGTACTACCTCCTGTGGTGGGTGTGTTGTCCTCGGCGGATCGTTGCCGAGCCTTACTGAAGCCAACTATAGCAGATGGCTCATCCGGTTCGTCAAGTCCGACAAGTTTGTTGAAATTGCGACGAGCGGCTTCGCGCATCGCCCGTGAGAAGAGGTCATTTGGGTAATCGTAAACCCAATTGCAATCCTCATCGGTTACTACATGGCCCGTACGATCACCTCCTGGTTTGGTGTTGTCAGTGGTACACCTTGCTAACTCCGTACACGGCTTGCGAGTGTGTGAACTTGTCGTACTCCAACTGTTCGATGAGTCCCTGACGAGAGAACGACATTACCTTCAGGTACTGCCTGGCCTTCCTGACAGCCTGTGCGTACCAGTTCGCGTGAACGTGATTGACGGCCCAACGGGCATTCGACCGAGAGAACTTCTCGTACCTTAGCTGGTCGTACAGCCCCTCCTTCGAGAAGGGCAAGACACGCAGGTACGTCTGAGCCTTGCTCAGAGCGTTACGCTGTCCTGGCGTTGAAGCTTGCGCTGCGGCTGTGAAAGCGAGAGCGCCAAGCATTGCGATTGCGAGCAATGCTGCAATCTTCTTGGTGTACTTCATGCTTCTCCCCTGGTTGATTTGGTCAACTAGCTTGCCATCACGTTCAGATGGCGTGTGGTCTTGACGATGTGAATCTTGCCATGCTTACGGTACTTGGCAACGATCTTGACGCTGTACTTGCCAACCGGCTTCTTGCTGAGGTTGACAACGATGGTCCGACCCTTGACAGGCAGCTTCTTGCCATGCATGGTTGCACGGGCACTGATGAACTTCTCGCCTCTGCGCTTGGCTACGTGCAGCGTGCGCTTGCAACGGCCAACGTACTTGACGATGTACACCGGAGAGTCGTCGGCATAGGCGTCGTCGTAGTCGTAATCGTCGTAATCGTTGTCGTTATCCGGCGTTGGCGGATGATGGCCGTTGTCATGCTGATCGGCCGGCTCATCGCCAGGATCGGGTTGCGGATCGGGAATGTCAACCGGCGTAGCGAGATTGCTGAACACGAGTCCCAGACCGTTGATCTGAAAGCGCGTTATGAGCGCTGTGGTGTCAGCCTTGTCGTTGACCCCGATTTGGATGTAGAGGATCGTTGAGTTTGCGTGAGTAGCAAGCGGCTCAATCAGCTCCGCCGATCCGTCAATCATGTTGTAGGTCAACGTCTGATCTTGCGTTGGGAACGCATAGTCAACCTTGTCGGAGTACGGGTAGAGCACAATCGCGCCGTCCGTCGTGTAGACTTCCAGCCACGGAGCGTTGACGCCTGTCGTGTCAGACGTGTGATAGCTGAACGTGTAGCTGAGGTGCGACAACGTACTTACCGTGTAGCCGTCGTATCCGTGGTAGTTCAACTCGCCTCCGGTAGTGCCAGAGAATTGCACGCCATTGCTGGTAAGCGCAACGTGATTACCGGACCAATCGCCTGTTAGCGAAGTCACCGTGTAGTCCGCCGATGCCGGTGTGGCGAAGATCAGTGACAACGCAAGCGCTGTTAGCAGCTTGCGCATAGTTCCTCCTGGTGGTGGTGTTGTCAGCGGTATTTACCGCCCTTACCTCAGGTCCGAATACGTGGAGTGCTCGATGCTGGTCGCCTAATAGATCGCGAATCCATTTGACAACGCTGACTCGACACGCACTCGGACCTGACGTTAGGGCTAGTAGCGGGGTGACAAACTCGTTGAGCGCCACCCTATCGGTACCAGCAGCCTGCTTGACAGGCTTGTGTGCTCGCCTACAGCACAGCAGTAACGGTTACAGCTACGATGCTACTCTGCGCTGCTTACGAGTGTTAGTTAGATTGAGAGTGTACCCGCCGGAGTCCAAGGGGCCACCGGGCGCTTCGTCTTCAAACGACCACCTTACCTTCCCTTAGATCGGACTTATCTTTGCCCACGAAATTCGACACCCTACTACTCAGGCTGGTAGCCGTCAAACCAGCCCTCGCCGTGCGTATCCTCGCGCTGGCAGTGTTCTTGCGCTTCCTCTAGGGTGAGCCCTGTCTTGATGACCATACGATGCTCAGGGTCATTCTCGTTGAAACAGAAGCGGACGATCCTGTATGTTTCCTCGCTTGACATATCGTCATAGCTCCTTATTGCGTCGCGGATTCGCTTGTTTGACGTGCTGCTTGGTACTATCGGCAACACAATTGTTTCAATCGCGATGTCCTCGTTGTCGGCCATTGCGTTGATCTCGTTGGCACGCTTGTCAGCCGCATGAGCATCGTAGAACGGCCCAACGATGCGACCGTAACCCATATCGTCATCGGGATCGTGCACGAAGATTGCGAATCTCATTACAGTCGTCCCTCCTCTCGCATCTCCTGCTGCCAGCGGATGCCGTAGGGCTCGTAAAGCTCCTCGAAGCTGTGTGCCTGCGACTCACGGAAGGCTTCGACCATGCCATACGGGTTGTCTGTGTAGTCGCTGGAAACGACATTGCCCTTGTCGTCGATCATCTCAACGCGACAATAGCCGTCCTCATCCTTGGGTCCGATGTCAAAGCGGAAGTCTCCCGGCTCGGCAGGGCGCTCGCGCGGCTCGGAGCGGCCGGCGCAATAGTCTTCCCAGTCGGTGGTGGTGATGTCAGGCATGATTCAGCCCCTTGCCGTTGATGATTGCGTTCCACATCGCCTCGTATGCGGCTGTGGGTATCTGATTGTCGTACAGATAGCCGGACGTGACGATGATTTCACGGCGCGATGCACGATCGGCGCGGTACATTTCGGTCAGCGCTTGCAGCGGCTCATCCACACCATCCTCGCGGATGACAAGGAAGTGCTCGGCATCCTTACGCTTGACCGTTATCTTGATCGTGCCATCCTCGTGCCATCCTTGATAAATGGTGTTGTCAGTCATGTTTACCGCATCCTTTCGAGACGTTCGAGAATCTGGACGAGAACTTCAGTCTGCACGTTGATTGCCTCAAGCAACATCATTGTGTTGAGATCGACGGCAAGATTGGCATTCTTGTCCATGCGCTCACGGAAGCTGTCGATTGCTTCGCTGGAGCGTTCCTTAGCGCGGGCTGCGCGGTCGAGTTCTTCGTCGGTGGGTCCGTATCTGGGCATGATTACTCCTTCCAGGCTACGTCCTTGAAGTGGTCAGCTTGCACGAGATCCTTCGCTTGGGCTGAAGGGAAGGGTACGACAGAGTTCTCGCTGACAACGAGATCGACCTTGCCCGTGGACCAAACTCGTGTGACAAAGTACGTGCCAGCAGCGGGATTGGACAGGAACACGACTTCCTGACCCTCGCGGATATCCTGCGGGTTACGAGTGTTCATCGCGCGATCCTCGGGCCGAGCTTGGGCAGGGGCAGGCTCGAAGCGCGGCGCAGGTTGGCAGCGCGACGCATGTCGAGTTCGTGCTCGCGCTTGATCGCCTTGGCCTTGCGCTCCTGGGCGCGGAGCTGGCGGCCGATCTCGCGGGGCACACGTCCGTCGCTGGTGGTGAGCATGATGAATCTCCTTGAAATCGCTTGTTTGCAGGTAAAAATGCTTACTCTCCGTTTACTGTCACCCTGATTCCTGCGTTGACGATATCGCTCTTTGCGTCGATGGTGACGGCCGTATGCGGAACCGTGACCGTGCCATCGGGACGCACGAACGTACGCACGCCGTAAGCGTTCTCGACCAGCACGACGCCATCGCTGTAGCTGTTGATTTGCTTGTAACCCAGCCCGACAAGGCGATACATGGTGATTGCCTGATGGACGCGGTATTCGGACATGTTGGCTCCTAATAGTCCTCGTCCCAATGCTCGCCGGCATAGGACGGATCGAAGTCTTGCGGCGCGTTGACAGGGTAGCGCCGATTGATGTCTTCCTGCTTGTCGAGTCGCTGCTCCCAATGCTTGTCACAGCGCGGGAAAGCCTTGCCCGTACCCGACAGCGGCATCCGGTACTCGACTGCGCCCTCGCAGCCTTCCGGGCCTTCCAAGCAGTCGTCGTGAGTAAGGTAATTGTCAGACATTTGTAGCCTTTCTGCGCCGCGCCATGCGACGCGCGAGCGAAGGATTGAAGCTCCACAGTGACTTGTCACCGCGACGCTTGTTGCACGGCGAGCAGGAGGGAACGAGGTTCCATTGCTGGTAACCGCCACCCTTGCTGCCCGGCTTCGCGCGATCGGCTTCGACAGCGGCAAAGTCAAGTTCCTTGCCACAGTGAGCGCAGGGGACTACGGAGCCGTTGCCACCGAAGCCAGCCTCGGGCGACAGCAGATAGCGCTTGTTCGAGCGTCGCTGGTAGGCGTTGGGACGCGCTCCACCGTTGTGTGAGCGTTCCTTGCGAAGGGCGCCAGACGGCCCTACGGTGAAGTCATTGTGAAGCAGGACCATAGTTTAGCGCCCCCTTTCAGGCGACGTAGAAGTTCGGACCAAGCAGCTTGACAACGCTGTTGGCTTGCTTGAGCGTGGCGAACTGGTTGTAGTACGTACCGTCATTGCGCTTGACGACGAACATGATTGTCACCTCGTCCACGGGGCCTTGCGGGCAGGCTCGGCCACGACAAGCGCCGGCTGCTCGACGGTCCATTCGGTGAGATCGGCGTGAATCTGCTCGCTCGACTGCGTAGTGGCAAGCACGGAGAACTGTCGCGCATCTTGCATCCGCCGCTCGGCGTGGGCAAGCAGAATCGCCTTGACGTTATCGGCGCGCTCGCCGTCGTACTTCTCGGCAGCGGTGGTCGCGATGGTGGCAGCGTCGTACGCAAACATCGCGCTTTCATGAGCGGTGAAGGTTGTCATTTCATCGCCTCCTCGGCGTGGGGGAAAGGTGAGTTGCAGGCACTCCCATACCCTGCGAGCATGGCTGGGCGCTCTCGCAGGGACTAGCGGCGCCTGCCCAGCTTGGCCGGGTGGTGCCTGCAACTCAATTGGCGTGACGGGAGTTGAACCCGCGCTTGCAAGCTAGTTGCAAGTTCCTGTCGGCTTGCGCTTCACGCCAGGACCAGACGAGGTACTAAGCGGCCTTGACCGCCCGGTACTGGCGCCCGGTGCGATGGCCCGTGGCGACCTTCACGCGCGGGGACTTGAACGCCTCGGCGCAACCGAACTTACGCAGCGCGTCGTTGGCCGTCTTGGCGGTGACGGTGTGCTTGGTCGCCTTCCACGGCTTGCGCGGGGCGGTGCGACGCTGGATGGTGAAGCTCGACATGGTTCCCTCCTATGGGAGTTTGGTTGTCAGCGGCAACGGGATTGCTGCCGTTGGGACAGCCGTCACCTTTGGTGGCAGCTCTCCTCACGGGTCAGCGGTGGCGGTTACGCTTGGGTGTCTTGGCCTTCAGCGCGCCCTTGCGAGGCTTGCGCTTTGATGCGGTTCCGGCGACCATGCCGGGGTTGACAAAGCCTCCGGTCGGCGCGCAGGCTTGCTTTGCCCCGCGCATCTGGATCGGTTCGGTTGACTTCGTTCGCCATGTTCCAAGCATGGTGGCAACCTACTTTCGGGTAGCTTCGTACTGTGCGAGCTTGGTCACCCAAAGATGCTCCTGGGTGTCGTCGCGCTTGACGTTGGTATGCGAGGGGCGATGCTTTGCCATGGTGGCTCCCTTCAGAAGTTGCGCACGCTGGCGACGGCCTTATGGCAGTCAATCCAAACGCGGTCATCGGTCGGCTCGACATAGCGTCGGAGCAGGTACAGGAGGTACGGGGACATGGTTGCAATCTCCTTTCAGCCGCAGACTCCGTAGCGCTGGCTCATCACCGCGCGGACGGTGCGGAAGTCTCGTGAGTCGTCGTCGCGACGTTCCATCGCCGCTGCCACGCGCTGCCCGGACCTACGGTCGGCGATGGTGGCAACCTTGACGACAGGGGCGTTGGTTCGAGTCGCGCCCGTGAGGGCATCCATGTACGTCATCGCGGGGCATCCTTTCCGAAGGCATCGGCGATCGTCCAGCCGGTCAGCTTGTCAATGCCGACGAAGATGGACAGGAACAGCGGGTACAGCGTGACAATCAAGACGACGGCGAGCATGGTGGTGCCTTTCGTATGGTGGCAGGGTCTAGTGCCCCCTCCGGGATCTCGAACCCGGGCCGTTCTCACGGCAGGCCGTTGTGCGCAATGGTGGTCGCGCTTCTAAGGGGCAGGGTGCTGGACCGTAGGGGCTAGCTGTAGCGCCCGACGTTGAGGAACGCTTCGTCCCAGGCGTGGGTGCCGTACTTGGTCATCTCGTCGTATGCCGGCCCGTTCTCGGGCGGCTCAACCTGCTTGGTCTTGGCAGGGGTCTTCTGTGCGGTGGCGGCCATGATGCCGTCCTTTCGGGTGGTGTTGTCAGGCAATGGGCAAGCGGGTTTTGAAGCCACATTGACACTCGCGTTCTTAGCGCGAGACTTGCCCGGATCATTGCGTACGCTCGCTTGTCCTCACTCATGGCAGGATGTGCTCACCGTTTACTCACAGCGTTCACACGTCACCCATCGACAGCGGGAAACCCTCGCTGGACGGTACACCGCGTTACTTCGCAACCTTATTTCAGTCCGGCGTCGGCCCGGTTTCCTAGCCCCCGTACGAGCGGGCATCCGCTGCGCTTACTGCGCCATCCTTCCAAGCGTTGCGTACGCTTGCTCACGTTCGGTTTCACCGCACGGGGGTAACCCGCTTGACTGACCGCCATTCATACGCCCACCCACCGTGGCCGGGTGATACGTGCATAGGTCCCTGGTGCGTACTTGACGCTTGTTTCCATTCGCCTCACCCTCCCCTTCCGCGCCTTACCGGCGTACACTCGGCCGTTCGGCGGGAACTACAGGATCGGGGAAACTAGTTGGCAGTTTCCATTTGCAGCGTACTTGCGTATGCATGCATTCGCACTGTTGGGTGACCGCACATCAGTCGCTTTCCCGGGCCAGTGTATGTGCCCGGTCCTGCGCCGTGAGACCGAACGGGAGTAAACCCGGTTTCCCACCGCGCAGGCAACGCTTCCTTCGCGCCACTTGCCAGTCCCGCGAGCATCCGTTCGGTGGAATGCACGCCCCTTGCGGGTATGTCCAGCGCGCCGTCGCAAGGGTGACAACGCGCCCCGGGGCAACCCCCGTTCGCTTGCGCCAGCCGCAGGGCTGGCATGGGTGAGGCTCCCGTGGCGATGCTCCCGCCCCACCCGCTTCGCCTGCCGGGTGGTCCTCGGTGCTGCACTCCACTGAACGGCACCCGGCCCCCGCAGCGATATCCGTAGTTTCCCGCAAACCTGATTTACAACTCACCGAATGTGCTGATTTGCAGGGGTTTCATCCGAACTATTTGTCACCCTGCTTGGCACATTGCCGCTCATTCAACCTGATTTACCTAGGACCTGAATCGGGCGTATCAATCGGGTTTCCACGGTCTATTTGATTGCAAGCCAAATCGGCCCAAAACATGCTCATTTGCAGGCATTCCATAGAATCTGGTTGATCAATCTACTAGATGAATCTCAGTAGTTCACCCTGAGGGAAGATCAGTAGTTACTACGGAGACGAGAGCCCCAACTACCCCCGCTCTACAATCAGGTTTCATAGACAAATGGCCCCTGACAACCTAGTTTCCAGTCAATCGGGTTCGGCTGGCGCGGAGAACAGTGACCAGGCGCCGGTAGGTCAGTCCCTCGTCCGTCCAGGCGCCAGCTAGGCCAGTACCTCTCGTCAGTCCCCACCGATCCGTCCGCTTCCCGTAGGGACTCCCTCAGAGTCTCCCCTGCCCAGCCGATCCCGCCCCCTCCGCTCCCTCTGCCCCTTCCGCCCCCTTCCACCCCTCCTTAGCTAGAAGGGACCACCACGGAACAATCGAATTACTAGACTATCTGCAATGGAATTGTCTGAAACAAGATTGCGTCCTAGGACGAGACCCTCCCCCGCACGCGCCCCCGCTGGCGAAGCTTGTAACAAATGATATTTACGCGCGACCCGGGTCCTAGTACCCCTGAATCTGATTACCCTGCAAATTCCATGAAACCTGATTACAGAGTAGAGCCTCAGATCGGCTCATTTTGAAACGCCCAACGCACGACAATCGGGTTTGTTATCAATTTGGTTTCATGTCAATCAAGTTCCCGCCAATCGGGGGCACCCATGCGCCGAAATCCGGTTGATCGGGGGGCCTGGGCCAAGGATGTAAACCAGTGTGCCTCAGGTGAAACCAGTACGTCTCTTACGCGCCACGAAACTTGCATGACATAGGAAATCAGGTAGGCACTACTGATTACTGTATGTAATCAGGTTGCGCGAGGACTCAGGAGGGAGCGATTGGAGGAGGGCCTCGTAGAAACACGTCGAAACGAACCAGAATGACACAAAAATGTGATTGAAATGCCGTGAAACGTGTAAGAATCTGCTTGAAACGTGCATGATTCGGCTTGAAATCGCCTAAATTGCAGGGAAGTCGGCACGATTCCGAAGGAAAATGCGGAGAAATTGACTAAAAATCGCATTGATTTGCCGTGATTTCCCCTTCCAGTACCCTCCGGGAGGGCGTTCTGAGGGCGCTGATAGACTCACAGAATGAAGAATTCTTACTGGAATCATGTTGATAGATCGAATATCACGCTGATGGGGCTCGGTGATGTGGTTGATCTTGGTCGCGCCAACTGCTGGTTGGTGACCTCTGTGTGGGTTCAACCTGGTTCTAGGGGAAGAGGTTCTGCTTCGCGCTTGCTCAAGGTGGTGTGTGATCACGCCGATCGCGAGCGTGCAACCCTATTGTTGAAGGTTGAGAGTGATGGAACAGGATTGAGGAATGCTGAGCTGCTTGCATTTTACGAGCGAAACTGCTTTCAGCAATTAGGTTCCGACGAACTGAGTTTAGTGAGAGCGCCGAGCGGTGGTTGACGGGGTTTGATAGGATTGATCGCGCCGTTGCCGTGGTGTCGGTGGCTGGCTCTAGCTCAACTTCCATGAGTGACAAGAGCCACGGTCTAAACAGGCAGACCCTGGGAGCGCCGGCACCCGGCAGCGGTGTAACTGACAACACTAGGAGGAATGGATGAGCGGACCGAGTGCAAAGGCGATTGAGTTTGCGGAGGCTGCTATGACCGAGCACTTCCACGGCCCGTGGGGAGGGCATGTCAGCCTGACATTGAACGCCGCGCATAGCCCTAAGCTCGGGCTCGACCGTTCAATCTGCCTGCGCGATGTGATTGAGTGGCTACGCACAGACGATGGCCCAACGATGCCAGACCACGAAACAGCAAATTCAATTGAGCGCGAGTTTGGAGGTAAGCAATGAGCTACAAGTCAGGCGATGGAGTGTGGTTGCGCGCTCATGTCGTGGCCACTGAAGGTGATCCGAGCAATGAGATTTTGATATTGCAGGTTCACGGCTTCTTCGTCAAGCTGTCGGAGCTTAGTGTCAATCGCGATAAGCAGCTTCTGGATGACCAGACGCTCAAGCCTGGAGACATAGTTCAGGTTGACACACGAGTCAATGGCCAGATTCCCGGCCGTATTGAGGTTGACAGGAAGGTGAGAGTGCTGACAGAGAGCGAGCTTGAGGCCATGGAAGGTAAGGGTAAGTAACTTTAGGTACCTGTGATATCATGCCCGCATGGGCCTACGCCGAGCACGTGTCTTGATTGCTGGCGGTATCGCAGCATCAGCTATAGGTATCGCCGTCGCTGTCACCGGAACACCGCCACCTCAGTCGGGCTTCTTCGCTTCTCCTACGGGAACTGGGACCACCTGTTCAAGCGCCTCGCCATGCTCATTGACATCGGGCATCGCCAAGCTGGCCAGCGGTGACGATCTGAATCTCTATGGCGGAACCTACGCCAACCTGGACAATACGCTCAATCCGATTCCTTCCGGCACATCGGGAAACTGGACAGAGGTCAGAGCAGTCACCGGGCAGACTCCGATACTCGACGGCAATTGCCCGATCCAGACCAGCGGAGCGCGGACAAACTGGTGTACAACCGGCGGTGTCAACGGAGAGCTGTGGATTCCATCAGGTAAGAGCTACATAACGCTCGGACCTGGTATCACGATGCAGCACTTCGACAACTGCTTTGGTAACGGCGTCATCACGCCCAGCTCTTCCAGTTTCCTGCGGATCACGGGCAACACGTTCACCTTCAATGGAGCTGACTGGCCCGAGTGCAACGGCGATGGAGCCCCGCGCATAGAGAATGACCATGATGTTTACACGGCCGGCGGTGCCTGTGGTGCCAACCACGACATCACGATCGATCACAACTGGATGGGTAACTCGGTTGGCGGCGCTCTGCACATGTACCATGATTGTCAGGGTGCCAACATCGATTTCTACGACAACCTCGTGGTGAACCATTCCACCGGTGTGTTCATCTGCGACAAGGCGACGAATGTCAGCGTCCACAACAATACGTTTGTCGGTACATGGCGCCGTGCGTCAATCACAACGTCATGCGGCGAGGTGGCCGGTCCTACCAGCGGCACCATCCGCAACAACATCTTCGTTCGCAGCGACGGAGGTACGCAGTGGGAGAAGGGCGTGGGCACGTTCGCCGAGGATCACAACATCTGGTTCGGGGGCACCTCACCCGGTACCGGAACCGGCGATCTGCTCTCAAATCCGCTGCTCGATGCCAACTACAGGCCACAGGCAGGGTCGCCAGCGATCGATGCCGGGTCAGCGGTCGGAGCCCCAGCAGACGACTACGCGCTCGCGCCACGGCAACAGGGCAATGGAGTTGACATCGGTGCCTACGAGTTCGGTGGCTGACGTTCAGTAGCGTCAGAATTGCCCTTTTCCAGGGCTTTTTCAAGAAGTTGGCGCATTTTGGTAGGCTGTTGGTGGTGGTCTGGCGGCGGCCCCTCACACCCACCTGCTGCCGGACCACCATGTTTATCTGACAACAAAGGCGGCATCACCATGGCTGAAGCACCAACGCGGCGTCAGCGTAAGCCCAAAGCAGACAGCAATGACGCTACCGAGCCCGAGGAGGACACACGCTGGTGGGTGATCATCACTCCTGCCAATGAGATGCTCAGTATCGCTCGCTATGGCGTCTGGAACGAGAAACCTAAATGCATGGTGCATGAGAACGGTACGCTCCACTTCTACGGAAAGCAACCAGATGAACCCGAGCTGTATGTTGGCGGGAACAATTCTGTTGCCGCAGCGGTAGGGCAAATGCAGCACTTCGAGGCCAGGCCAGCAGGCCAGGATGATTCTGATGTCGAGCAATGAGAAGCAGATTGTCACTGCCATCGTTGCCAGCTTCGCCTTGGTAAGCGCCGGCATCGCCAGCATGGATGTCCAACCAACGCGCGAGGTCAAGGTCCCCGTCAAGGTGCAGGACACCAAGACAATCTACAAGACGCGCAATGTCGTTGTGCACGACCAGGTGAAGAAGCCCTCGGGCTATATCGCACGAGACAAGTGCTATACGATCGCTCACGGGACCGATTTCAGCGATCTGATCTTCCGCTACGGATGGCCCGCCGACGACGATGCCAACGACAGCTATGCCGGGTTGCTCCTTTACCCGCTGGCCGAGGACCATGGCAAGTACTGCGAAATATCATTTCTCAGTGGCGAGGTCGATTCAGTGAGTGTTGAACTAGGATGAGCGATACCATCAGAGAGCGCTTTTTGATCGTTAGACAGCTTGACATTGGCCCTGGCTGGAGTGACAACGTAACCTATGGCAAGTCCGATGGCGTTCCAGGGCGCGTGCTCGATCTCGTGAGGAACGAGCTGTTCGTGCATCTGCCCGATCTTGACATGGATCTGTCCGATGAGATTGCCAAAAACATTGTCAGTCGCCTCTATCGTGCTGAGAAGTTCGACATGGACAAGGCGATGGAAGCTGACGAGTACTGGCGAAGAGGTACGTACAAGTGATCAAGCGCATTTACTACGTCCTGACAGAGACCGGTAGGCCATGGGTCGTTCGCCTTACCGGTGTCGTTCTGCTTGCGTTTGCCATCCTCTGCGTATGGCTGGCTGGACTCGTAGGTATGGTTGTCGCGCCGGTTGCCGCCCTCAGTGCCGGTGTAGGCATCTTCCTAGCGATCCATGCTGACGATTTGCAAGACAAGCAGCAGCGTCGTCGGCAAGCGATCGAGAGACACCACAACAGCAAGGACATTTACTAGAGATGGAAAAGACAAAGGTTCTGTCAACGCATTACTTCCGCCGCAAGGCGAGAGAGGAAGAACGTGACATCCAGAGAACGCTCGACATTGCCTACGGCGTAATCCAGAAGAACCCTGAGAAGGGCGTCATCGACGGCATCGGGCGCTTGCTTGAGGCCAATGGGATTCCCGGCTGGGCTCGTGGTGTGAGAGTTGACAAGCACGGTTGGGCACAGTGGGATGTCGTGGCGACTGAGAAGAGAGGACATTGAAAATGCCAGAGCTTCAGGGTAGGTATATTGTCTATGGCTTTGAGGCTGTGGATCGCGAGAGCAACGCAGCATTCGAGCCACGCGATGTGGTTGAACAGCATCGCAGGGATGCAAGACCTGTCTATGCGACTGACGATCGCTGGGAGGCGAAGCGCATTGTCGGAACCGAAGGCGGCTTCATTCGCAATGACAGATTCATTGTCTGTGTCGGAGCGCTCGATACCGAGACGCAGGGGATCTACGGATTCGTACCAGCGGAGGGCTGATGGCTGACGAGGCGATAAGAAACGAAGCCAAGGAAGTTGAACAGGAGGAGACGACACTCGTTCGCATTGTCGAATGGATGGATTGGATTCCAGCCTCGCCGTCCAAGGTCGTTGGCGCTGATCTGCATATGACACACGGCTTGACATCGTTCCAGTCGCTCAAGAACGAGCGCTTGGTCGAGTTGGGTGTCTCCGGTACGGGCAAGAACTACGTGTGGGAGGAAGAAGAGAGCTGTGTAGCTTGCGATGGTAATGGCAATCTTGCTGAAGAGGAAAGCGACATTGCCATTGAGTGCGGCGATTGCAATGGCAAGGGCACAATCACAGTCGAGCATCGGCGCGGCCTCTACGCCTTCCAGGCGGTTCTCGCTCAGAACACGTCACGCGAGCTGGCGTCAGCGCTTCAGCACGCCCAGGCTCAGCCGATGCTAGAGGAGATCGCTCGCGACAATGCCAAGGGCGGGCCAGGTCACGATAAGCGCGATAACTTAGTTGTCGTACAGCACGGAAACCGTGAGAACCGGCGCGGAGGCAAGGGTAGGAAGAAGCGTCCAAGATGAATGCCAAGGTTGCAAGAGAGTTGGCTGAGCTTATTCGTCAATTTGGTAGATTCATAGCAATGGTTACAGAGAACTATGCCGACGAACTGGAAGCTCAGGTAGCAGAAGCCGATAGCAAGATTGTTGCGCCCAAGCGCCGACCTGTTAGGAAGCGGACATGAGAGATCAGAGCATTCAGGCAGGCCAAAAACTCACCGAGATGTGGGGAATCAGCTTTGAGAAGCAGCGTTATGACAGTCCTATTGTCGCACGGCTCGATTCATGGCCACATACGACGTACTATCTGAGTCGGGGACAAGGCAAGACAGTAGTCGAAGCACGGCTCAATCTCGTTACGATGCTTGCTAAAGCGATTCATGAGGACCCGAACCCGTTCGGTGACCTCGGCAAGGTCTTGCATGCGGCAGATATGCTCAGCTTCCTGCACTCTCTGAAAACGCCAGCAGACTACTACAATCTTCTTGACAACACCATGGAGGGAGATCTCCCAGAAGGATGGGAGAAGGTGATTGATCACGTCATTACGATGTTCCAGGGCTACATGGACTACTGGCCAGAGGAAGAAACTGTGTCTTCGGCCGATGCCAAGGCAATTGCACCGCCGTCGGGTGATGACGTTGCCTGAGAAGGCGCATGACTACGAGCATCGTATTGAAACCATTGGTCGATATAACTACATCCGGAACAGAGCAAAGGAGCATTTGGCTTACTACCCAACAGATACGCTGGTTGACTTCTGTGCAATTACACATCTCTCGCGCAGGCAGGTTCAACGAGCACTGTCATTCAACAACACGAGTTGGCGGCAGTTGAAGAAGGATGCTAGTGGCTGACCACTTTATTGATAGCTACAAGGACAAAGAGCCCGTGTCACCACCACTCAAGCCGCAGGACCCTGCCCCCGAAGACCTTGACGATCCGTTTGAGGAAGAGGAGGAGATGGAGCCACCAGAGCCCGAAACTTTTGACAATTGGCGTGACAATATTCCTGATGACGCGCCAGCACCGGTACGGATCGCACTGTTCTTCACTGGCATCAGCGTGGACGAAGAGGGGAGGGATATTGACGCGCTGATTAGTTTGATCGTCAATCATGCAGAAACGCTCGGACTGAACTTTGTATGGGGAGCAGACGACGACATGCCGTACGAGGATGTGGTTGACAACTCGTCTCTGCACAAGCAAATCATGGAACGGGTGTGACTGAGCCGCAGGATCTAACGCCGCGTGCCGGCAAGGTTCTGCGTTATGTCTGTGCCCGAACGAAGCAAGGTAATCCTTACACAGCGCCAGAAGCATGCTGTAACAAGATCAAATGGAGTGACCTCCCTCACTCTAAGATGCAAGCTGTAACCACGTTGAAGGGCTTGGCCAATCTGGGTCTTGTGGAAAAGGTCAAGCATGGATACACTGCCACGGCGGCAGGCATGGAACTGATTGCTTTGGCGGACAAGGAGCGGCGCTGGATGAAAGCGCCGTCAATTGAAGTAACAAATGTAAGGAGGAAGTAATGGCAACGTTCCTGTTCATCAGGGGCATGGAACCGGTCGAGATCGATGCTAATTTCAATCTCGTTCGGCATCGCATCAACCAGGCCATCACTGGCACCACTCAGGATGGCTCAAAGGCCGATGACAAGACGCGCAATCGGCCGCTGCACAAGCTGACCTTCAAGACGATTGTTCGTGACGAAGATGGCGATGTGATCGCATTCGGTCGCATTGCTCCGACTCCCGATAACGTCATTGGCGTTGGCTCGGACGAGGAGAAGGACGAGGGCGGCCCCGATGAGGACGCAGAGTAACGATGGATGACTGCGGCGCGGCGTGTGGGAAGCCTCGCACGTCGCTACCGCGATCCCCTGGATAGGAGGTAAGGATGAGCGAATGGATTGACAACTTTGTCAAGCAGATGCGTGAAGAGATCGTGGAGCGCCAGATTGTGATTGATGCGCTCATACCGCCCAAGCCCAGGCGCAAGCGTCGCAAGAAGGTGGCGGCCCCGCTTACGCCCGAGCAACGCGAGCTTACTGTCAACTTGCGCACATCGACGGCCGGCATCCGTCCGCAGGAACGTGAGTTGATAGTGAATGGCGACCGCGAGCTGGCTTACGTCACGACAGGAGGCGAACAGGATGGCTGATATGAAGTACGGCCGGTTGTTCACGCTCTCGGATATCGAAAAGATCATCAAGCTCATTGTTCCAGCCGCTGGCAAGGACATCGAGGGTCTGATAGATCTTGTCAACAGCATGGAAGACAACGGGACTGCCTTCAAGTTCCCTGCCAATGAGCCGACATTCACCTTGCGGGCTCGTGATCAGCGGGCGATTGGGGCGATTGTCTACTATCGCGACCATCAATCCAAATCAGCGCCGGCCAATCATCTTGATGGCATCGATAACTCCGTCAAAGCGTTTGACAAGTTTCGCTTTGAGCACCGCGAACTGATGAAGGAACCAGATTGAGCGCGTTGAAAGAAGAGGAACGCAAGCTATTTGACGAGCTGATCGTTGCCTCCCGCATTCTGGTTACGGTCAGCAAAAACGCCGCGACCGTGCTCAGCGAGGAGTTTGAGGACATGATTGCCGGCCCAGCAGACGCCGTAGAAGCGATCCTAGCCCGTTGCCCTAGTCCGGACACTGCCTGGGATGGAATCTTCCGTGAGGAGGACGTAGAAGAACAGCGCTTTACGCCCGACATGGGGATTGATTATGTCGAGCGCTTCACCAATTCAGGTGTCAAGGTGACTCACAAACAGACGCAGCTCTCGGTCGAGGCATACCAGTCCGAGGAGTACACCGTAAATAGGCGTCGCGCGATGAGGGCTCTTAGACGTATGGTTACAGAACACGTCGCCAAAACGGCGTGATAGACTTCGCTTTGCGAGGGTGGTGCCTCGCAGCCTCCTGTGACGTTGGAGGTGTTGTCAGCGTGGGCGACCCGTTCTCCTAACCTAAGGGGGGCGGGTCGTTCTCGTTCTAGGGGTATACTTGCTTGCCTGATGATTGCTAACTGCCCCTACTGTAACTCGGAGCAGCGCTTCCCGCTTCGTCATCGCTCGCATAAAGGCAGCGATACTGTCATAGAGGTTTACATAACCTGCACCATGTGTCCGTACGAGGCGTTGATCCGGCTCAGCACCAAGCGAATGGAGTACCTGCGCAAGCGCTGTGCGGCTATCACCAGGATTGGCGAGATCCAACTAGAGAAGTTCGGCAGGATAAACGCTGTAAACAGGCTTGCACAACAGCGCGTTCACCGGCTGATGGAGGAACAGGAGGCTCTGATTCGATGAGCAGCAATGGCACAGGCGCCCTGACAATGCTACAGCTAGAGGTCATCTGCCACCTGTGTAATGGCTTGACGCTGACAGAAGTAGCCGACAAGATGAATTACTCGTTGTCGAACGTCAAGGATCATCTGCGGAGAGCCAAGCGCAACACAGGAGCAAAGACGACAACTCACTTGGCAAGCATCGTCATCGCTTCAGGAGTGCTTGTCTGGAACGATGAGGGCGAGCGCATGCCTGGCGCAGGGCTCCCAGGTCCGTCCAGGAACCCTGCACCTGTGTCATCCTAGTAGCCGCACATACGGCTGGTCAGAGGCCATGCGCCGTGGTGACCAGGCCACCATCTTGCAAAGGCCGCGTCCTGCTCAGCCGGACTCGCGGTCGCCGGGTTGCCGGTTCCGCCTGCTGCATGCCACGTTGCGATATCAAATTGATACGCACCGTAGTAACCGTTACCCGTGTTCGTGGCGTAGTTGCCACCTGCCTCGTGCTGCCGGATACATGCCGCCACACCGCCAAGCGCTCTTGCTGTGTGCACACCGGCTGGGGGCTGAGCTGGCGGATGGCCGCTCAGCATCGGCATCCGAATCATCCGCAACTGACGAATGGTCTTTGCGAAGTGGGTGGCTGACGGATTGTCAATCACCCTGCCCTTTGGCGTCCTCATCCCGTACCGGCGGATGTTACGCCCCGAGCAGTCACCGCACTCCTTGTGAGCTGCATGCCATAAGGCGCTGTACTTCTTCAGCTCGCGCTTGAGAGGCGGGGATGAACCCTGCTTGGCACTGGCCATTGCCGGCACCACAAGGATACTGACAATCGGTATGACGGTAAGCAGGAACCGTCCTATGGTGGTACGCATAGAAGCTCCCTTGGCCAGCCGTCGCAGCTACACCGCTGTGGCGAGCTACTTCACTGCGCTGCGGCCGGCACACGGACGCCGACCTAGCTAGCCAGTGGATCAACTCCCTTCGGTTACGGAAGCCTTCTAGGGGAAGAAACAGGGCGCCCTATTCGAGCGCCCCGTCCCGTCCTTCGTCCCGTCCAGCCCCCTGGATTGAGGAGGCGCCAGCTTATCGCAAACCGGCCAGATGCGCCAAGTCTGCGTCAACGGCCCGCACGTCGCTCAGGATGCGCTTGATCTCCGTAAGGGTAAGGCCCGATGCCTCTGAGATGTCATCGGGGGTGCAGCCGAGCTTCAGGATGGCATCGGCGACAGCGCTCTCCAGCATGCGGCGCTGCTCTGCGGTGCGGACCTCATCGCGGATGAGCTTGCTGCTCTCACTGCGGATCATCGCCAGGGTCGGATCTGTCACGAGCGTCATGTTTGGACCACCTTCATTGACGATTCTACCCCCTTGAGGTGATTTGTCTACTCGCTGACGGGCTGCTGGAGCCAATCATACCCAATCAGGCCGATAAATCACTGAGTTCGTTTCCCAGCTTGGCTTCTGTGGCCTATGGTGGCCTGCAATGGCGGCTCAGACACGCCCCCTTACCTTACTTACAGGGAACGGCCATCTCCGTTGCCCTGGTTGCGAGGCTACGGGCTCGATTGGCCAGCACTTCAAGCCGCTGGACAAGAACGAGCGCTACGGAGAGCAGCTAGCCACCGTCTACCGCCATCGTAGGGACCGTGGAGGCTGTGGGCACGTCTTTGCGCCCCTCGTTCCGCACATCCCTATGGATTACGTAAGACTCAACGGCAGCAGAGAGGAGGCATACACGACATGAGCACCGCCGAGCCTCTTCATGCAATCGAACTGCACTTCTCGTCGGCAGAGGAGGGCGCAGAAGACAAGCTTGGTGACAAGAATGTCATCTGGAAGGACATCCTTCGTGAAGGTCGATTTGCGATCACGCCTGGGGTAGGCAAGAAACTCCCATTCGAGGTGATCCCGCAAGGCATTTCATCTCAGGCTGATCGCATCATCTCGATGTCTGACCTGATCGAGGCATACGACGATCGCGCTTTCGAGGACGTGACAATCCCTGATGGCCATCCTGATCCGAAGAAGGGAACGGATAGCGCTCTCAACAACACGGGGTACGTTCGCGGTCTGCGGGTTGTCAAGAAGAAGGGGCAGCATTTCTTGCAGGCTGCACTCGGGTTTACAGAGCCTGATGTGCAGGCAAAGGTGAGCCGTGGGACTGTTCCCAACGTGTCAAGTGGAGTGCTGTTCGGCTACACTCGCAAGCACGATGGCAAGCAATTCCGTTGCTCTCTCAACCACGTTGCACTGGCCAAGTCCGGCTGGATCAACGATCTGGCTCCGTTCAAGCGGATTTTCGCATCTGACGACAATGTGAGCGGCGATTTCGAGATCGACGCTGCAAACTTCGCTGAGGGCGATCCTCCCAGCGACGGAAGCACTGACAACCAGACTCAGACCGGCGAGATCGTTTGGAACGAGCAGGATGGTGTCAACTGGCTACGTGAATCACTGCAAACGTCGTTGAATCCCGAGCAGGTTGTGGATGATTCGGGGCGCCCGCAGGTTCCGCAAGCAAGTTACGTAGTGCATGACATCTCGCAGAACAAGAAGCTTGCCCTGGTAGAAGAGTGGTTCAAGGGCGACCGTTCGCGCTGGGTCATTCCATTTGACATCAACGACGACAAGGTTGAGCCAGGACCCGAGCGTCGCTGGACACGCGGTAAGGACGCACTGATTGCCGCCAGCGACGATGACTTCGATGACGTTTCCGTCGAAGCGATCAGCGACAAGCTGAATACAGCGCTCGAAGACAGAATCGGTGACGATGACTTCGAGATTGTCCGCGTCAGCATGGATCAGCGCTGTCGCATCCAGAACAAGAAGACAGGGCTGACATTCGAGGCGACATTCACTCGTCTCGGGAACGGCCAGGTGTTCCTTTCGGCTCCAAGTGAGTGGGACAGGGTGCAGTCAATCAAGCTGGACGATCAGCCTGAGGAACCAGCGCCATTGCCTGCTCCTAAGGAGCCGAGCAACGTGACTGCGATCTTCGATGTCACCACTCCAGAAGGCCGCGTCGCAGCAGCACGTCAACAACGGCGACAAATGTTCGCTGGTAAGTCCAACTGAAAACCAAGAAGGAGGTGACAACGTGGGTTATATTGAGGATATCCAGGAGATGGATCTGGCTGATGATGTGAAGCAACAGCTCATCCAGGCTCATCAAAAGGAGATCGATCCAATCCGTGACGAGAATCGCACGCTCTCCGCAGCGACCAGGAAGGAACAGGTCGAGCGCGAGATCAGCACGCTCTCAGGGATGGGTTTCGAGGATGCTCCTGGGCTGCTGGCATGGGTCCGACGCATCTACCTCTCGTCCGATGCCGAGGCACCGGGAGCGGTCCTGCTTGCTGACAACGAGCTTGGTCTGTCCGGCGACCAGGCAACCGGAGCCACAGGTCGCGAAGAAGTCTCCGTCGCAGGAGCGATCCGCAAGTTCATTGAGCTGATGCCGAAGGACGATGGCAAGCTCAAGCTTACGTTCGCTCAGCAGATCACCGGTGAGGGCGACCACGACCGACCCGATGATGGTGGAGAGCTTTCCGAAGAGGAGAGGCAGACAGAGCGCCGCGAGCGTGCCAATCGTCTGTCAGGGCGCCCCATCAACCGCGATGAGGTTCGTGGCAAGCGTTACCGCACCGCATCCATTTCAGGGGGAGGTGAGTAACACATGGCATGGAACATCCGTACATCAAGGCAGTTCTCTCCCGATCTGGAGATCCTCGTCCATCAGGTCAATGTGGATGTCGCTCCTTCGATCGTGCTCGACGCCAGCACCTTCCCGGTCAATTCTGCCGGTGAGCGCGAGCTGAAGGCCGGTACGCCGCTGGTGAAGAACTCCAACAACCAGTATCAAGCGTATGCATCCGGTGGTTCGCTGATTGTCCAGAAGGTCGTGGTTGACGGTACCGGTGGCACATTCGTGCTGATTCACGGTGGTCAGTCAACCTCTGCACTGGACTGGGACTCGACAGCAGCCGAGGTCAAGGCAGCGCTTGAAGCACTGTCAACCATCTCTGCTGGTGGCGTGGAAGTCTCGCGCACCGAGCAACTGACCGGTTCGACGCACGTCTCGTACACGTACGAGGTCACGTTCACCGTTCCCACCGAAGCTGGTGCAATCACGGCGACTGACTCGCTGACCGGTGGTGCTGGCACGGTGACAATCACAAGCACACTGAGCAGCATCATGGGTATCCTCTCGCGTACCGAGAAGGTTCCGGACACACTGTCTCATTCCGATATCCCGAGCGCGATGTGGAATCACGGTCAGTGGTTCCGCTCCGACAGGATCGTCGGCTGGGCCAGCGATTCGACTGCCATCAAGGCAGCTCTACCAACCTGCAAGTTCTCGTAGCCGCGAGAGGAGGTGAGACAACATGGCAGTCATTGACGACATCATGGATCAAGCCGCACTGACGGACGCAATCGCCGGTGAGGTCGAGACGGAAATGGAGTTGGCGCCGTACATTGGAGAGCAGATCGCTCCGATGGCGGATTCCGACTCACAGTACGTCTCCATGCGAGTCGAAGATCTCCACGCTACTGGCATCGGTCAGTTCCGAGCGCCTGAAGCGTCAATCCCGCTGATGGACATCACCGGTCGCGAGGAGCGCGAGGAAGTCATTGAGATGGCATATCTCGATGAAGCCCATCGCATTTCTCCGCGTCGCTGGGAGATCCTGACGCAAGGTGGAGAAAGGCTGGCGAGCCGCGAGGCACGTCGCCTGGTCGAGATCGGACAGATTCTCGAACGCCGCAACGAACGACTGACCGAGTGGATGCGCTGGCAGGCATTCGCAGGACAGCTCACGATCGAGTATCAGCAGCGTGACACCGCGCTTGTCATCGACTACCCGATCCCTGTCGGCAACAAGCCGCAGACAGCAGTTCCGTGGACGGATCTCACGAACGCCGATCCGGTCAACGATCTCAAGACGTGGATGCAGACCGCAACCACGGCAGCGGGATCGCCGGCCCGTCGCGTGCACCTCAGCGATGAGGACGCCGACCTGATCGTCAACAACGCGAAGCTCCGGACGTATTTCAACGTGGATGTCGGGCAACCGTTCATGCCCACGCTGGATGACGTTCTCAAGCTCCTGCCTCAGGGTACGACTTTCGTCCCCACCAATGAGGCTTACAGGGATGAGTCCGTCGGTGCGTCCAAGCGCCGCGAGGATCACACCAGGTTCCTTCCTCTCGGTTCGATCCTGATCACGACCGAATACTCGGTCAACGGCCTGCCGATCGCAGAAACGCTGAACGGCCCGGTCGAGATCAAGTCCGGTCCCAACGACACGGTGTTCCTGCCCGGTCCGCAGTCCGAGATCATCCTCAAGGGCGAAGGCGTCTATACGCGCCTTCTGCGTCAGGCATCGCGTCGCATGGTTCGCCTGCGTCGCCCCGAGGCGTTCCTGTACGCGAACATCTACCACGACGATACCCCCTAGAGGAGGTGACAACAAACATGGCAGCCAAGGGATACGAAGTTATCGCGGACAATGAGCTTACCGTTCTCAGGACGGTCAGCTCTCTGCCCCAGCTCGACGGTGGAGTGATCCATCAGAACGGCATGGGCAGGACGTACGTTCGCGGTGAGGTCATTCCCCCTGAGCTTGTGGCAGAAGACTGGAAGCAGGCGCTCGATGAGGAAGATGGTCCCCTCTACGCGCACCTGAGCAAGGTTCTCAAGCCGGTTGACGACAATCCGGTTGAGGATTCTGTCGCACGCCTCGGGCTCCCGTTTGAAGGTTACGACGACATGAATGTGGATGACATCGTTCGCGCGATGTCGGTTCTGCCGTCGGCGACGATCATGCGGATCAAGGAGTTCGAGAGCGCCAGGGAAGACCCCCGTACCGAGATCGTGGACTACAACATCGGCTACGGCGAGCACCCGGATGACAGGCAGCTTGCCGAGTTGGAGGTGGAAGAAACGGCCGAAGGCAAGGCAGCAGGACGCCTGACTACCCGCAATGTGCCTGACAGTGGTCCGGTTCAGCGCGGTGAGGGATACACCGGCACCGGCGATCCCCAGAAGCCCTACGGAGCCACGAAGGATGCGGAGGATGGAGATGAGGTCGCTTCTCGTTCCACCAAGGCATCCAGGGGCCGCAGCGGCAACGTGGCCAAGGCACGTCGAGGGCGCCGTGATCGCTCTCCTCAGGTCAAGCCCGGTAGCGGTGAGAAGACATCGCTCGAAAGCTCGAACGACTAGCAGGTTGACACCGATAATCGAGAGCATGCTGTGACCGAGACAATTGACACTGTGGTTGCAAGGGAAGCCAAGGATCTCATTCCTGAGACCTGGGATGCCCTGGCCAAGGCGTCAACCTTTGGTCCGGCTGCTCTCGAACGTCGGCACGATGCAGCCATCATGAGAACGTTCGGCATTGCGCTGGACGTGGACGCACTGAACGCCCTCAACTGGCGCTTGATCGAGTATCTGGGCAAGAGGTTTGCAATCAGCTTGCTCGATCCCGGTATCGAATACTGGTCGCGCCAGATCCTCGCTCGGTCTGTCGGTGATCGCGAAAGCAGCACGTACAAGGATCGTGCTGAAGATCTCCGCCAGCTCAAGAAGGATTGGACAGCAGATCTAGCAGCGATGTTCATTGACATCTCTCCATTGCTCCCGCTTCAGCCAGGGACAGCGGGGGATGTACCTCGCGTTGCTATTGCCGGCGAACTGACCAATACGGTTGAAAATCCTCGCACTCAAGGCGAGCAGGTGGTTCATACAACCGCCAATCCGTATGACATTGAGCCGGAATTTGCTCCTCCTGAAACCACGACGGGTGCTTAGTCCAATGGTAGCCATCTGGCAGCGCAGCACAGGCACGGAAGAGCTGCTCGATGTAGTGGAAGAGGTGCTGATCAGGGATATTGACAGTGCGCTTGCAGAAGTTTACGAGCGCATGGTCGAAAGCGATATGGCGCGAGCAGAACGGCGTCAAGTTGAATACATCCCTATGACGTACGATCAGGTTCCTCCTTCACACTTTCACACCGGCAACTTCCCGTCGCTGGTGCTGAATGAGGTTCCCAAGGATGCCTATCCATTTATCGTGTTGACAATCGAGGAATATGCACCCTCGGCCATCGACAGCGATATGGATCAGGTGAACGTCTATCGTGAGGCGCTAGTCATCCATTGCCTGGCAAAGGCCAATCCAGAGGAAGGTAGTGAGGTTGTCTTTCGTAGAGCAATCAGGATGGGCGAAGCTGTCTACCTGAGTCTCGCAAGTGAACCTTCCCTTCGTACAGCTCTGGCAGCCTTTGTCAATCCTGTTAGGAGCCAGCCGTCAATTCCATGGACCGCGCAGGAAGACGGTCACGGTGAAGACTTCTGGTACCAGGCAGTGGGAACGACATACGGGCTTACAAACCGGACAACGATGGCTGACTGAGGAGGTTACCTTGGGCGACAGCTACAGATTCTACGGAAGCAAGCGCTCTGGCCAAAAGCGTACTCGCTTGGCGCTTAGCAAAGGGCGTGTCCTTGAGGTTGGCGGCGAACCCGTCGAGCTTGAAGAGGACGAAGTTGACGAGCTGCGTGAGCGCTACGTGCTCCGCAAGGCGTCAGAAGGGCAAGATACAGACAATGAAAATGACCAGGACGACGAGTCCTAGGAAGGAGGTGAGCTGAATGGGTTGGTTCAAGGCTCGCCACAGTCTCGACAACGAGCAAGGGTTCGTTCAGGGAGCTGGGCGAATCATCTTCGGTGACATTGGTGTTGACGAACCAGACTGGCCGGAAGACCTTTCTGATCTGATCGTTCTGGATGCCGGTGGTACGCAGTATGACGCTCAGGCAGGATGGAACGAAGCTGGCTTCACCAAGACCGGGATCAACATCAACCGAAACAACGCCGAGGAGGACTTCGACGTTGATCAGGTGCGAGGGTCGATTCTTCGTCGCCCGACCAACTGGGAGATGTCAATCGGAACACAGCTCGCAGAAGCAACGCTCGACTCGTTCGCGCTTGCTTGGGAGCTTCCCGATCCGGCTGATGTCACGCCGGCTGGTGCCCCGACGCAGCTTCTGGAGACACACGTTGGTCTGTCTGCTCCGACGACGTACACCGAGCGCAAGATCGCCGTGCTGTTCCAGTTCGACTCGGGCATCATCCGTGCATGGATCTTCCGTCGTTGCATCCGTGCAGCGCAGGAGTCCGGCATGACGCTTCAGAAGACGGGCGAGCAGGTTTCGCTTCCGACGCGCTGGAATGCACTCGCCGACTCTGACCAGGAGATTGATACCCAGTTCGGAGAGATCTTCGAGCAGATCCCTGCTTAGAGACAACCAAGAAAACAAGGCGAGACCAAAGGGCATGCCTGGAATCGATATCTACGGAAAGGTCGGGTCTGCGTGCTCGGCCTTTTCGTTGCTCTAATGCTAAATGTGATTTTCAGTCCGAAGGCCAACATGGCGATTTCTCTCGCCATGCTGATTGCTGGGCTCTTCCTGGCAATCGGAAACTGGCCACTGAACATCATTGGCAAGGAAGAACCTCGTCTGATCTATCAGATGAGCGCAATGGCACTTTGGTTCAGCGCTTACAGCAGCATTCTGGTTTCTGTTGTCCGCCACGAGAACAAGAGCGACGACGGTTCCTAATGGCCAAGTTCATTGAATACAACGTTGAGAACGAGGAAGACATTCTCCTCGGGATGAAGCGCGTCGAGGCTCAGAGCCGCATCGCTACCAAACGGCTTCTCGACAACCTTGCTGACTTTGGCTACCACGTTCTTCAGTCCAGCGTGCCCCGTCATACAAGCTACCTCCTGCGCCACGTCGCTCGTAGTGATGTCACCTGGCGTCCTGGCGGTGCAGGCGGCGGCGGCTCATGGGAAGCGGTAATCGGAGTGAAGCGCGGCGAGTCCAAGCATCCGCTGTATGTCGAGTTCGGCACGGGCATCTATGGAGCTGTCGGCTGGTTCATCGTTCCGGTCCGCGCGCAGTACATGACCTTCTACAGCACTCGCTTTCATCGCGTCATCAATGTAACTCACACACGCGGCCAGCGTCCACAGCGTTACCTCTACCACACCTGGCGGGAACTTCTGGTCTACGCTCGTGGTCGCATGATGCTGGCCGACATGTTCAAGTGACAATCTAGCTCATCAAAGGAGAGCGCAATGTCAGAGACACCGACAATCGAAAAGCCAGAGACCGAAGAGCCCGAGAAGGGTGACAACATCGGTGGCCCGGCACCTGAGGCGGAAGAGGCAGAGGCCAAGCCACGGCGCAAGAAGACCACTTCCAAGGTAGACGAGCAGAACGCTGATCTCGCCGCTCAGAAGCAGGCAGAGGCCGAGCACGAGCGCGAGCAGGAGATCGAGCGGGCTCGCGAGGAACTTGACAAGCTGGAACCGCGCACCGTTCCCGTTCGCTGGATGGTAGGCAAGACGCCTGAGCACGGCGGTAACGAGAAGCAGTACTCAATCTACGTGCAGGACAAGCTTCCGTGGATGCCGCGACAGCAGTTCTTCTCGCTCGTGGCACGTACGTTCTCCCAGGCGATCAAGGCCAGTGGTGGCAATGTGGGTGGCATGGCCGATGTGTTCGGCAGCCAAGAAGGCGGATCGCTCATCGAGCGCGGCCGGCGTCTGTCCGAGCGCGATCTCACCGATGCATCGCAGTTCATGGCGCTCGCCTTCGAGCTGATCGGCTACAGCGCTGACTTCCTGATTGACTGCTACGTGATCCTCCTCAGCGTGCCTCGCTCCGAGCGTGAGTGGGCACGGATGCGGTTCTCCGAGCCGTGGGAGCCCGAGGCCGACAAGTGGGGGCTCAAGGATGAGGACCACGAGCTGATCATTCAGACGTTCATCGATCAGAACTACGAGGAGATCAGGCGTTTTTTCGTCGAGACAATCCCGACCCTCGGCCGAAGGATAGCTCTGCACGAGAAGTCTCAGGACCGCGCATCAAGGTCGGACCAGTAGAGGTGATCGAAAAGATATGGTCAACAGGAGGAGGTGACAAGCTAGAAGACATACTCGATTGGCCCTCGGATCGCGTTGATGCAGTCTATAAGGCGATCATCCAACGCGAGGGTGTTCAGAGCATTGAATCACAACGTATGCAGATGATCTCAGCGTTGTTTGCCAATCCGAATTGGGATGGCGAGAACTCGGACAAGCGTACGGCGTACATTCAGAACCTCAACCAACACTTCAACAAGGCAATCGAGTTACTGTATTACCCGGAAGGCGTAGATCCTGACATCGATTGGAACAACCCATTCTATGCAGCAGCCCTACGCGGACTGGACAAGACGCGCCAGAAGCTTGGTATCTCGGGCAAGTCGATGAGTGAAGTCGTAGAGATGACAACCGAAATTGATGTTGAACAGCTCAAGGCCCGGTTGGATTCTCGCAAGGAAATTGACCAAACGTAGGAAGGTGGTGAACGATGCCGACAGATGTAGAGTATGTGCTCCGAATCATTCTCCGTGCGAGAGATGAGATGGCGGCAGCGTTCGCCAAGGCTCGTGTCGAGCTGCGTGGCTTTGCCAATGATTCACGGCGGCTTGGTGGAGATATCGATGGCCTGAACACGCGCCTGACCTCGATGAACCGCAGAGTCGGCAACCTCACCGATAAGCTGAAGGCATGGCGTTCTGAACTACGCAACTTCGCTGGTGATGGTGATGACGCCGACAATTCACTCAAGAACATCGACAATGCACTTGCAAGAGTTGGCGGCAGATTCGATGGTACGAGCAGATCGACACGAAGCTTTACGAACAGCATTAGAAGCACCGGCGGCACGGTTCGCTCGACTACCAGAGATGTTGACAGACATGGGGCGGCAGTAAGAAAGACAGGCGACGCCTACAACTACGCTGGCAAGGGTGTCGGTTCCTTCGACAATCAGCTTCGCGGCATCGCACTCCTTGCTGCAATTGGATTCGCACAGCAGCTCATCACCGTACTGGTTGGTCTTGGCGGCGAACTCGTAGCGGTTGCAGCATCGGCGGCACAGGCTGGCGTGGCGCTCGGCGGTATCCTTGTCGCCGGCATTGGGCAAGCTCTACCTGCAATCGGGCTGCTGATCGGCGCAATGACGCGGGTCAAGGCCACGATCGATGCTGTACAGCAAGCAACCAAGTTGCAGCAAGCGCAATCACAGGCTCGCTTCCAGTCAGCACGCAAGGAAGCTGACGGCGCTGATGCAATTGCCAACGCCAATGACAGTCTTACAAGTGCATTGCAGGGTGTTGGGGACGCACACGACCGCCTGACGCAAGCTGAGCGTCAAAGTCAGTTGGCACAGGAAGGCATCACCACAGCGCGCCGTGATGCCACGCGCCAGCTACATGACATGATCGTTGCCGAGCAGGATGCCAAGCGCGCGGCAGACGGTGCAGTGCTCTCGCAACTTGATGCACAGAGGGCGCTTGAGCAGGCAGTCCGCTCAGGTGATGATCTCGCCGTCCAGCACGCCCAGGCAGCGCTCGAAGAGGCGAAGGCCAACGTTCAGCGCACACGGCTTGAAGCGCGGCGTCAAACCTCTGATACCGGCCGTGCAGTTAGTGGCGGCGTCGAAGGGATGGAGGGCCTACAGCAGGCCAAGCGCGCAGCAGATGACGCAGCTCGCGCCGTTGAGCAGGCCAATCAGGGTGTCCAGAACTCAGAACGCGCCGTTACACGAGCCACCAGGGGAATCGAAACAGCGCGGCGCAACGCTCAGGAAGCCGTCAGTGGTACGCAGACAGCCGCTGCCAACCTGAATTTCCTCTTGTCGCAGCTCTCACCGGCAGAGCGCAGGCTGTACGAGGCGATCCGTCGTATCCAGCGCACATGGAAGACCGCGTGGACTGGCCCCGGCGGGATCATGGACCCGATCATCGATTCCTTCACACGAAGCGTTGATAGAGTCAATCGCATTATGCAGATGCCCTCCGTGCTACAGACGGCACGGAGACTGGCAACGTCGATGGGGCAGCAGTTCGACAGGATCACAGATTCGTTCACCTCCGACAAGCAAGTTGCGCAGTTCAGCAGGCTTGCAGAGCTTGGGCGCAAGAATCTACAGCCGTTGACAACGCTGCTCATTCGCCTGGGTAGAGCGTTCACCAACATCGCCGAGGGTGCATCGCCAGCATTCTCCAGGTTCCTTGGCTTCGTGAATCAACTTGCACTGCGCTTCCTGAGGTTGACATCGAACCAGGGCAAGGTCGAGGAGTTCTTCCTTACTGCTGAGCGTCATCTTGAGAGCTGGATCAACCTGACCATCGCAGTGGTGAATTTCTTCGCCGCGATCAGTGGCGCTGGTGGTGCAGCAGAGGGCAAGCGCTCGATCGATGCATTGACTGCCGCGCTCGATGGCTGGACCAAGCGCATCAATCGAGATGGCTCGGGCGTACGCAGGTTCTTCAAGCAGGTTCACGAAGTAACGGGACAGATTGTACGTGTGCTTGTCGCGCTCGGTCGTGAGCTGGCCAAGGCATTCAGCCCTGATAAGACTGAGCATTTTGCCGACTTCCTTGTGCGCGTTGTCATTCCGGCGCTTGGAATGCTCATCAAGGTAACCGGTACATTCGCCAACTTGTTTGCAATAGCCTTTGGCAACCCCATCATCAGCCAGATCACGCAAGTCATCCTGACCATCACCGCTCTGGGATTCATCATCAGGCGAGTCGAGGGTGCTGCACTGCTCTTGAGGGTCGGGTTCGGAGAGATCTTCAAGATCGGCCCGAGCTTCGTGGCGCTGGGCTCCAGGGTAGCTGCCTATGGTAGGACGCTGGCCTTTGCTGGTGACGCGCAGGTTGCCTATGCCGGCAAGACGACATTGCTGACACGCGCATTTACGCTCATCGGTCCAGCCATTGCTCGTGCTGGCGTCATCATCAGAGCAGCAGCAGCATTCGCCTTCGGGCCTTGGGGTCTTGCCATCGGCGCAGTGATCCTAGCCATCATCCTGCTTGACAAGAAGTTCCACTTCCTTGGTGCAACATTCAAGTGGTTGCAGGGCGCAGTCAGGGATACGCTCGATTGGCTGAAGACGCATTGGCCGCTCGTGCTGACCATCTTGACCGGCCCATTCGGTCTGGCTGTCACGATCATTGCCAAGAATTGGGACAAGATCAAGCACGGTGTCAGAGCAGCATTCGATGCGATCGTTGATCTGTTCCAGGGCGGCGGGGGCAGGATCGGCGAAGCAATGCGGACGATCGGTCGCCTTATCCTCAGGTACTCGCCAGTGGGGATTCTTGCCCGTATCGGCGTCAACATGGCGAAGGCGCTCTACGGCAAGTTCGGTGACACGATCATCGGCTTCTTCAAGGACATCGGTGAATGGCTCTTCAGGCATGTCATCAAGCCTATTTACGACTTCTTTGAGATCAAGTCACCGTCTGGTCTCTTCGAGCGCATCGGTAAGAACCTTGCTCGTGGCCTGATCAACGGCTTCAAGCAGCTTCCACACCTACTCAGTGACCTCATTCACGGCATGGGTGATGCGCTTGAGAGCATCGGCAAGCGCATTGGTGAGGCTCTGCTGAGAGGCATCAAGAAGATTGGCGGAATCTTCAAGTCCATTGGCAGCTTCCTCGCTGATCCCTTTACCAGTGGCGGCGGTGGCGATGGCAGCACGAGCACCTCGATTCGTGGCGCCCTGGGTGGACCCGTTCCCGGCGGCTTCGGTGGCGGTGACAGGATTCCGGCGCTGCTGGAGCCCGGGGAGCACATCCTGACCAAGAGCGAGGTACAGGCTGCCGGTGGGCACCGTGCCATCTTTGCTCTGCGCGCGATACTTGGAGGCGGCGGTCAATCTAGTGGTCTTGGGTACGCTGCTGGTGGCGCGGCGCAGAACAATCCTCAGGGTACTTGGGTTGCTGATCAACGCCAGCTCAATATCGAGAAGGCTTTGAATCGCGACATGGAGAAGGAGGACCGTCGCACAGAGGACGTTCGTGTCAAGCAAGTTTCTGAGATGTGGGAGGACATCAAGCGCATTACACGTCGTGGCGCCAATTATGTTGAGGCTCAGTGGCGTGACATGCGTGTCAATACGACAGCCACGACGAAGCGCATGCTGTCCGACGCGGTTGAAGCTTGGACGAAGACGTGGAGGCAGCTTGACAAGCTTGCCTATGAGGGCCTGTTCTACATCGGACACGAGTCGAATCTTGCCCTGACGGCATTCGGCGGCAAGGCAATCGACTTCCACCTGACTGCACCGACTGTCCAGAGGCGTGCCGAGGGTGGCTTCATGGTTCCAGGCAGCGGCTCGGGCGACAAGATTCCCGCGCTGCTTGAGCCAGGCGAGTTCGTCTTCAACAAGGTTGCCACAAACAAGATTGGCAGAAGCGTACTGGAATTCCTGAACTTCCAGGGCATTCCGCGCTTTGCCAAGGGCGGCTTCACCGGACCAGGGCACTCGGGCGAGGGCTTCACGCCCATGTGGAACTTCGCCAAGAGCAAGTTCGGGATGTCGTACTTCACCGGCTTCGATGGTCACAGCAAGATGACCACCTCGAACAACGTCTCCGATCACTTCTTCCACCGTGCGCTCGACATGGGCAATGGTGTCCTGACGGCCGGCGAGGATGCGCTCAACGCATTCATCAAGACGAAGATCCCGCAAGTTATCAAGCAGCTTATCTGGAGGTCTATCGATCAGATTGGCGGATTCAATATTGGTGACCACGAAGATCACGTCCACTTGGCGATGCCCGATCAGTACGCCTTCGACGGATCGATCATGGCGAAGATCCTCTCTCGTGCATCAAGAGGGTTGTCAATAACTGATCTGCTGAAGGCTGGTACCGACGACATCGGCGCTCCGCTGATCGATCACGTTGATCATGTTGCTGTGAGGGGGCCAAGAGGTCCGTTCAGAAGCATGATGCAGCGGATGTTCAATCTCGTTCGCAGGGCTGGCAACAAGCGCCTTGACAGTGTAGCGATGGCTGGTGCTGATCCTGGTCTTGAGAAAGCCCTCGGTATTGGCGCCTCGATCCAGGGCAAGGGCATCTTCAGTTTCTTCAGGAGCCAGGGCTTCTCACCGGCTCAGGCAGCAGCGTGGGTTGGCAACTTCACGCAGGAATCAGGTTTGGACCCATCACGAGTTCAGCCCGGTGGCCCTGGCCGTGGCCTGGCTCAGTGGGGCGGCGGAAGATTTGCCGCGCTGGTTGACTTCGCCAAGGGACTAGGAAAGCCCTGGCAGGATGCCGGTGCTCAGCTCGCCTTCGTCATGCACGAGCTGAATGGCCCTGAGCGTTCTGCAATGATGTCAATCAGATCAGCTCATACGATCGCTGATGCTGTCGCTGCCATTGCTACGCAGTACGAGCGTGCCGGCATCATCGGTGACCGCCTGAGCCCCGCGCGTGCCGCCTACAATGCATACGCTCACTTCGCCCAGGGTGGCATCGTGCCCGGTGGCGACGGTACACCGGTCCCGATCATCGCCCACGCCAGCGAGTGGATTCTCAACCGTCTCCAGCAGTCCAAGCTCGCGCGTATGCTGGGTGTCAGCGTCGAGGGTCTGAAGGGCGCTCTCGGCTTCCACGGCAGGCCAGGCAATGCTCAGGGCGGGCTCGATGTCCCAGAGCCGCGTGTCGTTCATGGCGGACCGATCGATGTCAGCGCCATCAAGCAGTTCACAGAGTTCGTAAAGCAACTTGCAACAATCAAGCTTCCTGATCTTGGACAGGATACCTTCCGTAGCGTCAGCAATCTGTTTGAAGACATCGGCAATGTCTTTGATCGCGTTCGCAGGCTTTCAGGGCTGGCGAACAAGGCCAGGAAGTCGGCTGAGCGTGACGTAGCACTCAAGGCTTTCTTCTCAGCGCTTGACAAGATCACCGGTGAAGGTCAGTTGCTTGATCGCCTGCGTACTTCTATCGATCGCCGCGTCACACAAGCTGCAAGAAGATTGACCCTGGATCGCTTCAGGGTCGGTGCTGGTCGTGTTGTCACCGAGCGCCTGAGCGGTCCTCAGCTCGCAGAGCGTCAACTTCAGGATGTGCGTGGTCAGCGTACCGATCTGCTCAGTGAGCGCGATGAGATTGCTCAAGAGCTGAAGAGGGTGCAGGGAACCTCGCGCAAGGGACTCAGTGCCAAGCAGAAGCAGCGCTTGCAGGCCCAGGAGAACGATCTCAAGACACGCCTCGATGATGCACAGGGACGGGTTGCAGACAACATTCAAGCGATCTTCGATGCTCAGCAGGCTTTGCTTGAAGCTCGTATCGCTGAACAGCAGGAAGCAGTTGACAACATCACCAAGTCTGCGGAGCGTCAATCTAGCTTCCTAGACTTCTCGCGGCGTGTTGCAACGGTCTTCGGCAATCAGGGAGCACTAGCACAGATCAATGCCGCACAACGTGGGATACTTGCAGACGAAGCCAACCAACTTGAAGCGCGCATTGGCGCAGCCGCAGCATCCGGGGCCACAGATCTTGCAGACCAACTCGAAGTCCAGGTGGCGGATCTACGTACGCAAATCGTGGAGTCGCTCGCTGCGGAACTAGCAGACGCGGCACAGCGCATTCAAGCCCAAGGACAGCGACGCAGCTCACGCCTGGATCTCTTCAGCCGCCTGCTTGCTGCTACGGGAACGATCGGACAGACGGCAGCGGTCAGCCTCGGTGGCGAATCGTTCTCGGCCGCAGGACTCGCAGCACAGCAGCAGGCCAATACTGCTAACCAGATTTCACAAACTCAGGAACTGCTGAATCGTGTCCAGCGCGAGCAGCCTGAGAATGTCCAGCTCATTGAACAGCTCACCGACTCGCTGGCAGACCTGAGCGTGACCATTCAGGAGCAGGCCAGAGCAGCCTTCATCGCCCGAGTCGAAGATGTCAACGCACGTGCAGACTTTACGCTTGGGATCAACGATCTCAACAAGCAGATTCTCGACCTTCAGGGGCAGATCGCCGGACAGGCAGACCAGGCAGGCTTGCTCGTGCTGGCACAGCAGCGCCAGGGGATTCTCACGCAGAAGGGCAATGAGCTTCAGGCGCTCTACAACGAGGCGATTGCCAACCGCGATCAGCAGGCGATCAACGACTTGCAGAAGGCAGTGCTTGAAAACAAGGTTGCACTGCTACAGAATACCGTCACTCTCAATGAGCTTGCAGGCGTGATGAAGGACCCGCAGACCTTCTCATCGAGCGCGTGGTCGATCTTCCGTGAGGCGATCTTCAGCGGCATGGGCCAGGTGCTGCCACAGTTCTCGTTCCCGATGGCTGATACCGGCGGCATTGTCTCCAGGACTGGTCTAATGCAATTGCATGCCGGCGAGCTGATCAGATCTGCTGGTAGCTGGACTGACAAGATGGATGGCGGCGACACATTCAACATCTACGAAGCGGGCAGGCCGATTGACACAACCGAGCTTACTGGTGTCATTGCCTTCGCTAGGAAGACTCATCAGTAGAAGGAGATATTGATGCCACGAGATTTCTACGAAACTGTATTGGGAGGTCCAAACGCATCCGGACTGTTCGAGGTCTTCAGCGGCGTCAGCGTTTCCCTGCGTGCTCGTGGAACAACCAACTTGGTAACCATGTTCCAGCGCGAGACGGGTGTGTCGCAGGGGCCATCGCCTGAAGCCGGGGCTGTCGGAGGCCCGAACCCGTTCACCACCGGCGCCTCGGGATCGGTTCAGTTCTGGGCCGATATCGGCAGGCTCGACATCTTTCTGCATGACACGCAGGTTCCGGCACGTCTGGCCGATCGCACGATCCAGTGGAATGCCAAGCCGTTTGACGACATCCCCGGGGCAAACATCCTGGGTAACATCCCTGGCAGGACGATTGCATGGGCATCAGGCATTCCCGAGTCGGATCTCGTCTTGCTGCTTGACAAGTGGCTGCCAATTGGAATTCAGATCCCCTTCAGTGGTGGAACGTTGCCAACCGGCGGTGTCTGGGATTGGGCTGATGGCGGACTCATCAACCGCATTACCTACGCAACATTCTTCTCGCGCGTCGGACATTCCTACAACGGTGGAGTTGATCCCGGTAGCAGCCAGGTTAGAAAGCCTGATAAGCGTGGACGAGTTCCTGTTGGTGCTGACAACTTTGGTCTTACCGGTGCTGCCAACCGAATTCCAAACTCCAATCGTGCTCGTGGTCAAAATGGCGGCGAGGAACGTCACGCGCAATCGATAGCAGAGATGGCTGCTCACAATCATGGCAGCGTTACAGGGCTCAGCGTGGCTCCCGGTGCTCATGGTCATGATCCAGCAGCGACCATCGATGGCGGAAGCTCATACAACGTGTCAGGCGCAGTTGAAGCAGGAGACTCCAACCACAACCATTCAATCCCATCGCAGGGATCAGGGACTGCATTCAACGTTCTGCAACCATACGAAGTTGACAATTACCTTGTGAGGATTGCCTGATATGCCTCGAAACTTTTACGAAGCCACATTGGGCAAGACAGATACTGGTACTGGCTTCTACCTCGTCCTGTCCGGGATCAGTGTCACCGTGAATGTTCACAACGGTTCCCTTGCGACGATCTACCAGCGCGAGACAGGCATCACGCAAGGGCCATCCCCAGAGGCAGGAGCCGCCGGCGGACCGAATCCGTTCGTCACAGGTGCCAGCGGGGCAGTGCAGTTCTGGGTCGATGCCGGTCGCTATGACATCGTGCTTCACGATACTGAAGTGCCGGCGCGCATGTCCGACAGGACGATCCAGTTCAATTCGATTCCTCTCGATGGCATCGTGGCATCTCAATTTGATGCTGATGTGCTCGCGATGTTCGTTCCGATCGGCGGGATACTGCCTTACGCGGGCTCTGGCGATCCTGCCGGACTGCACTTCCTCATGGCTGATGGCCGCCTCATCAACAGGACTACGTATGCCAGCTTCTTCACGGTAGCCGGTCATGCATACAACGGAGGTGTCGATCCTGGCAGCAACCAGGTTCGCATCCCGGACAAGCGCGGACGTAGCAGTGTCGGTGCTGACAATATGCTTGGGACAAGATTGGTTGGTTCCAGCCCAGGTGCTGCTGGTCGCATGCCCAATTCCAATCGCGCGCTCGGGCAGAACGGTGGCGAAGAGCGTCATACACAGACGCTGAGTGAACTTGTCGCTCATGCTCACGTCATGGATTACCAATACCTGTCTACATCGCTTGCAGGTACTGGAACTCAGGCCAACTGGGCTATTGGCGGAGGAACAAGGAACACGACAACAGTGGGTTCCACCACTCCCATGAACGTTATGCACCCTTACGAGATAGACAACTACATTGTGAGAATCGCATGAAGCAAATCATCAAGGATCATTACCACGACGAGGAACAGGAGGTCTACAGGGTTGTCATCAATGTAATTCAGGAAGAGCCCGTGGAAGTTCCTGTGCTTGATAACGATGACAACCAAGTCCTCGATGACGATGACAAGCCGCTGGTCAATATCGAGATCAGAGAACAAGTTGTGCATGAGTTTGACATCCTGTTTTCTGCTGACGATGAGCAGTGGAAGGGCCAGACCCCGGAGCACATTGCCAATGAGCAGCGCAGGCAGATCAAGGAGGCAATGGAGGCGGTCGAGTCTCAGCACATGGAGGCTGTTCGGCGTCAAGCAGAATTCACGCAGATGCCTGGCATTGGGGAAGAGCTGTAAGCCATGCCGCCACTCGTATCACTAAGAAGCGCACTCTTCGGTCTAGGCACGGGCTCGCCCGATGGCTCAGTGCTGGGCACGAAGACCAGTGGTCCGCGTGGTATCGAGTCGATCATCGAATACAACGGCCTCTATCTCAATGTTCGCAATTGGATAGACACATTCATCGTCAACAACATTCTCGGGATTGACGATGCAGATGTGCGTGATACGCGCGATCCAAATCCTGGTCAGCACGGTGAGACTCCAGGCGCATCACTGTACGGTGGCCGTACAATAGTATTGCAGGGAAAGATCATCACGAAGACGATCTGGAAGCTGCGCGACATGGAACAGGCATTGCGCGCGGCCTTCGCAGACCTCGATCAGGAGCTTCCGCTGATCTTCCACGGCACAGCTCCAGAAGAGGACTTGCAAATCTGGTGCAAGAAGTCGCAGAAGCTTGAGATGCCGGATGCACAGACGACGCTCAATCACTTTGAACGGCCATTCAGCATCACACTTCGTGCCAGCAGCCCGCGTTTCCTCAGCGTCCTGCGTAGCTACAAGCCCTGGGTCTATGCTGGCAGTTCATCTGTGAATGCCATTGTGTTCCAGGCGCCCAACATGGGCAACTTCAAGGCACAGCCATATCTTGAGATCAGCGGGCCGGCAAACGCTCCTCAGATCGTCAATGAGACAAACGACACCTTCCTTGGCTTCACCGGCAACATCCCCAACGGTGAGACATGGGTGATTGACATGACAGCGCCGCCTACCATCTACCGCAAGAGCGACAGTGCAGACCGGTGGAGCTTTGTCGATCCCACGAGCACTGACCTTTCCTATGAGCCAGGAACACTGAACCAGATCAGATTCTCTGCAACAGGATTGACGTCAGCTTCTTCGCTCGGAAGCTGGAACTACGACACCTGGATGTAATGGCCTTTGTCTACCGACCCAAATGGCGCTTCATCCTCGTGAATTCTCTTGATCTGAGCAGAATCGGTGAACTGCGGCAAGCCAGTGGCCGTAAGCTCAACGTGCTTGCAAACAAGCCCGGTAGCTCTGATTTCACCTATCCGATGGATGCGCACTACGCAGCCACCATCGAGAAGTACAAGACTGGGATCATCGCCGAGCGCTTCAACTGGCGCGCAACACGGACATGGCAGGCCGGCGGCAACCATGGTGAGATCTGGGATGCAATCTGGTCAGGCTATGTTCGCACCATCAATGAGAATTGGACTGACAACAAGATGGTGATCTCATGTCTGGGCTGGATGGAGCGCCTTCAGAAGCGCTATGTCAGAACAGACATGCTCTGGAGCACGACCGATGACAGCTTGATTATCCGCGATCTGGTCCAGAAGCTCAACGGCGATCCCGCCGGACCGAGCTTCGAGATGAACACCGGCGTCTCGTCCTACACGGCGCCAGACGGCTACTCGGTGCGCTGGCCCGCAGGCTCACTGCCGAACACGTCAACGTGGGTCAAGTGGGGCGGAACGCTGCCCAACGAAGGTGTCGGCGGGGCAACTTCCTACGTCGCTGCTCCGCGCAACTTCAAGGTTGCCAAGTATCAGTACGTCGGGCCTATCATCGATCAAATTGTCAACATTGAGAATGGATGTGATATATCGCTTGACCCCAAGACCAGGGTTCTGACTTGTCATCGCCGCTATCGGCGCGTTATGGATAACGTGATTGTTGGCTTCAACTGGGGGCCACGTAACGCTGCGGCCTTCAATCGCGATCTCGATGGTGAGCGCGAGGTCAACTACCTCCTGGCACAGGGTGATGCTGCCACCACACCGGCCTTCAAGGACGATGTAACCCGCATCGATCAGATTGGCTTGATAGAAGAGGTGGAGCAGATCTCTGGTATCAATGACAATGCAGTCCTGCTGGCCTATGCAGGAGCAGAGGTTCTGGTCCGCGCCAATGGACTCGTCACGTATGGAGTAACGCCATTCGGCTACACCTCGATCAACAGCTCGCCAGAGCCGTTCGTTGACTACCGCGTTGGTGATCAGATTCGCGTCACTGCCAAGCTTCCTCCGCGCGGGAACATCACCAATCAAGCTGTTCGTGTCTTCGGTATGTCGGTTGATATCGATGACTCTGGCAATGAAAAGCTCGGCCAACTCCAGATCGCGCCATGAGCAAGATCCAGCGCAAAGACGACATGCTGGTTCAGGACAACCGCATTGATGCTCGGATTGCCAATCTTGAGCGCTTCATGGCCAGAACGGTCGGACTACTAACGGCATCGGTCACGTACGATCCGCCATCGCTTGGTGCCGGCGTGCAGACGACAACCACGCTGAACGTGACAGGTGCAGCACTGGGCGACACCGTGAGTGTCGGTTTCAGCCAGAGCTTGGTTGGAATACAGATGACTGGTTACGTGTCCTCAGCGGGCGTTGTCACCGTGGTCCTTCGTAACGGGACAGCAGGGACAATTGACTTGGCTTCGGGGACATTGAGGGCTGACGTATGGAAGCACTCATGATGGTCCAAACGAAAAAGTCAGGCGGAAGGATGACGCCAAGCTCATTCAATGAATGGATTCGCCTCGTTGTCGGTCCAGTAACCGGTGTTGGTCTAGCAATTTACTTGAGTTTGCAGGGAACGTGGCAACCGTATGAGCCGCCGCTGATCGCACTGCTCATCTTCGGGCCGTCGATTGTCAAGGGACCTGAGCAATGAAGCCCTGGGTCATGAGAGTGTGGTTTGCGTATTTTGGGCTGGCCATCGCAGTGGCAATCGGTCTTGCACTAGGCGTTATCGAGCGCAACCACCGCATCGATGCTCAACAGAAGTCGATCGATCGTATCGAGATGGTGGCCAAGCAAGCAGAGCACAAAGCTCATGTCGCGGTCGTTCAATCGACGTTCAAGAGCGAGCAGGTTTGCTCAAAGAGCAATCAGGGTGCTGCTTGCAGGGAACTATTCAACAGGCTTGAAAATAACTTGTCAGATGTTCAGAGTCAACGCTTGTCATGCGAAATACTAGCCAATCTACATGGTGATCTTGCCAGTGAAATCAGAAGGGCATCGCATTGCCCAAAGGTAAAGAGATGAGTGAGCGCGATCCACGAGAAGGCCATCCTGGTCAGCCCGGTCAGAAGGGTCAGTTCGGACTCGGCGGCACTGGTGGTACCGGCGGACGCGGTGGCGATCCCAGCGGTCGTGGTGGCATGGGTGGTCAAGGTGGCGATGTCTACATTGACACAGAGAGCGTACACAGGTGGGTGCGCAAGGTGTGGATTGCGTATTTCGCGCTGGCAGTGGCCATGGTCCTCGCGTTCTATATCGGTCAAAAGGAGCACGACGATCGTGTCAATGATAATGCAAAGGCCATCAATCTTATTCAAAAGGTAAATCGGAAGAACGATGCCATCGACAGGCGAGAAGCTGCTGCTGCGATTGCCGCTGACTGTGCAAGAACCAGATTGTTCGCGAAGATCGCACATAGAAATGGTTATTACAACACTCCTATGGGACGAGCTGATCTGAACAACCTCATCCGTCATGCCTCGCGAGCAGGGTGTACGGTGAAGTAATGCCTACTGACTTGACAATTGAGAACGCGATACCTCGCTGTGATCGCAGAATCCATCGCATTGATGGTTTGCCCGAGCGCTGTGGCAACAAGATGTTTTACAAGTCTGCGGCCAATGCATGGTACTGCCCGATGTGCGGGACGATGACACGAGCACAGGCAGTCATGGCTCAACAGAAAATGGAGGGAGCAATGACGTTTACTTAGTTCAGTCGTTCAGGCCCCAATACCGAAGAAAACGGAAAGCAGTTGACTAAAGGAATATGAAGAATGATGCGCTCTTCCTCAAGGTCATGATCGGATTGTTTGTCGTCCTGATTCTCTACGGAGCTGGAATGATATTTGTGATCATCTATAGCGATTCCACAGTTGCAGCCAGAATGATTTCCGGGTTCGCTTCGATGTTCGCCAGCATCTTGGGGTTGGCCGCTGGATACGTTCTGGGTAGGAGCAATGGACATGAATAAGGCAGGTATATGACAACTTGTGAGCGGAGCCGCCACCGTCTCACAAGCGCCCCGCTCGCGTGCTGCTCCCGCATGGGATAGCTGGTCGAGCGCCGTGGGCGGGGCGACACACTTAGTCAATCAGATAGAAAGCAAGACAATGGAAACGACAATCATCTCACCAAGCATCGAGGCCAGGGCTTTGTTCGGGCGGATGGTCGCACGATCAGACGACAATCTTGTTCTGCAACTGTGCGAGACAATGAGCCTTTATGTGGATCGCAAGTATGCAGGCCAGCAGCCACAGGCCACAGCAGAGATCAATGAGCTTGTGAACTCTGGTTGGATCGGTGCACACGAATCTGGCGGTTGGATCTTGTACGAGGGAGTTTCCCTCTAGCACTTGGGAAGGGATGGGACAGCCTCTCCCGAGACGGCTCACGAGCGTTGGAGTCTTTGCCGCTCTCTCAGACTCCGGCGTTCGTGGGCCACTTGAATTATGTCCAGCGCGTTTCAAACGCCGCGCGAAACTCCGGATCTTTTAGGCGTTTTGCTAGACGACGATCGTGATACGTCGTGTCAAGCTTGCGAATAGGCCACTTGAATTCTATTGTGTCGAACCCCCAATCTGGTTCACACAGGAATCTGTCTGGTATCAGTAGAGCGAGACGCACGGCCTCGCCAGGCGGTGGCCCGAAGATGCGTCTGTAGCGCCTGACGATGTAGCGCATGCGTCCCCCTGGTTGTCAGTATAGCGGCCAGAGAGGACTGTGGGTCCGGCATGCGTCGCATGTGCCCTCTCTGGCCGACAGACAGTGTAGCTCGCCGTGATAGGCTTGTCCAGTGCGGTCAATTCCCGTCATAGTAGATAACTGTCTCCGTGTCGATGGCAACCTTATTGGGCATGATCTTACCAATCAGATCTTCGACGAACTGGAGATACCTAACGATGCCCGCGTCAAGGCTGAGCGGGCCAATCGCTGGGGCTGGTGGGAGCTTCCTGAGTTCTTCCAGCTAAGTGATCTGATCGGCGATACCGTTGTCATGCCGCGTGGCTATGCGCTACAGCTCAAGCTGCTTTTGCGCGAGAACAACATCAAGGTCGTCTGGGTTGACAGACGCAAATGGCGACAAGGCAAGCCGTTTGTCTGGCGCAATGAGCCTGATCCGCGCTTCAAGCATCAGGCACGTGCTGTCAAGCTGATGCGCAAGCACGAGCAGGGGATCTACGAGGCGCCGACGGGCTCGGGCAAGATGGTTACCTGCATGCGTTTCATCCACGACACGCACCCTGCGCACACCATTATCTTGGTTGACAGAATCGATCTGATGAACCAGTGGATCGCTGGCTTTGACTACTGGCTGGGGCTCAAGGCCGGTCAGATCGGTGATGGACAGTGGATTGATAGCCGGCGTGTGAACGTTGCCACTGTGCAGACAATCTGGTCTGCGATGAAGAAGGGAAAAGACGATTTAGCGCTGCTCAGATCGGTTTTCTTCCGGTTCTACGACAACATGATTATCGATGAATGCCACCATGTCTCAGCCGAGACAATTCAGTTCATCGTTACTGAGTTCTGGGCTCGCATGCGGATTGGTCCCAGCGCCACGCCAGATCGTGTTGACGGAAAGTTCGAGGTTACGCAAGCGGTCCTCGGAGAAGTCTTCCACAAGGATGACGAAAATGAGCTTCGTAAGCTCGGGATCATTGTCAAGCCTCATGTCGAAGTCGTTCGCACAAACTTCAAGTTTACCTACTGGCCTGATCACCAGTCTAACGAGAAGGGCGAGTGCAAGGTACCGGGGTGCTCAATCAAGCGCCCTCACGGCCATCGCAACAACTACCAGGGCCTCAAAGACAAGCTGGTTCATGATGACGGACGCAATCAGCTTATCTGCGAAACCATCGAAGCTGAGTGTCAAAAGGGCCAACATCACCATCTTGTCATCTCCGATGAGGTCAGACATCTCGAAGCACTTTACTCTACGTATCAGATGACAAGCTTGACCAATGATACGCCCGAGATGTTCATGTTGACAGGCCGCATCAAGGGCAAGGATCGCAAGACGATGGTCGAGCGCATCAAGCAGGCGCCCTCAGCGCTCGTCTTTGCTACTGTAGCTAAGGAAGGGCTTGACATCCCGCCGATTGATCGCGTCTATCTCGTTTTCCCGAATGGCAATGCCAAGGTTACGCAGCAGAAGATCGGCCGAGGCTCGCGTAGCCATCCTGGTAAGAAGGCGACAGTCATCTTCGATTTCCTTGACAACAACGTAAGTATCTTGAAGGGACAGTTCCGCAACCGGAGGTACAAGTGCTACGACAAGCTGAATATCGATGTGTCGCTATGATTCCTCAGCTACCGCCACAGATCTACAACGAAATCATCAACTCGGATGACGGTCGTACTGGCAAGTGCCATCACTGCGGCGGCGTAATCAGATTCATCAGCACAATGGCGTGGTATCGCTGCTTCGGGTGCGGCAGAAGGTGGACGCTGTGACGCTTGATGAGATCACAGAATCGATTCTGCGCCACTCGGGCTGCTCACATGGGTTGTGTCAAGGGGCGACCCGGTTCGTGCCCGGAGAAGGGAACTCTGAGGCCGAGGTGGTGTTTGTAGGCGAGGCACCCGGCGCCACCGAGGAGAAAACCGGCCGCCCATTCGTCGGGAGAGCCGGTAACTTGCTTGACGAGCTGCTTGTCGAAGCCGGAATGAGCCGTCCTGAGGTTTACATCACCAACGTCGTCAAGGCTCGGCCACCTGACAACCGCGATCCCACGCCGGTCGAGATCAAGCACCACTCGCACTGGCTGCACGCCCAGCTCAAGGTCATTGCACCACGCTTGGTCGTTCCGCTCGGCAGCCATGCGCTGAAGTTCTTCTGTCCGCACATCACGATCACAGCAGCACATGGCATGCTCTTGACCGGCAGTCCACGGCTGTTCCCGATGTACCACCCGAGCGCGGCGCTGCACGACGGCCGGCTCATGGACACGCTCTACGCCGACGCTCGCATGCTCAGAACGTCGATCAACTGGATTGGGACATGAAAGCGGCTGGGGACGGAACTTGTCCGCCCCCGCTTTGCCGCTCCCTCTCTAACTCTCCATCTCCTGCGAGATCGCCTTCAAATCCATGTCAAGCTGATTAGCCATCAACAAGATGCCGTTCTCAGCTCGTGAGCGGGCTAGTTCTCCTTCCGGAGTGACGATCACGCGCTTGATGCGATTGTCAAGCTCGTTGATCCATCTGTCAACCGTTTCCATGGCCATCTGCGTGATCATCCGGCTTGCTGCGTCGGAGTCCGCCAAGAGCCCGTCGTCTACCACACGGTAGTAGCTGAATGGCCCCATGCCAATGCGTTCGGTTGTGTACTTTCGTTCTGTGGAACGTCTGTGCGCCGCCAGCGCATCTCCGACAGCCGTCTCGACGCCATGCCTGTCAAACCATCTCTGGACCGTCGAGCTATCGAAGATGTCATCGATTTCTAGTTCGGAGTCCTCAATGAACTGATCGATGAGTTGATACCTTTTCATCCTGTTATCTCTCTGTTTTTCAAGAACTCCTTGACATCCGAGATGTCATAGTCTCTCAGCTCGCCATACTCGACAAGCGAATTTCCAAGATCCAAGAACATCCCTACGCATCGATCGAAGTCCTTGATATGTCCGCCGGTTACTTCAACTTTGTACATCACCTTGATTGCCGAGCGAATGTAGGGCTCGGGACTGAGCAATGATCCGAGGGCCGCCATTGGCCTCGATATCTGCTCATCAAGTGCCGCTCCTTGTGCCTTCTGCTGGTGCACGGGCAGCGTGCTCAAGCTAGGCTTGAGGTGCTTCTTTAGGTTTTCATGATCATCCGCCACGCCCCCTCCTTAGGGAACCATACAGACGAGCCACTGTGGCCTGCCTGGGCGGCCAGTATACTCGATCCGCATGAGAGCAGTCGCCTTCTTCGATGAAAAACCCTTGCTGCATAAGCGTTGCAGCAGATGCCAACGCAATAAACTTGTCAAATACTTCGGCCCTAATCAGGCAAAGAATGATGGGCTAGATCCCTACTGTCGCAGATGTCGGCGCCAATATGGTGCTGCCTATGCGCGAGATAGACGTGCCAATCCTGAGTTCAAGCAAACCTTTAGAGGATATGAGTTCAAGAAGAAATATGACATTACGATTGACGATTACAATGATCTACTGGAGAAGCAAAAAGGTGGATGCGCAATCTGCGGTTCTGAGATTGCTGACAACTGCGGTGGGCATCTTCAAGTCGATCACTGTCATAAGTGGGGACACGTGAGAGGCTTGCTCTGTGCACCATGTAATCGTGGATTAGCAGCATTCGATGATAACATCTTCCTACTTGACAAGTCAATCAAATATTTGCGGCGTACTGGAATCGAGGCAGCCAATAATGCTAGCTGTAGCTCATTTTGACGGAGGGTGTCGTCCTCGGAACCCTGGTCACGCAGCCTTCGCATCTGTCATTGAACTTGACGGTGAGCAGTACGTGATAGCGCGCTACATCGGCTGGCACACCAACAACTACGCCGAGTACAACGGCTGTGTGGTGGCGATCAAGTATGCCCACTCCCTCGGCGCTGACAGCATCTTGCTGAAAACTGACAGCCAACTGGTCGAGAGACAGCTCATGGGCAAGTACAAGATCCGCCAATCAGAGCTGAAGCCGCTCTACAGTGAAGCAATCAAACTGCTTGGCAATCTGTTTCCTAATGCTTGGGCTATCGAATGGGCTAAGCGCGCTACCAATCATGTTGCTGATGGATACTGTACATCAGCGCTGAATGCAGGAAGGAACAGGAATCCATTCACTCCTCAGAAAATCAAGGATAAGCGTCCTGGTACTGAGATAGATCCCTTCAAGTCAAAGAGAATGTCGATGCATACAAGTGCGCTTTACTAAGATAGAATCGCACGGGCGCTCATACGCGCACACTCGCGTTTCCTGCATCTTATGCATATCTCATTGTATGACATTACTTCTCTTTAGTTCCTCAGTTCGTAAGGAAAGTTACCAATCAGCCTTACTTAGCAGCTATCTTAGATAGTTCCAATTCTCCGCAGCCAACATCCCCGCCCCGCCGCCCACAGACAGCCTAGCGCGATTGTCAAGTGCCCCTGAAGCTAGATCGTAATAAGGTTTACATGGATGAGCTTGAGGAGCTTACCAACCGTACCAAGCGAACGATCAATCGCTGGATGCAGTTTGGCAAGTTGCCAGAGCGCCTGTTCCCTCATCGCGAGGAGGGTAAACAACGTTATTGGACCGTGGCTCAGGCTAATGAGATTGCTCAGCTTCTTGCCCAGGAACGCGGTACTTTGGTTGATACTACTGAGGACATGCATCGCTTTGCGGTCATCATGCGCACGGGCTACAGGTTCCCTGACAGGATTGTCAAGAAGATTCGTAGTCGCATAGCACGCAATCAGTCGCGCGAGCAGATCAACGATGCGCTGTTCCCCGAGGTCAGCTACACGACGCAGGACGCATTTGACAAAGCCATTGTCGGTTGCTGTCGGTATCACGGCTTCCCGGTTCCTCCGCGCTATCTCACCATGAACAACCTCCGCACTGCACGGCGCCTACAGGCCCATGGACAGTGCTTAGAGGAGATAGTGAACACGCTCTACAGGCGCACGAGCTATACTGGTCACATCGAGCTTGAGGGGGATCTCGTTCGTGCTTTTGAACTGCGCGATTGGGAGCTTCCTCACAGCGACCCGACCGTGCCGTGGAAGGACAAACTGACGCACCGACAACAAGCGGAGATACGAGCGCTGGAGCGACAGCTCAAGGCGATCGAGCGGATGATGAAATGACAACACAGGAGACATAAGTGCCAGCCATCAAGACAAGGCAAGCGAGCAAGTCGCTCGTGAAGAAGAAGCCGGCGGCCAAGCCACGTACTACCGCTCGTGTAGAGGACACTGAGGATACCTCGGGCTCAATCGTCAGGTCAGCAGCCCACAAGCAGGTTGAATCGCCGTTGATTGCATCTGCGCGCAATCTGGGTAACGGTGAAGTGCTGATCGCGTGTCAACTCTCGGAGCTGGTTCCTGTCGCTCAGTACGCGAACGTCACACTTGGACCCAACATGATTGCATGGAAGCTCAATGGTGCTGACATGAATGCTTTGGCGGATGTTGACTGGGACGCCGAGGAACAGCTCACAGACGAACAGCAATCTGCTTACGATCGCATTATCGGTGCACTCAAGGCGACAAGCAAGGTGCTGGAAATCCATATCTCTGATGATCGCGAGACGGTCGAGCGTTCGATCCGTCAGCACAACGAACGTGAAGCTAGCGAGGCATCGGAGAAGAAGAAGCCTCGTCGGCGCTAGTCATGGCCGACTTTGAGACACTGTTGATCTCAAAGGCGATTCAGTCCGGCAAGCTGGCTGACGTTGTAATTCGTGGGATCGAACCAGACCACTTCCTCGATGACTACATCAGGGAAGTCTACGAGTGGTCGCTTGAGTTCATGCGCGATCACAATGCATCACCGTCGCTAGGAGCAATCAAGAAGGAGTTTCCTGGCTTCAAGCCCAAGTTCAGCAAGGACCCGCTGACCTATCACACCGAGGAGTTCGTTCGCCATGTCAAGGAGGTTCGCGCGATCGAGCTGGTGCGCTTGTATCACGACATTCTCGATGATCCCGTTATGGTAGATGACATCGAGGTTCATGCGCTTGACATGGCAAGGCAGTTGTCAGAGGTCGTGCCGGCACCCAGGGCCGAGCGCCTGTCAGAGGGCAAGCGCCGTAAGGACAACTACTACCGGCGGCGTGAGAAGGGGGAACAGCATGGCGTCATGCTCGGGATACCGTCCTACGATGACATCACGGTTGGACTACAGCCACACGAGCTGCTTATTTTTGGTGGCCCTCCTGGCGGGGGTAAGACTACTGGTCAACAGCACGTCGCGCTCCAAGCGTATCTACAGGGACGTACGGTCCTCTTCATCTCGCTTGAAGTAGAGGCCGAGCAGATCCTCAGGCGCTTTGACACCATGCTTGCCAAGGTTCGAGGGCGAGCGTTGAAGGCTCTTGAGCTGAATCCCAAGGAAGAGGAGCGCTGGCACAAGTGGCTTGACAGATGTGAGCGCGAGAAGATGGAGCACGACATCATCATCCGCGATGACATCAAGAACTGCTCGGTGGAGAAGGTCGGGGCCGAGCAATTGCGTTACAGTCCGGGAATGGTCGTGGTTGACTACCTGGAAGAGATGCGCACGCCCAAGGGTCAAGCAGGTTGGGAGGGTGTGGCCCAGAACGGGCGCGGGCTCAAGCAGGCAGCAAGGTTGTCAAAGGTCCCGCACGTTACCGCGACGCAGCTCAATCGAGAGGGAGAGACGGCGTATCAGTCGGCTCAGAAAATTGCTGATATGCTGATCATCCTGCAACCCGACGAAGAGGACGAAGCCAAGAATGAAATGGAATTGCTGCTCCGCAAGTATCGTGACGGGCCTTCTCGGAGGGTAGTGAAGATGCGCTGGGATATCGAGAATGGCGATATCCATGAGATTGGCGTTGACTCGCGCTTTCCAGAACGTCGTGGCAGATCGCTTGTGGGCAGAAAGAACGGCAAGGAGGAGCATCAGCCCAAGGTTGGCGCTCTGGCTACTCTCCGCAATGGCAAGCTCAACCATCCGAAGGGAGCGCTAGGTGTCCTCCGCGAGAAGCGCAGTGGTGACAAACTCCCAGTCTAGTGCTCGCAAGTCGGTTGTCTGGTTCTCGTTGAGAGTCGATGGTAAGCTCCAGCACAACTGGTTGTCGAACTTCTACGTCGAGCATGATGGATCGCACGTCGAGGGTGAGTTCCAGGCGGCCAAGCACGAGGGGCACCCGTGGCGCCAGGCGATCATCCTCAAGGCCAGGACTCCGTACCAGGCCAAGAAGCTCGGACGCCGCTGGAAGCTGACAGAAGACGAGCTGATTGCGTGGAATGAGCGCCGCGTAGATGTGATGCTCGAACTGATCCAGAAGAAGGTTGACGATTGGGGCTACATCCGTCAACAGCTCCTCTTCACCGATGGCGGCGCGCTGATCGAGGAGAACGATTGGCACGACAACTTCTGGGGCAATTGCATTTGCGGCAGGCCGAAGTGCGCCAAGGAGGGCCAGAACTGGCTCGGAGAGACGTGGATGCACATTCGCCGCGAGCTGATTTACAATGGCTGAGCCATGAAGTCGCCGATGAGGATTCTGATCTGTGGACCTCGTGACTTTACCAACTACCTTTACGTGTTAGGCGTAGTTGCATCGCTCAAGCGCAAGTATGGATCGCACATTGTCATCATCGAAGGCGAAGCACCTGGTGTTGACAGCCTTGCTCGCCGTGCTAGCGAAGCTCTTGGTCTTTCTGTGGACCCCTATCCCGCCGATTGGAGCAAGGGCGCGTACGCTGGCCCGAAACGCAACCGAGAGATGTTGGCACGCGGCAGGCCCAAGCTCGTGGTAGGGATCGGCTATGGCAAGGGGACAGCAGACATGATGTCGATCGCTCGCGCTGATGGCGTGCAATGTGTTTGGCGAGCAATCTGGTGGGTTGGTGCCAGTGCCAGCTAGCCTTAGTCCCATTGTCGCAGGGATGGGCCGTAAGCATGCCGGCGGGCGCAAGGCCAAGTCGGTCGAGTTCCTACGGCGTGTAGATGTCATTGACTTCCTGGAGCACCTGGAGATCTCCAACATCAGCCAGGCGACGATCGACGAGGTACAATTCAGTTGTCCGTTTCCAGGGCACCTGCATGGCGATGAACGACCATCGGCCTACATGAACGACGGTACCAAGAATGATCGCCTGTGCACGATGTGGAAGTGCCATGGCTGTGGGCGCTCGGGTAATGCAATCAGCTTCCTAGCCGATCAGGAGCACATCTCACGCTTGCGTGCGGCCAACTGGATCAAGGAGTACTACGCGCCCGGTTTCAACCAGCCCAAGGGCGGGATCGCGGCCGAATTCGAGAAGCGCATCAAGCAAAATGAAGTTGAAGATATCTCGTACGAGCTGCCGATGCTTGAGTGGGAGATGTACCACAAGCGCTTTGGCGTGGAGTGGGGCCATTACGCAGAAGAGTACGAGGACGAGCCCGATGTGGGCTACATGCTTGATCGCGGGTTCACGCCGGCAGAGCTGGAGGAGTGGGCCATCGGCTACGACAGCATCTCCGGGCGCATAACGATTCCCGTCTGCGATCCCAAAGGCAACCTAATTGGGATCAAGGGCCGAGCCTGGGAGAAGGGGCGCAAACCCAAGTACCTCATCATCGGCGATACCACCAAGTCTATTGCAAAGCGTGGTGAGGCGTACGGATTCGCGCCCTATGACAAGTCGCGTGTGATCTTCGGCATAGACAAGTGGGGCGAACAGGACAGCTACGTCTACGACGAGGGCGAGATCAATGTCATGTCCCTATGGAAGCTAGGTATACCTGCCATGTGCGGCGGCTCTTGGCTCAGCGACACGCAGGTGCAGATCATCAGGGAATACGCTAATGAGGTTGTATTGTTCCTTGACAATGATGTCGCCGGTAGCCATGGCATCTGGGGCTGGGACGATGATGAGGGAGAGCACCATCCCGGCGCTGTTGAGAAGCTTGAGCCCTTCATCCGAGTTCGGATTGTCAAACGTCATATGCTCGATGCGAATGCTTTGCTTCGACGGGGCAAGAGGGATCGTATACGCGAGCTGATCCGGACCGCTGATAGAAGTTTTGTTGTGCATCGCTGATTGACGATGCTATAGTCATTTTTGCACCAGACGGCGGCCAATAAACCCAAGAGCAGCTAAGAGCATAGAGAGCAGAAAGGAGCGCTGAAGTAAGAATGGCAACACCTCGGTCGCGGAGGTCATCCGCAACAGCAAGATCGAAGCCTTCAGAGCGGGTAGGACTTGGCGGCGGTTCCGTGGACAAGCATCTGGCTCGTCCCAAGAAGCGCCGCCAGGGCAGGTTCGTGAACGTCCCCGATGGCGAGACAATGACCATGCGGGCGTTCGATACCGAGAACTACTTCAGGGATGGCTGGGTGCATCCCGTCCAGTTCGAGCGCAAGGATGGATCGACCTACACGGCCGATGTCCGCTGTCTCGATCCCGACGATGAAGGCGAGCCCTGTCCCGGCTGCCGTGACGATCTCGACCGGCGTTACAAGTTCTGGCTGCTGGTCATCGTCAGAGACGCGCCTAAGGAGAACAAGTCGGGCAAGGTCATCGGCGAGGAGGATCAGGTCCGCATCCTCAGTGGCGCCAATAGGCTTGTCAAGGCGCTGAACCAGAAGCACAAGCGCCGCAACCTCGATCGGCGCGATATCGAAGTCTCGCGAGATGGCGAGGGCTTTGAGGTCCAGTACGAGGTTGAGTGGGCCACAGACGAGGACGTTCCGCTGTCGAAGGCCGATCAGAAGCTCATCGATGAAGCCGAAGATACCATCGAAGCCTTTGAGCGCTATACTGCTCTGCCCGATGAGGAAGAGTTCTACGAGCCGGCGGGCTTTGACAACGAAGATGATGATGTCGGAGAGAAGTCCCGTAGGCGTGGCTCGGTGTTCGACAAGGAGCGCAAGGGCAGCAGGCGGAACGTAGACGACGAGGAAGATGATGACAACGGCGACAGCCCTACCAGAAGCTCGGGTCGCCGGACGGCCAAGAAGGCAACGACGAAGGGCATCGCTGCCGCACGTAAGAAGTCCAGCAACGGCGGTAAGCCTGCCATCAGGCGCAAGATCCGCTGACAATCAGATAGGAAAGGAGTATACATGTCCATCACGATCTTCATCCCGCGTGACAACGGCGATCTGAAGTACGTGGCTGAGGTTGATGAGGTTGAGCGTCCTGACATGGCACTCGATGCGCTGCTCGATGAGATGCCGCGCGTCGCCAACCAGAGCACCATCTTCGCAGCCGTGGTCGGGTCGATGGAAGAGGGCGGGGAGATCGTCATCCTCGAACTCGATCCGGAGGCGCCGGTCGAGGAGCGCCCGAAGCGCGCAATCAGGATGTCGAACAACGGAAGCACTCAGGTTGTCGAGTCGGTGGATGACGAACCGGCACCGGCACCGAGGCGGCGTGGCCGTCCCAAGGGGAGCACCACTCGCGGCCGCACGACTGGCACCAAGACCGCAGCCAAGAAGGTTGACGGTCGCACGAAGGCTGGCCGCGCCGCCAAGGCTCGCGCAGGTGGGAGGTCGCCGTTCAAGGCGCGTGCCGAGGACGACTGATCAAGCGCGCCGTGCACCAAAAGGCCCTCGTGCAAGTACTGGCGGGGGCCTTTTGTCTGTCTATGGAGGTGCAATGCAGTTGAGCACTGCTGAGTTACGCAGATTGCGCGAGGCCGGGTTCACTTACAAAGAGATTTCACGGCTTACGGGAGTTCCGTGGGGGACCATACGTTGGCGTTGTCAGCAGTTTGGTATCAAATCACCTGAGATCATCAGGGAGCGCAAGCGTCCACTCAAGCACGATTACCCGCGCTGGCTCATAAATGAGCTTTACTGGGAGTGCGAGCTGTCAACCATAGAGATTGCCTATGAACTTGACATAAGGTCCGGAGCGGTGGAGAAGATGATGCGCAGGATGGGCATACCCTTCAGAACGCGCAGCCAGGCGTGGGATGTGCTCAAGCGACGTGATAGGATTTCGCTGCTTAGAAGGCAATGGACACAAGAAGAGGCTATCGCGATGGCGCACCGCTCGGTAGAGGTACGCAAGGCTAAGAAGGCATGAGCAAGTTCACCAAGTTCGATTGGGTGGGACGGTGGTTCACGCCGGTCAAGTACAAGCACTACATCATCCCTGAGAACTCAGCCAATTACGTTGATCTACGGGGCAAGAAGGGCCAGTGCATGGGTTATTCCCAGAGCAGCTTCGGCCATGTCTGGGCGGTGATGATGATCGACGGCAAGCTGCACAACGTCCG